TCAAGCTTGGCCACATCACCATTGACACAGGAGCCTTACCTGATCAGGATGAGATTGAGGATGATGAGATCGAGACCGTAGAGTTTCTTGAAGAGGTTAGGGAAGACCGAGAGACTCTGAAGCTCCTCAACCGAGAGCAACTTATACGTTTTATTGAGTTCGCCGTACAACCTAGAAATGACTACGATGACTTCTCTGGAGTTGATCTTGAGGGTGCGGATCTCGGAGATGCGGACTTTACAGGAGCTAATCTTAGAGGAGCTAATCTCAAAGGTGTCAGCTTTAAAGGAGCTGAAATTTTTCAGGTAGACTTCACAGGAGCAGACCTCACAGGAGCGGACTTCTCTGGGGTAGACATTGACGGTGTTATCTTTGACCGAGCCATCTTGATCGACGCAAATTTTGAGGATGCTGTTGAGTACGACGAGGGTGCTTCTTTTGAGGGTGCTATCTTTGAAGAGATCTCAAGTGATCCATCTCCTGAGATGGAAGCACTCCTGTCTCAGGTGGAGTGTGCTTTTTGGACTACGGTTATCAATGCTTACCCCGAGGCAAGTGTTCCTGAGATCGACTCTTGTACTCAGAAAGAAGTACAAGAAGTTATGAGGAAAGCGATTCTGAGCTTCCTTCAGCAAAACTCTTGATCTAAGACCCAGACTGCTTAGACACTTGTGGAGCCCCATTCCCCCACTTCGGGGGGGTGGGGCTTTTTCGTTTACCAGCTTAGGTCTTTTCTATAACAGGCGGTGAACTATATTAAAGTAAAGGAACACCATGAGTTCAATGAGCATTCAAAAGTATTTTTGGGCGGGGGTATACGCCTACGGGATTGACCAAGAGCTAATCAAGCTAGAGGCAGGTATTGACAAGATGTCAGGTGCTTGGAAGCAAGTAAATTCAGAAGTACCAGACTCTATTGTTGAGTACCGAGTCTGGGAGACTGAGGACGGCTTCCAAGAAGAGAAGAAATTTACCCGTCCTCAGGAAGACAAGGTCATGAACCTCATCCGAGAGAAGTTTCCTGAGTTGGGTTTTAAGTCTAGATGGGAAGAAGACTTCTCAAACGTAACGGTTACGTTCCCCGACTTCTATGCTAAAGAGAGAGAGTTCTGGGAGCACCTTCGACAAATGACAGGGGTAGAAGTCCCCGCCTATGGCAAATGCCTTAGTTATTTTACGGTACTCATTCACTAGGAGTTACAATATGAGTTTTGAAGTAATTGAAGAATTGCAGGGGAAGACCCTTACAGAGATCGAGAGAGACGGAAATGAAGAGATTCGATTCTATACCACAGAGGGGAAAGTGGTTAGGATGTACCACTTTCAATCATGTTGCGAGGACGTAGAGATTGAGGATCTTACAGGAGATCTGAATGACCTCGTCGGCCACCCTCTCACTAGAGCAGAAGTCAGGTCTAACCTTCAAGAGACCTTTAGTGGAGATCAGGAATGGACGTTCTACCAGTTAGACACGATAAAAGGATCTGTCACTATACGCTGGTACGGCACCTCAAACGGTTACTATTCCACGTCTGTGAGTATTAGCGAGTACGACGCTTAATAGCCTATCTATAGCTATTCTCCCTCAAAAGGAGATATAGCATGAACAACGAGACCAGAGAACTAGAGATTCGGGTTGCCCGATTAGAAAAGCAGGCCTTCGTCAAGAGTGTTAGAGATTTCTTGGAAAAGGCGGTAGAGTTTGTCCCTCAAACAGGAAGGCTTCTTGGCGGTGCTCGGGAGTTAGCGAGGTTAGTTCTGAGCACGCTAAAGATCCTTTACGCGGAGTTCAACCTTCTTGTTCGGAAGAACAAAAGTAAGATCTTGAAGTACTTAGAGATGAGCTTTAAAGAGATAATGGAGAATGCTTTCCAGCCTTTTGTCTCCGTGAAGAACCCCCCTAGAATGAAAAAGTGGAACTCTCGTAACTTGCTGGGTTCTACCTTTGAGTTTAAAGACAAGACTTACACCTTGAAGGCTCTGTTAAAGCACGATGCTGTAACAGGGCAGGGTGCGTACAACTCATACAATGATTGGGTCAAAGAGTACGGTATCTCACTTGACTATGCACTCGGCATTTACCCGAAGCAAGGGTCTGATGCAGAGAAGAGAGCATTGCGTTGGGGTGCTAAGACACTGAAGAGAAGCAACAAGCTATTCTACCGCTTCTTAAACATTTGGTTGAAGATGTCTGCTCAAACAGGTCTAGTGGCGGGTTTATTCGCGGGTATGGTCACAATGGGGCTTATCTGGTCTACTAAGGCAGTTGTGAAATGGGTGTTCGATAAGTTCAACAACAAGGTAGAGGATAGCCTATCTGAGTTTGAGGGCGAGGCGAGTAACTTGCTCTTTGACCCAAACAAGACCGCTTCTTCCAATCGCCTCTCGCACATGGGCAAGCTAACCATAATTTTTGAGGTCGCCTACTCTTCTTGAATCGTTTGTTATTATATCTCCTTCTTTGAGCATCACATATTACTAGGGGGATAAAAATGTCGAGTGAAGACAACCAGAAAAACTTACTAGAGATAACGTTCAAGGTATTGAGCTCATTGATCATACCTTTCGGTATTTACATCGTAAGTATGAGCACAGAGCAGAAGTTGATAGAACAGAAGGTTCAGGTTCAGCAAGAGAGGATAGAAGAGCTTCGGCTCAAAGTTAAAGAACTCAACAAGAGTGTAGCTGAAGGTTGGAGTAATATTAAGCTTAACACCCAAGAAGTTAGGCAAATGAGAGAGATGATCTCAGAACAATCTCAGATGACCCGAGAGGTTTACGAGTATGTTCTGAGACAACAAGGAAGGGGTAATTGAGATGGCCAGAGCTTCTTTCCTCATTCTAGTCTTAATCACAATATTGTCTTTGGTGAACTTCAAAGACTCTGGGGTCGAGGGTGCGACGGGCTTGGATAATGTTCGTAAAAAAAGGTATGGAATAGAGTCAAAGGTGGTATTAGAAAGAGCAGGTCGAGAGACCTCTCTCTTAAAGCACGAAGCCAGCGTTTCTTTTGAAGAAACCTGCAAGTTACACCACCTGATACAAAGGGAAACTTCAAATGAGCACAGAACCAACGCCTGTGGGAACTCTCACACCAGAAGAAATGGGCTCTATTGCCCAGCTACGACAGAATGCATCTCAGCTTTTAAATAGCCTCGGACAACTAGAATTACGTAGGAGCCGTCTCGTTCAGCAAGTGGAACAGAACGAGCTTCAAGCACAACAAATCCTTCTCTCCGCTAGAGACCGCCTTGAAATCCCTGATGGAGCTCCTTGGCAGGTTCAAGACGACGGGCAGATTTTGGCTACATTACCGACCTCAGAAGAGTAAAAAAACTCAAAGTAAAATCTGACCCCCTGATCTCCTTTGATAATAGAGGCATTCAAAAGAGATCGAATAATGGACAACAGATTTTACGAGGTAATATGATTTACAAGCAAGACCTTTCACTCTTCTCAGAAGAAGAGCTTCTTAACCTCCGCACCGCAATCACTGAGCGTCTTGAGTCGTATAAGGGCAACGCCCTTGACCGAGAGAGCTTTGAAGCCCAATTGGGGGCTCTCAAAGTGATGGTAGAGGCCAGCGACCCAAACGAATTGGGCGGAGTTAATAAAGCGAAGCTGCTCGACAACCAGCTCGCCACGCTTGAGTCGAGCATCGCTTATGCGGAGGACTACGACCAAGACATCCAGAGTCTTTACGACCAGATTCAAGCTTTGCTTCCGAGGTGGAAGCAAGTTATCAACCAAACTCTCGGCGGTCGAAAGCGGTTTCGTTTTCGGTTCGTTATGATCTTTCGCCGCCACACGCGAACTCCGTTCCGCATGTTCGGTAAGCAAGAAAAGATTTTCTAAGAGTATAGATTGATCGTCGGCATTTTAGATGTCCCCCAGCCCCTCCCTTTCCTGTTTGGAAAGCGGAGGGGTTTTTTGTTTTTATATTGCTGTCAAATAGCAAATAACAAGGAGACTATTCATGAGCCAAGATTTTTCAGGTCAAATACTAAACGAAGCCTTTATGCAAGGGCGAGACTTAAGTGACGCAATTTTTACAGATTCCAAACTTGTAGGTGCAGATCTTTCATATGCTGATTTGAGAGGTGCGGATCTAACCAACGCGGATCTCTCATATGCTATCCTCACAGGAGCAAAACTAGACGATGCGGTGTTGGAGAACACAATACTAGAAGGGGCTTCTGTAGAGTCCACAATCTTACAGGATGACTTCCAAGAGGACTTTGTGGCTCGAAGGAAGCCAAGCCCCCTGTATGTGGCAAAAAGGCTTTCTATAATAGAGGAGAGGGCAAGGGAAGCTATTAGCAAAAAGACAGGTCTCCGACTCGAAACGGTGAGCTTCGCACCTGACATTTTGAGGTCGTACCTTAGAGTTCAGCTACAAATCACCGAGAAAGAAACATCTGCGGGTCTATACTTCCTCTTGCCTGAGAGGGGGGAGATTAGACTGCTTCAAGCTGAGACTAGGGGAGGTAAAGTAATGTTTCTCATAGCTCAGCTTGAGGTCGAGTACGAGAACAAAAAAGTCAGAAAGGTTTTGAGGGTGAAGAAATTCTCAAACTTAAAGACCGCATACCAATACTACCGAAAGGTTGAAGAGAGCCGATAGTATCTATTAGCTACCCTCCTAGCATTTGCTTTCTTCGTGTTTAAGACACCCGAGTGGTCTTTAAGAGCGTCCAAAACCTCTTTTGAAATCTCAGTCTTCCCAGAAAGCAAGTCAGTCGCCATCTTTGATATCTCTTCGCTGTTAGCCTCAATCTCTTCAACAAGCAGGTCTTCAGCCTCATATTGATCTTTGAGATATTTGAGTTTCAGGAATGCGGGTAGATCTTTATTTTCACCCCTCTTGAGGAATGCACCTTCTTCGCTCCCCTCACTCTCACCTAAGAGGTAGACACCTTTGTCTATAGAGGGTCTGACGTTATCGTCGAAGTCCTTGTAGAGGGATAGGATCTCATCTCTCATCTTGTCTGGGTCTTTATTTGAAGTAAGAATCTCATCTAGTTTAGAGCTGTATTCTTTATTGATAGCCTCTGGTGTGGAGTACCCTGCATAGATGTCTGCCGCGAGGTCGTCATAGGCAACTGAGCTACCTTGACCCTTACCTTTGATTTGGTTGACTTTTTTAACAATCCGCTTAAAGACAAACCCCGTCACTAAGCTGGCAACAGCGACACCCGCTAACCAAGGTATCCATGAAGGAGCGGTGGCTATTGAGACAGCCCCTGCCGCGTGAGCCGCTTTAGTTGCGACAATAGACCCAACACTGACTTTTGCACCTAAACCTGCGAGCGTCGCGACTTTAGGGATGATTGTAGACTGAACCCAATTTGCCGCGAGGAGTTTAGATGAGGTCTTAATCTCGGGGTTACTCTCTGCGATCTCTTTGAGCTTCTTTTGAAAATCAGGGTCGGACTTCTTTTCCTCTCCCTTATAGAGACCTGTCATCAGCTTGTTCATTTTCCCGAAAAGCCCATTTAACATTCTAGCGTTCTGTTTGAGATACATCTTGAACCCGCGAACCGCCACCCCAATCCTGCCTTTGTTGTGTGTGGGAGTTTGAAAAGCTTTCTTGATATCCTTAGCCAGCTTCTCAATATCTTTCTTAGTGGGCTTAACCCCTTTTATCGCAAGTCGGTTGTCCTTGAAGACCTTCTTAGGTAAGCCCATGTTTTGCTTTCTAAGAAGCATAGAAACTGCATTTATTGAGACTTCGACATCACCGCCCGCCTGATTTTTCGCTTCGTCTTTCTTGATCGCCGACTCAAACTTCAGGAACATCCGACGGGCATACTCTTTCTGCTTCTTCTTTAACGGGTCATTCAAACTCTTCTTGGAGTGGTTTCTCCAAGACTTGAGAGTCCAATAACCAATTTGCCTGTCCGAGAAAGGATTTTTTCTCTTCCAACCTTTGAACGCCTCGTCAACTTTTTGGTTCATACTTTTTACCATGTGGCACTACCTTCTTTTTCAGGCAAAACAGTCATTCTTATAACACAGAAATAAGGAGTAACATAATGAAACTAGGATACGCTTGCATCAACACAGTGTTGAACGAACATAAAATAACAACAAACCGAGGAATGATTAAAAGGACTTTTAAAGCAAGAGGGTTGCCTTACGCCTCTGACCTAGCTCTTGAGAACTGCAAAGACCTTTTGAAGATCTTGCGTTGGAACGCAGATCGTAACATTAGGTTCTTTAGGCTTTCCTCTGATCTCTTTCCTTGGTCTTCAGAGTATGAGCTGACGGACTTGCCCTCTTATGAGGAGATAGGGCAAGTGCTAGAAGAAGCAGGTTCTTATGCTAAGCTACACGATGTTCGTATCACGACCCACCCTGGACCTTTCAATGTTCTGGGGTCTCCTAGAGAGGATGTAGTCTCAAGGTCAATCAAAGACCTGTCTACGCACGGCCAGATATTTGATATCATGGGGCTTGAGAATAGCCCCTATGCGAAGATAAACATTCATGTAGGAGGTACATATGGTTGCCATGAGAAAACGTCTTGGAGATGGATTAGAGGCTTCTCTAAATTACCTGACTCTGTGAGATCTAGGTTGACTCTTGAGAATGACGACAAGAGCTCACAGTGGAGCGTGAGACATTTGTATGAAATGGTCTACAAGGAGACAGGTGTGCCTATTGTGTTTGACTACCACCACCATAGGTTTTGTGACGGTGGGCTTCGTGAGGTGGATGCTTTAGAGCTGGCTCTGTCTACTTGGGGGTCTGTGGTGCCTGTGGCTCATTATTCTCAAAGTAAAGCGGAGGAGTATGACGATAAGAGTATTCGCCCTCAGGCACATTCGGATAGTTATTGGAAGTGCTTTGATCTGTATGGGAATGATGCGGACGTGATGCTTGAGTGTAAGCATAAAGAGCAGGGCTTATTTAAGATGCGTGAACTCCTCGCTTTGTAGTCTTTATATGTCGGTTCTCTTGATGTTTGAAAGGAGTATAGTCATGGAAAATAGGATCAGAGAACTGAAGGTAAGTCTCCAATATGCCATTGAAGCGGGGGACACTAGGAGTCTTCGCAGAACTCTCCCCGAAGAGTTCAAGCAAATCACTACAACATTGTCTGCCTTTGTACATGGGGAAGACTCAATCCCTCAACTCAAAGGTTATCTAGAAGAGATTGATTCTCTAGCCATCCTTAGAAGGATGAATCCTATATTCGAGGCCATGACCAGAGGGTCTTATTTAAACCTCACTCAGTCTTACCACCTCTCGTTGTATTTCGCTTCTCTAGAGGAAGTCGTCCGCAAGAACAGGACTCCGAAGTATGTTGGTGTGGACAGCATTATGCAGGATATTGACTTCTTGCTTACGGAAGGCAAGAAGATCCTTCCGAGGTCTCTCCATAAGCTCTTGAAGAAGAAAGCGGAGGATGCAAAACAGAAAGTGAAGGACAGGCTTTCTTCTGTAGATCGTTTACTTGATAGGTTCTTCAAGTAGGGGGGATCCCTAAAAGGGAACTCCTTTTCGAACACCGCCTTCACCTTTGCATAGATGCCATTCCCTCTCCCATAAGTACGTGCACCTTCTTGACAGTAGCACCTAGCAATCATGTACTCACAGAGAGTGTTTGTTAGCTCTAGTATTTTCTCATCTACGTATTGGTACTCGCCGTTTCTCTCTTTCCACTTCTCGTAGACGGAGATGGTTCGGAGTTGTATACTCCGATCTTGCCCACGATATGCTCTATGTCGTCTAGTGGGATTGTATATCTTAGAGAGATATTTATCAGGAGTCAGTCTCCTGTGACGTGCGTGCTTTATAGTGTACAGAGCGAGGATCTTTTTTTGTTTATTTATAGGTTAGACAACAGACATAACTGAGAAAGGGCTATCATGAGACAGCTAACCGCGAATCTATTTCAAGACTACTTTCAAGAACAAGGGGTAGACTACCTCTCACTTGACCGTAAATCCCAGAGAAGGCTTGAGAGTAAGCACTCAAAGAAGTTCTTAAAGTGGAATATAAAGCGAAAGATAGAGTTGGCTTTAGAGAAGAAAGGGCCTCTAAATAAGCTGAAGAGTAGGATAGACCTCTATCTAGACAAGTTACGATTCCACCCAAACATAGCTCCTGACCTACTATCTAAGCTAGAAGAAAATCTCAGTTATGAGGTTTTATCTGTCTTCGGTAAAGAGATAGAAGATGCGACTTCGGGGCCTGTCTTCTCCCACAAGGATAACTACAGGAAGCTAAGAAGCACCATAAGTAAAAATTATGGGTGGATGAATATAAAAGATTTGCCTACTCTTGACTCAGAGTTGGAAAAGAAGTTTAAGCCTCTTTTCCTCATACAAGAGAAAGAAGTAAGGCATCTGGGCAGGATTGTAAGAAAGCTTGCGGATCAATCTGCAAGGATTCCACCTGTCAATGTCAGAGGCTTAGAGGCTCTTGCCAAAGAAGTAGGCTCTTTACAAGCTCAACCTAAATATGTCGAAAACTATGGCAAGGTTCTCAAGGGGATTCAAGATCAGATCGAGTCTAAGTATGCGGTGCATGGTAAAGACCACAAGTATCTGGAGAAGCAATTCAAGATGGCTAAAAGGGCTTCGCAGATCCGCGTAGCCTCTCAGATGAACCGAGAGCTTCAGAGAGAGATCAAAGCTCTCAAGAGAGACCTCAACAAGTAACCAGAAGGAGAACAGAACATGAATAGTTTTGAAAAAAAAGAAATAGAAGCCGAGCTTAAGCTACTCGATCAAGACGTGAAAGAGGCAGAGAAAACTCAGAACGTAATGGAACTCAAGGTGATCCTCAGAACTATCACAGAGCTTAAGCGAGATCTGCCGAGAGGAGATAGAACAAGATTGAGGGCATATGTTAGAGCAATTGTAAGGATTGAAGGTCTCATTGATTCCGTCAATGAGAGGCTTGAGGAAAGAAAATCTTTCATAAAGGAAATGAAACCACATATCAAGAAACTTGAAAGATTTAGTACTATGATTAAGTACCGCAAAGCCGCAGTGGAACGATGGCAAGAGAGAGTGGAGGAGCTTCTTGCGGACGGTATTGAAGATGAACGTACAACTAAAACATTAAATAGTTTTAAAAGTCTTCTCTGGCATAAGATCGACTTTTTTGAGCGTCGGGGTTTTTGATCGAAAAGCATCAGGGGCTTTTTTGTTTATATATAGGTGTCCTTGTGGAGATGTGACAATAGAGATACATGAAATCAACTAAGGATGAAAACAATGGCTAACCCAAACGACTTAAAAAGAGTCCTCGATGGATCATATGTTCCCAGAGCGGATCTCACAAATGCGGATCTCAGAAATGCGGATCTCAGGGATGCGGGTCTCTGGGATGCGGATCTATCAGGTGCGGATCTCAACAATGCGAAACTCAAGGATGCGAGTCTTGAACGTGCGTATCTTATAGATGCGAAACTCAAAGGTGCGGATCTCAGGGATGCGGGTCTCTGGGATGCGGATCTGACAGGTGCGGATCTCAGCAAAGCGGATCTCAGAAATGCGTGGCTTTTGGAAGCTAATCTCACGGGTGCGGATCTGACGGGTGCGAAGCTTGGAAGAGCGATCCTTACTAATGCGGAACTCATAAATGCGAAACTTGAACGTGCTAACTTAAGTAAAGCGAATCTCATTGAGGCGGATCTCAGAAAAGCTAAACTCAGAGGTGCGATTCTTACTAATGCGGATCTTTCAGGTGCGGATCTCAATCTTGCGGATCTTGAAGGTGCGGATCTGACAGGTGCGGATCTGACAGGTGCGGATCTGACAGGTGCGAAAGGTATACCTCTGTCCATCTCTGATAAATTTCCCCACAAAGGAGAGACGGTAGAGGAAAAAGCCCGAAGAGAGACAATCCAAGACATCACACGTCGCGTCTCCAGAGCTAAGAAAGACAAGGAGCTGGAAGCTCTCGCTCAAGAAGTGGGTTCTCTACAAGCTCAACCTGATTATGTTAAAGAGTACAAGAAAGTCCTCGAAGACCTGCAAGCTGAAATCGAGGAGAAGTATTCTGTTTTAGGTAAGGGTCTTAATTATCTGAAGAAGCTCTTCAGCAGAGGTAAAAGGGCTTCGCAGATCCGCGTAGCTAGTGAGATGAATAGAGAAATCCAGAGAGAGATTAAAGCTCTGAAGAGAGATCTCGACAAGTAAGATATCGCCGTGATCCTATTTAAGAAGCCCTGCTCCCCATTCGGGGGGTGGGGCTTTTTGTTTATATAGGTGTCCTTGTAGAGTATTGATAATAGAGACAACAGTAGAAACAAGACAACTAAGAAGGAGGTAAGCCACATGGCGACATACACATATGAAGACCTACACCCCAGAAACAATTACTTTGTGGCCGAAGTATACGGTCACGTCCGAGTTGAAGACATTGACCGTTGGATGAGGACTGGGGTTTGGGCCGAGATGGACGAGATTTTGCATGAATTTGAGGTGTACAAAGAGGCAGAGGATTTCGTCCGAAGGACAAATGCAGAAGCAAAGAGCATCATAGAGGATGTGGAGCGTAAGGGAGAAGAGAGTAAGCACGTTGAAGAGGAGGAGGACGACGAGGGCTATCCTACTTTCTATATAGAGTATGTTTTCGATCGAATTGATGAGAGAGAAGTCTCTGGGCTTGATGGTCACTTCTTTAGCGGTGACACGTTTAAGATCGGGAAAACCAAAGGGTATGAAAAAAATAATCTCAGAGGTAAGGAATTTAATAATTGCAAATTCATAGGAGGGGGTTTAGAGTTTGATGAGTGCAAGTTCTTCAACTGCACATTCAGTGACGTAAACTCCATTACTTTTTATTATTCTCGCTTTGAAGACTGTGACTTCACGCAGTCTTCAAATATCCTCTTAGATCCAAGAGGAGGTGAAGAAATCATAAGATGCAAGTTTGATGGGGCGAGACTCAAAGAGCACATAAAATATTATCTACTTAATTTATCTGGGACTTCGGGTTTTTCAGTAGAAGACACAGACCCTAAGGGAGACCGCAGAAGAAACCTTTCAGAGGAAATGCTAACGGTTGAAGAAATAGCGTCAATTAGAGAAGAGGAAGAGAGAGAAGAGGAAGCCCGAAGAGTGGCAATCCAAGACATCACACGTCGCGTCTCCAGAGCTAAGAAAGACAAAGAGTTGGAAGCTCTCGCTCAAGAAGTGGGTGCTCTACAAGCCCAACCTCAGTATGTTAAAGAGTACAAGAAAGTCCTCAACGACCTCCAAGGGGAGATCGAGAAGAAGTATTCTGTTTTAGGTAAGGGTCTTAAGTATCTGAAGAGACTCTTCGGCAGAGGTAAAAGGGCATCACAGGTTCGCATTGCTTCTCAGATGAATAGAGAAATTCAGAGAGAGATCAAAGCTCTGAAGAGAGACCTTCGTAAGTAGCAGATCACTTATTTAGATGCTGATCCTATTTAAGAAAGCCCCGCTTCCCTATCATTGGGAGGTGGGGCTTTTTTGTTTATATATAGGTGTCCTTGTGGAGATGTGACAATAGAGATACATGAAATCAACTAAGGATGAAAACAATGGCTAACCCAAAACACTTAGAAAGAGTCCTCGATGGATCATATGTTCCCAGAGCGGATCTCACAAATGCGGATCTCAGAAATGCGGATCTCAGGGATGCGGGTCTCTGGGATGCGGATCTGACAGGTGCGGATCTCAACAATGCGAAACTCATTGGTGCGAGTCTTCAAGGTGCGTATCTTATAGATGCGAAACTCAAAGGTGCGAATCTTATAGATGCGAAACTCAGCAAAGCGAAACTCAGCAAAGCGAAACTCAGCAAAGCGAAACTCTGGGGTGCGAATCTTATAGGTGCGGATCTATCAGGTGCGGATCTGACAGATGCGAAGCTTGGAAGAGCGATCCTTACTAATGCGGAACTCATAAATGCGAAACTTGAACGTGCTAACTTAAGTAAAGCGGATCTCAGACGTGCGAATCTCCATCAGGCTAAACTTATAGGTGCTATTCTTACTAATGCGAATCTTGGCGGTGCGGATCTCAATCTTGCGGATCTTTCAGGTGCGGATCTGACAGATGCGAAACTCAATGGAGCGGATCTTCAAGGTGCGATAGGTATACCTCTGTCCATCTCTGATAGATTCCCCCACAAAGGAGAGACGGTAGAGGAAAAAGCCCGAAGAGAGACAATCCAAGATGTCACCAAACGTGTCTCCAAAGCTAAGAAAGACAAGGAGCTGGAAGCTCTCGCTCAAGAAGTGGGTTCTCTACAAGCTCAACCTGATTATGTTAAAGAGTACGGAAAAGTCCTCGAAGACCTGCAAACTGAAATCGAGGAGAAGTATTCTGTTTTAGGTAAGGGTCTTAATTATCTGAAGAAGCTCTTCAGCAGAGGTAAAAGGGCTTCGCAGATCCGCGTAGCTAGTGAGATGAATAGAGAAATTCAGAGAGAGATCAGTGAGCTGAAGAGAGACCTCAACAAGTAAGATATCGCAGTACTAGAGTTTAAGGAAGCCCTGCCCCCTATTATTGGGGGGTAGGGGTTTTTTGTTTATATATAGGTGTCCTTGTGGAGAATTGATAATAGAGATACATGAAATCAACTAAGGATGAAAACAATGGCTAACCCAAACGACTTAAAAAGAGCCCTCTATGGAGATAAGGATCTTCACTACGCGGATCTTTCAGGTGCGAATCTTATAGATGCGAAACTATCGCGTGCGGATCTTGTAGGTGCGGATCTCAAAGATGCGAAACTATCAGGTGCGGATCTTGACGGTGCGTATCTCAATCATGCGGAACTTATAGGTGCGGATCTCTCTCATACTACACTTACAGGTGCTCGGCTCAGGGATGCGTATCTCACAGGTGCGTATCTTATAGATGCGAAACTCATAGATGCGAATTTCAGTGATGCGAATCTCAGCAAAGCGGATCTCAGGGGTGCGGATTTCTGGGGTGCGATTCTTACTAATGCGATTCTCAAAGATGCGGATCTTGAAGGAGCAAAACTAGACGATGCGGATCTCACGGGTGCGGATCTGACAGGTGCGAAACTCAAGGGAGCGGATCTGACAGGTGCGAAAGGCATACCTCTGTCCATCTCTGATAAATTTCTCCACAAAGGGGAGACGGTAGAGGAAAAAGCCCGAAGAGAGACAATCCAAGATGTCACCAAACGTGTCTCCAGAGCTAAGAAAGACAAGGAGCTGGAAGCTCTCGCTCAAGAAGTGGGATCTCTACAAGCTCAACCTGATTACGTTAGAGAGTATGAAAACATCCTCGACGACCTCCAAGGGGAGATCGAGAAGAAGTATTCTGTTTTAGGTAAGGGTCTTAATTATCTGAAGAAGCTCTTCAGCAGAGGTAAAAGGGCTTCGCAGATTCGCGTAGCTAGTGAGATGAACCGAGAGCTTCAGAGAGAGATTAAAGTTCTCAAGAGAGATCTCGACAAGTAAGATATCGCCGTACTGAGGCATAGATCAGATTTAAGGAAGCCCTGCTCCCCTAACGGGGGGTGGGGCTCTTTTTTTGTTTATATACCTCTCACATAGCTAAAGATGAGAGGATATGAGCTATGTCACATGGATGGTACAACAGTAGAAGCCCTTGGCCACTCCCTCCTAAGAACACAATCGCTGTCTCTCCCTTCAAAAAAGGAGAGATCGACGTGCGATGGGATAACCCAGCATTGCTTCACGGCAATGAAGGCTGGATCATCAGAGGGGTCAATATATACAGATCGAGTAACTCTGATAGAGGAACATACTATAGAGTAAACGTAGTCCCTGTAGGAGGTAATCTCTATAGGGATCAAATGCATACTTGGACTGTCCATGAGGAAGTAGTACAAGGCTCCGCATGGATCTCCAGAGGCGGGCAAGCAGAAGACCCTTATCGCTTCCTTACAAAGTACCCTATCGCTAAACTCAATGGCATATATGATTCAGCAGACTCGTCCAAAGATGTAGTCGTTACGGTAGACGGTGAAGTCATACCCGTCGCGAGAGTCTTGGGCGACCTGCGACAAGTGGTTCTCTACTACAGAGGTGTTCCGACAACTGATGCCGTCACTCTTAGAGAGAGCAACATTCTAGAGATCACAGATCAGTCTGTAGTTAAAGTCAGCTACCTAGCATACGATCCAAGCACAAGACTTGGCGTTGGCGTGGACAGGAGAGACTTCTATAGACTTACTACAGTGGCAGAAGATCCTCTAACAGGGAGACTCCATGAGACCCCGTTGGATCAATGTCAACCTTTCTCTGACAGGGAGGTTGAGAAGATCGACTACATCTGGAGAGAAGGCATCCGTAGGAACAATTGGATCTTAGAGCAAAGCGGTGAGAGGGTTAAGTTGTTCACCCGTAAGCAAGTGGGAGAGCCTTGCTTCTGTACAGCTTTCAACAGGGAGACATTATCGTATGGGAAGCAACCTGACAGCCTTTGCAAGATCTGTTTTGGTACAGGGATTAAAGGTGGCTATGAAGGCCCTTATGACATCATCATTGCTACGGATGAGACGGAGAAGAGGATTGTTCAAGAAGACAGAGGTCGGCGTAAAGAACACTCCTATGAGATCTGGATCGGACCTAGTCCTATCGTGTCTCAGAAGGACTTCATTGTTAAGACTAACAATGACAGGTACTCTATAGGTGCTGTCAGATACCCTTCTAATAGAGGTAATATTCTCCAGCAACACTTTAACATTGCTTATCTTGACAGCGGAGATATGAGATATAACTTCCCTGTAGACGGAGTTCCTGTATATTGGGCAAAGACTCAGTATGGGTATTGGCCACAGAGAGACACTTACACTGCGAGATCTGATGCTAAGTATCCTCTTATTGGAGACAGTGCTTATCCTTCGGGTGCGAACAGGCCTGATGTATCAGATTCTGTAGAGCGTAAGGGTAGAACAGCGGCTTGGGAAAATCAGAATTACTGATTTATATTTAAGAGAGGTGCCCGATGAAATTTGATGCCCGTAAACTCAAGAACCCACCCCGTCCAAGAAGTAAAAAGAATTGGGACTTACGGAGCTACAAGCCACGTAAGAACAAGTTCAGTGATGTTAAAGCCCTGAAAGGCGAAGCTATCACTAAAGATGTGATCAAGATCTTCGGGGAAGAGATTGTCAAGGCGGTAAAAGAGGAGGCAAAGAAAGCTTCTGGCAAAGGGGCGGGCATCCCTAAAAGCCAAGACTTCTATGACTCGTTCTCTTACGAGATCATCAAAGGAGGCAAGATCAAGATTCAAAGTACTTGGGATTGGGTGAATAAGTACCTTGAGCGTAAAGATCCTTATGAAGCAAAGTGGCTTGCTAGGAGACGGGGTGAAAATAAGGTCATCCCCCTGAAGACTGAGACAGGAGAAGTGATCTTTAGGCAAGCTCCCCTAGTTGGGTCTAAAGGTTGGATTCACCCAGCTATTGCGAAGTACAACTTCGTGGATAAAGGTATAAAGGTGGGGGAAGAGAGAGCGGTGCGAAGGGCGATAAACTACTTCAATACGAAGAGTCAATAGTTCTTCTATAGTGGGAAGGTCTTCTAAAAAAAGGAGACACCCACTATGAGAAAAATATCAGCACAACAACGGATCGCTTTTTTAGAGCGTAGGATTGCACACCTTGAGCGTAATGCAAGTTTCACCTCCGATGTGACAGGACTTCTTAAGAGAATTTACAACCTCCCTAAGAACTTCGTCATGAATCTTGTGAACGCACTCAGAGAAGCGTTTGAGATGCTTGTCCGCCCTCTCTTCAAGAAGATGAAGATCATGGACGACCACTTAGGTGTTCTTCTTGCTATTCGTATCGCCCGTGCATTCAGTGGTCTCATTACAACCGCCGACGACCTCCCTCAAATTGTCAGCTTTGAGGCCAAGAAGCCTATGGATTCAATCTTCACAGGAGGCATCGCAGGAAAAAAGAAAGTCTCTCTTAAGAAGCTAGCAAACATGTACGACGGAGAGCAACAGAAGAGGATCAAGGCCGCGTACCTTTCTTGGCACAGTGATTTCAGCCATATCCTCAACCCTCCTACTTCTCAGAGAAAGCTAACCGAGATAGCTCTTGGCGGACTCAAGAGATATTCTAAGTTGGCGTATCGCCTCATCTCTGTAGCACTTCCTATCATTGGAGGCACTCAGCTTGTCGCTACAGGTATTGTGTTTCAGCTTCTTGGAGTCATGGGTACTTACTTCTTTAAGGTAGGCGGCTATTCTGTGGTGAAGAGTGAAGTGATACCTAAATCAGTGACGCTCGAAATAGGCCCAACCAGGATAAACATTCCAAATCCCGATTTAAAACCTTATGTCAACGATACCCCAACTATTTTTCAACCCCCTGAGACGATTGAGATAGAAGTACCAGGTGGGACGAAGACAGTAAACTATGATCAGGTTATCAACCATTCTGCTAACTTTGACGTGATGGCAAAACCCTATACTGAGATACTCAAAGCTAATGCAGGGATCATGGTTCTTCTTCTCTCTGTACTTGAGAAGGTCATGTACCGCTGGGTTGTAAAGACTGATGAGTTTGATGAGATGGCTAAGACCGCAAGCAAGTATCCAGCGGTTATTCACCTCACAAGAATGCTCAGGTCTGCGGCCTACGCATGACCTATTCGGTGAAATGCACTCATCCTCAGGGGGTTAGGGTTAACTCTCTGAATATCAACTTGTCTGAGGGACAGTCTTTCGATTGCCCTAAGACGACGTATGATACTAACAAGGAAGTGCAATTTCTCGTATCATCAGGAATGCTCACCCTTACAGTCAAAGAGAACAAAGGGAAGCTCAGGGTGAACTCAGGCAAGAGGGCTTTAAGGACTAAGCCTTCTGAAAGAGTAGTGGAGAGAGTAGTTGAAAGGGTTATCGAATCTCCTGTTGACATGGATTCTTTAACGAAGAGCTTGGTTGATCGAATAGGCAATATATTGTCCCCTGAGGTACTCGCACAGGCGATTGCGGCTCAAATGCCAACTATTAGCGTGAACAGTTCTCAGGTCTCTAATGCCTCTCCTATGTCTCAATCTCCAGAGGATGACTTGATGTTCATCCCTTCAACTATTGTGAACAAAAACACGGTAGCCTCTAAATCTTCCGCTTCCGAGGTAGTGTCTGAAGACAATGATATCGCTTCAGCTATGGAAGCCCTCAAAGCCTTAAGGAAAGGTAAAAAATGATATCAGCCCAGCAACTCAGGGCTCTCGAATTCCGTATCGCTCGCCTCGAAAAAGAAGCAGGAGTAATTGAGGACTTAACAGGCATCGTGAAACGCTTGCGTAATATCCCTCGAAACATCTTAAAGAAAATAGCGGGGGCTCTCATAGACTTGGGGTCAACTGCTTTAGTACCCATGAACTTCGAGAATATAGAAGCGATGAAAGAGCGACTAGGCTTGGCTCTAGCGATCAGGATAGAGGGAGTGGTGACATCAGGTTATCTGCCTACAGAAGACAGTTTGCTCTTAGAAGAATTCAACCTCACAAATCCCATCAAATCTACATTCAGAAAAGACGATATAACGGTCTTGCCCCTTGATAAGATGATAAACCGTACTTATGAAGGAGGTCTACAGAAAAGGCTTAAAGCCGCCTATCTCTCTTGGAAGTCTGATTACGGACACATCGCTAAAGAAATTTCAAATATTGAATCAGGCAGACCTACCAAAGGCGGGTCTGATGAAGCATTCCTAAAAGCTCTGAAAAGAACTTCAAAGACGCTCTACAGGTTGCTTAAAGCATTCTTGGATCTAGCTCCCGCTGTTGCAACTGTTGTGTTATCTGGTGCAAATTGGGTCGCTTATAAAGCAGTGTTTTTGTTGATGTTCAGACATGGAAACACCTTCTCTCAAATAGAAAATAGCTACTCTAATTTAGGCTTAAGTTTAAGTGGCATCAAAAACTTCTATGGGGGTATTGCAACAGGCGGTGTCGCTATGGCTTCTCTTTTGCTCAACCTTGTAGAGAAAGCTTTCTACCGTTATGGTGTCAACGTCGATGCCTTTGATGCAGAGTCGGCAGGTAAGACTGCTTCAAACTACCCTCGAGTAGCGAGTGTTGTAAGACTCCTTGAAAGCCACGCATAGAACTTTGTGGTAGGGCTTTTATCATCTGAGGTTGTATAATCTAACAACCCTAGATGATAAGGAGTCTCTACTATGAGCAAAGGTGTAGGTTTAGATATCGGGACAATGAACCTTGTCTCTTCAAGAATGAAGGGAAAGGAAGTCTCTATCCGCAGGATGAGAGATCTCTTTATTGACCTCCCTGCCACGGCTAAGAAAATGCTGAAGCTAGGATCAGTCTCTTATATTGAATCTGACGACCATTTATTGGTTCTCGGCGATGAAGCTATGGAAGTAGCTAATATGTTCGGCAGAGAGGGTCGTAGACCCCTTAAAGCAGGTCTTGTGTCTCCAGATGAGATTGACTCTCTCACAGTGCTTGGACACATGGTTAAAGACGTACTCGGAGAACCTTCTCATGAAGGTGAGCATTGTTACTTCTCCATCCCCGCAGCACCCGTAGATGTTCAAATGGATGTGGTTTACCATAAGGGTGTGTTTACCCGCATCGTACAGGAGTGTGGGTACACCCCGCACCCCGCGAACGAGGCTATGGCTATTGTCTTTGCTGAGACTGCGAAGGAAGGTTTCTCAGGTATCGGCATCAGCTTCGGCTCTGGTATGACCAACATCGCTCTTGCAATCAATACCATTGAGGGATTGTCTTTCTCCGTAGCTCGCGGTGGAGATTGGATTGATCAAGGTGCGGCACGTTCTGTTGGAGGTACGGCATCTAAGATGTGTGCAGTCAAGGAGAAGGGCATTGACTTGAAAGACCCTAAGAACCGTGAGGAAGAGGCGATCAGCTTCTACTACAAGGCTCTTATTGAACACGCATTGGATAACATCGCCCAGCAGTTCGTAACTAGGGGAGGTCATCTGACGCTCAACAAGCCTATCCCAATTGTTGTTGGGGGAGGTACGAGTCTAGCGGGGGGGTTCATGGACTTTTTCCGTGAGGTTTTTGAGACGAAGCGTAAGCGTTTCCCTATTGAGATCTCAGAGGTGCGTCATGCCTCTGATCCGTTCCATGCGGTAAGCAAGGGGATGTTGGTTCTTGCCCAGCAGGAGTATGACGAGGACTGATTTTTTTCTTTTATATGCCCTCTTTCATATAAGATATTAAAAAAAGAGGAAGATATGAAGAAAACAGCAGAGATGGCTTTGGCGAACCTTGAAATGAGAACCGCAAAGTTGGAGGGGGCGGAGTACCAAGAATGGGTTGACATGGATTTTAAGACAACGTCCAGAAGCTTCGAGATCGGTAGCCAAAAAGACCTTAAGGCTACGATACTTCAATTAAACCCATGGTACGACTTTGATCTCTCCCTCTCTGGGAAAGGTATGAAGAGCATCGTGACATCTCTTTTTAGACCGCTGAAGAGAATTATTGAAGTCCTTGAAAAAAGCGGTATGTCGTTTAAAGTTGTCTTCAAAATTCGTCCGACTCTTATCAAGAAGTCAGGTTCTGAAGAGGTCACCCTGACTTTTGAGAATTTCTTTTTACGTATTTATTCTTCCCCCTTCAAGGTGTGGAAAGACCCTAATGATGTAGAAGCGAATTTTGACTATAAGGCAAGAAGGTTTTATGCGACCGCACCGCCTAGCCTCAATCACTCCTTAGAGTGGTTAAATAAAAAGCAGGATTGGAAGATAACGTACAATCCTATTCGCGGAACTCTCAGATCAAACATACCCTTGCTCCTCAAAGCAAGCTTTGCGAAGGCTCTCTCTAAGCACTTGAAAGACTACCAAGAGAACCGTAAACTTATCTCGAAGGCGATCCACGAAGAAATAGCTTCTTGGTCAGAGGATTTCGTTAAGAACTATGGTGTCAAGAACTTCGGGGGTCTCGTTGAAGACTACGCAGAATCCACTTATCGCCAACAAGGAGAAGATGAGGCTTGGGCCGAATACGGTGGTCGAGAATCGGCAGAAGGGGCTGTGTGGGAAAAATGTCGTGCTTGCAGATAAAAAAGTTAGCGGGCTGGAAGAAGACCCTAAGCGACCTGTGTTCTTATTCCTTATTGACTTCGACGACACTAAAAACACTGCGGCTCTAGTGAGATGGGACTTCACATCGCTGATCTCGCGTGATGCCAAATGGGGCACGTTGGAGAAGATGAGAAGCCTTTACAACAAAAGCTAAAGTTGCTCTTCGAGATTTTCCATATCTTCTGGAGTGAAGTCTTTGAGGCTCTTGAAATCACCCATAGCATCTTCGATGAAAACGTCTTTGCGTGGAATGTGATCATCTAGATTAACATCATCGACAAAAAGGTCTGTCTCTCTCTTGAGGCTTTTTTTGAAGACCTGCCATGCCTTCCCTTCTTTTACAAAAGCCTCTGTAGGTCTGTAGTAAAACAACCCTACTAAAGCTAGACCTATTTGAATCTTAGATGTAAGGATGAAGCCAAAGAACTTCACTGATTCATAGGTCAGAAGACCAACTATAAAAGTTGAGACGAAGGCGGAGATCTCTCTGTCACTATCGTCTTTTTTCAACTCGTTCTTTATTTTCTTTACGGCTCGGATAGGGTTCGAGATGTCGAAGAGGGACTTCGCAAACTCTGTCATCGTCCGCGTGCCTATGTCTTTCTTAACTAACATTAGAGCTTTCTGCTTCAGTTGTGATGAAGAACCACCCTCAAAGCCCAACAGATATTCTTCATAAAAAGGCTCAGTACTATAACCCGACCCAGATACTTGGGTTACAATTTTTCTAAACTTCCTGCTTTTGCTTTTCTTGACCAGCTCACCTATGACCATAGAAGGTGTCCTTTCCTCAAATCCCGCCTCGCTATCTTCGACTCCCAACCTCCAAGAATCATACATCCCCTCTAGAACACGCTGATACGCCACTTTCCTGAATAAAACAGTGAGGTGCGATATTACAGGGGTAGATATAAAGATGGCTCTGGTGATCTTGTGGAAAGCCTTGGTGATGAGGTTCTTGAAGTTCCTGACTTTCGCGAGACCTGTTTGAACAAGGTTCACGATGAAGTTCTTCACTTGTGTGATCGACCTAGCCTTCCTTAGTTGAAAAGAAGCAGTCCTATATAGAGACTCTCTATTCGAAGCGAGCCTTATATTTCGTTCTTGAAACTGAGAGGGATCCGCGAGAAAGTTAAGCATCTGTCTTTTCCTTTATAGATTTTAGGTCTTCCTTTGTAGGGTTGTCGATCCCTCCTATACTGTTGCGTATGAATACGTCTCTTACAGGTATCTTCTTATCTAAGATGTCAAAGTAATCATCCTTTAATTTCTTCTTCTTGAAGACCTTAGAGAGCTTCCGATAGACTTGCCTAGATAGCTCACCTTTTTGGAAGACCGCTTCTGTACCGCTGTAGTAGAACAGACCCACGACACCTAGAGGTATCATTGAATAAAAAGCAAACACACCGTAGCCCATTATATGCAGAGCCACCCAAGTAACGCACTGAACAAGAAACTTAGCTAAAAAAGTGTTTGTTACCTGACTACTCTTGTAATTTTTCACCCTTCCCGAACCTCCTCCGTGTATTAGGTCTCTTCCTGTATATGCTTCTTTCCCCATAGCGTCTCTCATGAATTGAAGGGCTGTATTGCCGATATTCAGACTATCAAAGGCCACTTTCGCCATCTCTGACATTGTTCGAGTACCTATGTCTCTGTAAACAACCTTCTTCGCCCTTGCTGTGAGCTGGGATTCGTCTTCACCATTGTGTCCCATCAGATATTCCTCGTAAAAGGGATCTTTCATGTAGAAAGATCCGACCCCCTTAGAGTAGGCATTTCTAAACTTCTTCTTTTTTACCTTGCTCATGAGATACTTCCCCACTCCTTTTGGAGTTCGCTTCAAGTTCACCGACTTGTCTTCGACACCTAACAGCCATGAGTCGTACATAGCTCCTAGAAGTCTCTGATAAGCAACATTACGGAAGACAGAGGTCAAAGACTTCATAACAACATTAGAAAACAAAATCATTCTCGTGAATGAGTGTAAGGCATTTGCTGCTTTAGTCAGCATACCTTTCACCGCCATCAAACCTGATTGTATTGCGTTGAAGATCCAATTGCCCATCTCAGAAATGCGACCCGCCTTTTTGACTTGGATCAGGGCGATCTTACACAAAGTCCTTTTGTCAGCAGAAGCTAGTCTTATCTGCATCGCAAAGTTGTCGGGGTGGTCTAGGAAGTCTATCATTTTTCGGTCTCCTTCATGCTTTCTCTAGGGTTGCCTATAAACAAACAAAAAAGCCCTGCCTCCCAATAATGGGGAAGCAGGGCTTTAGGCTCTTTGGAGAGTGGTTCTTATCTGTTTAGCGAATACTGAGAGCTTTTGAGATCATCTTGATCTGTGCTCTATCTAACTCAACACCCTTAAGGTGTAGAGTTACTCTTTCTTCAGCATAAGCCATCATCACCTCTTCGAATGCTGAAGTCGCGATGGAAAGTTTGTCCCCTCTGTATGAAAATCTTTCCCAAGACCATCCGTAAAATATACGGTTGCTCTCTAGCTCTTCTAACAATTCTTCAAAAGAGTAGATGTTCTTAGATAAGATTTCTTCACTCGACGAGGTCGAGGTCAAATTGTCATTGTCATAGTCAATCGTTTCTTTGATCAGAACAAGATTGGCCATAGGCTTAACTGACATCCTCATATTTTTTCTCGATTCGGTTTAAGTATTAATAATTAGTGGTAAATAAACCATAGGGGATTAGAACTTGAAGACACAATCTTCAGGGAGCTTATCGTCACGCCATCTCTCTAATACGGGGTGGCGGATCGCTCCCGTTGGGTACTGCCCATACCCCTTAATCTCAGCAACACGACCTACGAACTTTTCCATTTGATCTCGGGGTCCTGTCTCTCCTAGTGACCCTACAACGCGGAGGTTCCCTTCCTTGTCGTAGAAGCCATAGTTGAGTCCGACGTAGCCTTTTGTCCAAGGATCTGTGTGTAGACCCTCTGGGTAGAGCTTGCCGTCTTGACGATAGACCTCGCCTGGTCGAACTCGCCACTCAGAAGGCTTCGCCTCACAGTCCACGATAACAACATCATAGTTGTCGGTGAACTTGAGCTTTGCCCAGCTTGATCGGCTGTTCGCCTTGTAGGGTGCTTGAACATCCTTGACCATGATTCCCTCATGACCCCTCTCCAAAGCGATCTGCATGAGATCCGCTGTGGAGTTCTCTGACATCTGGTAGATCTCTGAGAGGGCGATGTTCTTCATGTCATCTCTGACAACACTGAGAAGAAGGTTTCTTCGCTCTGACCAAGCTCGGTCTCCAACGTACTTGCCGTCGAAGTAGAGGATGTCAAAGGCGGAGAAGACCAGAGACTCAGGAGACTCTGCTCGAAGATTAGACACGCGGTCAGAGCCTTCAGCTCCTTCGCGAGGGATAATCTCACCATCAAGAAGGTAACCTTTTGGCAACTCTGCCTGTGCGTGGCTGAGGCAACCGATGTCTTTTCCGATACGTGACCAAGCCACGTTATTTCCTAAGAGGCATCGGTGTCCGTCCAACTTCATCTCTGCGATGTAGCGATCATTACCCTCGACCTTTTTGATCAGCTTCTCTTTTGCGGTCTTCGCGAGCTGGGGGCGAAGGAATTTGAACACTCCGCAGGGTGAGTTTACGTTAATCTCTTTTGGCATCTCTGTCTCCTAAATGTCTGTTATTACTTATATTTAGTATTATCAATAGTGGGGAGGGGCTATGTTTTTGGCTTACTCATTTTTCTTCTGTCTCTTGAGTCACTGCCTACTTCCCATATCTCATATGAAACTTGCTCCGAATCGTCTCTGAAGAACTTTGATAAACCATCGCGGCTGAGACTTCCCTCAAACTTGTTAGAAGCTAGTGCTTCCTTTGCCTCTGAGACAGTGTCGAAATAGTAGTATCTGGGGTGTTTGTAGCCTGTCTCAGCCTGAAAAGTTTCCGTTGTTCTGTCTTTGAGCTGAGTCTTTACAGTGTGTATTGTGTACATTCCTTTTCCCTTTTTGGTTTCAAAATCGGAGGTTGGGGTGCTGAACTTTCCACTTTTTTGCCCAACTCTCGATCACTTTCAGCTTAGGGGCATTCTTCAGCACAGCTTTGTAGACCATCCCGTCTTTACGACGGACGAAGCCGATCTGAACCTTCACGCCTTCACGCCTGAGAAGCTCAACGAGGTACAGAGACGCATCGTGGACTTTTGGGTTATTGTGGATGTTGATTACTTCTTTCAGCTCTTTTGGAGAGACCTTAGAATGAAGCACTTGTAAAGTAAGTTGCTCAAGGGTGTGAGCCTCGATTACAAATTCACCACCACGGTAGTAATATGAGGTCATTTCAGTTTTTACAGTTTTCATTGTATATCCTTTCTAGGTATTACTCTTATCAAACACAAGAGAGGTCGCTATGAGAGAGATAGACATTTTTATAGAAAACTTCATAAACATACTAGGTCATGAAGTCTGGACACAGGTGATCAAGGAACAGGTCAAGGGGGAGGGTGTCCTCTATTCTGTGATAGTTAGACCTTTTTATGGGAGTGCTACAAAGTGGTTTGGAGGCAAGGAAGGATATGTCTCTACACCTGAGTTCAAAAAGATCACACGCCGCGTCTCCTCCGCTTTTAAGAAGTCGGCTAAAATGAGATCTCGAGTGAAACTTGACCCAGAGGGCTTCTTGCTAAAGCCATCCTCTAAGAGATTTAAAGGTAAGAGTTACTACCCTATGGGTTCTGCTTATCTGCATATGGTCTTTGTGTCCACGCAGACCTGATATGGTGGAATATGTCCAAGATGTCCTCCCACTTCTGTGAGTCTCTGTGGAAGTCTTGTATATACCACTCCCCTGTAAGGTCACATACGTCATTGTGGTTATCAAAGAGTGGTTCATCTATATAAATCTTAAAGCCGTAAGCCTCTGCGAGGTAAGTTCCCCCAGAGTCTTTGGACTGACGAATGTGAAAGCCACATTCTTCAAGACCTTTGCAGACAGCTTGGAACAGGTCTAGTCCTTCTAGAGGGTAGATCTCTTTAGCCCATACTCTGTGTCCGTTTGATATCTTCGTGTACATGATAGATCCTTTATAGTTGCCCTACCCTTAATATACAAAAGGAGAGCAAGCCATGAGAAAACATCGCTTGAAGAGAGCACAGATACAGAGGAAGCTTCTATCTACTTAGAGTGAGAGTCTGCTATAGCACTCGCACACCATGAGTCTGGCTTAACCTTTACCTCTTGAAACCCACACCCTCTGACCATAGACACTAGAGTGTTTGCGTATTGGGAGGTTCTCGCCCTTGAGTTCTCGGGGCTAACATCTATGTGTATCTCGATGTTAGCTTCTTCAACTTCTCTCTGGATGTCTTGAGCCAGCTCTAAGGACATTTGGGTCTCACAATAGACCCTGTTGAACAAGTCATAAGAGGTGATTGGAGGGTGCTTGACATAGAAGTACCTACAATCATAGTCCTTGTTTGATGACGTGACCGCGATAGCAGAGACGAAAAGGGTACCGTCCCTGTGAGGCTGACTGTCTGTGCCTATAAAGATGGTTGACTGATACTTGGAAGCGTTCTTGATGAACAGGATAATGTCTGAAAAGTTGACACTAACCCTCCTACCTGTTTGCCACATTCGACCCTCTCTTTCTTGTTCTTCATTATACAGGACCTCCTCTTTTTTTGATAATAGCAGTATATGAAAGAAGAAAGAACAGGAGATAGGAATGCCAGATTTAACACCTTTTACAGTAGCTTACTGCCCATCTGCTAAGACCCCCGTACAGATCGAGGGGTCTAAGGGCAACGTGTACAACGTCTTCAAAGGACGAACCGCACACTATGACTTTGATTGGATTTGTCAGTGTGCTGGTCGGAAGTACCGACCTCATGTGGACTGCAAGCATATCCACCTTGTGAAGAGGGATACCTGTGAGTGGAATGAGTCCACCAGCCCTGAGCCTTACGAGGGAGATGGAAAGTGTCCTTGCTGTGGCGAGTCTGTTGACTTCATCACAATGTGGGGTTGATGCTATGGCTACATTTTACAGGAACTGTGATCACCGAGGCAGGTGGAGGGGAGACCCTCTTGACTTTCTTTTGATCAAGATCGAAAGCCGACAACATACCAAAAGAGAAATCGTCTCCCTATTGGAAAGCATTGGGTTCAAGCTCTATTGGATCAAAAAGTCTAGGGGCAGGCAGGGAGATATCATCTGGACAGCCAAGACCAAGAATGACATTTACGGTAAAGGAATCCTCGACGGAGGGGAGTTAATTACCGCTCGTTTGAATTGGATAACCTATGACGCAGACATGGTCTCGTTTTGGCATAGGACAAATCTTGATCTACGAAAACGCCTATTCTACTCCATTAACTTAGAAGGAAACACTCTAGAGCCGTACACCTACTAAGGTACTACCACCCTTCGGGGTGGTTTTTTTTGTTCTTTTATTGCCTCCTTACACCAGACTAAGAAGGAGGTCTAAGCATGAGACAACTAACAGCATCACAGAAAATCGCTCAACTTGAACACCGTATCGCTCATCTTGAGAAGCAGGCCTTAATTGGTATTTTCAAGAGCAATATGAGACGAGCTAAAGAGATTCACAAGGCGATACATCAAGACATTAGCAAAGGGTACGAGCAATGGCTAATAGACCAGATACTCCCTTTTCAGATTTCTAGACAATTGGGCCGAGACTATGAATTCAAATACGAACACGCCCCTGATAACAAATACGAGGGGGCTATCGGCTCTTACCATGATAGCCATGAGAGGGATGTCAAGTCACTAAGTGCGAACAAGTTTACGGTCGATATGTGGCGGGGTGCGAATATAGATCTTGACCTAACTATCGTCTTTGACGAGAGGAGCCTCGGCAGCAAGATCAGAGGTAAAGATCCTTCTTTCACCGTCTACATGGATGGGAAGAAAGCATTTCACCTCAAGAATATTAGAGACATCAAAAACGGCTTGGCTTGGAAGCATACCCTAAAGGCTCTCAAGACGGAGTTTAGAGAGCTGGGGAGAGAGATCGAAGACTACACTAGAGATTTTCTCGAAACACATGAAGACGAGCATATCTGAAAGAAAATATTAAAACAAGACAACAAGGTTCATTACCCCGCCTATAGACTCTAAAGTATTTGCGTATTGGGAGGTCTTCCCTTTAGAGTTTTCGGAGCTTACGTCTATATGGATTTCGAGATTTCTTCGTCCTTAATTAAAATATCTAAAACCGATCTTGCAACGGCCTGAGCAAGGATAGGAGGTACTGCGTTACCTACTTGCCCAAATTGAGTCATCGAAACTTTTCTTTTACTACTATATGAATCTAAGCGTGTTCCGACGAACTCCCAATCTAATGGGAATGTTTGCAAACAGGCCAATTCGCGGACTGTAAGCATTCTATCGTAATTAGGATGAATGAAGTCCCTATAGCCACTTCTAGTAACAGTCGGAGAAGGCTTATTTGGATCTAATCGTCTATATGTAGACCCAAAAGTTTTCGTAATATCTGAAAGCTTTTTCCCTTGTTCTACAAGTTTAATCTTTTTTATCGTACTAGGAGCATGAGCGGTTTTCTCGTGGTTTTTAAGTTTAGTGTCCATGTTTTTTAATCCTATCTTTGATAGTTTTAGAAATCTTTAATGCATTTTCAGAAGGGGGGCTAGCGTCGGACAGTGAGCCAATCGCATCTCCGACTGTCGTGTAGGGCAAAAGGGTACTTTCTGAAAATGCATTAAACAAGGTTATCTGCCCCCTCGCGACTAATTCAGACGATTCTGTAATGCCGTGAGTAGCCTTTGGGAACTCAAATACCTGATTTATTCTATTACCGACAATAAAGAATCTCTCTCTGAACTGCGGGGCCCCAAAATGTGCGGAATTTAAAACTTGAAAACTTAGCTCATAACTATATTCAATATCATCATATAAGATTGGCTCGCTCATCCCACTTACTATTGCATCCTTTGCTCTACCTTTTGACCAATTTACCATCCCTTTTACATTTTCCATTACAAATACCTTTGGCAAAGCTTCTCTAACCACTCGAATATACTCTAGTAAAAGAAGCCCCCTTGGGTCATCCATCCCCATCCGATCCCCTGCTAAGCTAAAGCTTTGGCAAGGAGGCCCGCCTATAACTACGTCTATGTCTAGAGGCTTTACTCCTGCCGTCCGTAAAATTTCTTCAGTCGTGATCCCTGAAATATCACCTTCTATAACAGGTACATTTGGCATATTCAGTCTTAGCGTCTCACAACAAGAGTGATCTTGTTCTACTGCAACAAGAGTCTGAAAGCCTGCTGCATGAAATCCGATATCCATCCCTCCCGCCCCCGAAAATAAACTAATTAAAGTTTTCAAGCGTTCCCCCTTGTCTTCTATTATATACAGTACGGTATAGAGATATTATACCCGAGACTCAAGTGGCTTTAGCTCTTATCAGATGGAAAGAATCTACGATAAGCTAGGGTATCGTTACTAAATTCTTTATCACCCCCCCTCTGAAGCTACAAACACAGCTAAGGAGGAGTAAAGATGTTCCATCACTTAACAATGGCCGTTCGAGATAGGATGATTAAAGAGCTTCGTGAGTATTGGCAAGACCACCCTCGTTATGAAACTCTCTCACGAAACATACAAGGTAAGTACGCCTTTGATGAGAGGCCTCAGTTTGGCATGGTCATTAAAACATCGGGTGCGAGTAACGTAATCCTAAGCCCTGATAACTTCATAGGTCATGTTAAAGGCTATGTCTCACTCGCTAAAGTAAAGAACAAGAAGAGCGTCTCTATAGAGTGGGCTAAAGAGGACAGCTTCGTGAAGCCAGAAGAGGGCGTTTACCACATCAAGGTAGAAAAGAATAACAGGGTTGAAGACCCCAATGCCTATATTATGAACTATCAGAGATATGTGTATAGGAAAGAACCTTCTCCCATATTCTCTGACCCCACCACGATTGGGCTTGCGTATACTCCTCACGGAGACTCTTTGAGAATCCGAGAAGCTCCTTCGGGCAGAGTTTTGGGAGCAACGGAATACGTCTTGAATGGGTCAACCGTAACTTTAATAGAAGAGGTTCAACAAGGACTGTCTTTAAGTGCGGAGTACACAAGTAAAGATGAGTTCTTGAATGGCCCTTTCCACGTAACCCCAGACTGTGCTTTCCGCAAGATCATACCAGGTGTCGTCATTGCAGTGGGTCGCTGGATAGAGGATGGAGATGAGCAGGTAATTGTTGTGTCCAACAAGCAGGAGATTGTAGCTAGGGAGCATGGGGGGAGGTGGGAAATCTCTGTGGATATAGACTTAGTTACAAGGGATGTCCACTCACAGGCTGACATAGCGGATAGGACTGTGGTTTGGCTTTGGTCTACGTTGAGGCCAAAGCTGGCAAATATGGGTTTAGAGATGTCCGACGTTGGACTCGGGGGAGAGGGTGAGGAAGTTTATGATGAAAATGGAGATGATTATTTCTACACCGCCTCTATGAGTCTTAGTCTTCAGACGGATTGGTTTATCCACTTCCCTGTACTAGTTCCTATTCGGGGGTCTAGTCAGGACCTAGTGCCTATCTCAGAGTTTGATGCTCCTCTTGTGGGCTTAGGTAGAGACAGCAGTTTCGTACAGAGGATAATTTGATATGTCATTTATTGCGGTCTTGAGTAAAGCTATCGAAAGGATGTTAAATGAGCACCAAGCTACCAAAAAAGAAAAGCTATAACCCGTCTGACTTTAACCGCTATGGAAAGGAATGGGCAAGCAGAGATCCTCGCAGGAGTATTGCTAATGTGAAGTTTTCAGGGGCGACGCTCATAATAGAGCCTGTCCACAAATTTTACGGCTGCACATTCAACAACTGCGTTATTGTCCTAAAAAGCTATGGCAGAGAGAGTAGCCATCACCTAAAAATAAATAAGTTTAACAACTGTGTTATACGAGACAAGAGAGGCGATAATTCAGACGTGACCTTTGGAAGTTGTACCCTCAAAAGCACAGTTGTGAAAAGTCCTATCGGACTAGGGGAACCTACCGAAAAAACTCATTTCATTAACTGCGAAATAAAAAAAGGGTACGGCAATGTTGATTTTAAGGGGGTCAACCTTGATGGCACTAAAGGCTTTAAATATGCCGATACTTCAATAGTAGAACACAAGGGTGTGACTGCTGAAGAAAAGGTGGTTATGGGTAGAAATGTTCAGAAGCTAGCAAGGGCTTTGAATAAGGTCAAAAACTTCAAGACCCTACTGAAGAAAGTGATCGCTCTTGAAGAGCAGTATGTCTATAAGAAGCACTTTGGTAGCGAACTGAGGACTCTAAGAGTAGAAATCAGGAAGCGGATTAAAGAGAAGCTGCGTAAAAATCAGGAAGAGGCTAGGCTTCGTCAACAGATCCAGCAAGAAGTTCAACTACTCAATCTGGATCTCGCTCGAGCCCAAGGAGATGATGAGTTAGTGCCTATTATGATGAGGGCAGATTCTCTTCTTGAAGACCCCCTTGCTGAAGAATTCAAAGCTGACTTAGGGTTTATACAAGAGACAGCTAAATCCAAGCTCTCTCTCTGGGAGCGTATGCTTAAAAATAAGAGAAAACTCTTCAATGAGGGTCGTAGGGCTTCACAGATCAGAACCGCGTCACAGATGCTCAACCATCTCAACAAAGAGGCAGGAGTCTTCGACTCGTTTTCAGAGGGGGTGCTTAAATCTATCCTAGAGAAAGTCCTCAAGATGATGGTCGAAGAGAATCTGATTTCGGAGCACTTCAGCTACAGCCCAAGTATTAAGTTCATTAAAAGAGGCGGGTTGGAGAGTGCGTTCGTGAAGGGCAACAATGACCTCGGAGACTTCTCTATCAGGGTAAACAAGAAGGGGGAGAATGTAGTTGTTTTCTTAAGACCCTCTGAAGGAGGTCGTGTGCTATTAGGGAAGGATGTCAGGTTCTCCCTAATAGACCCCAAAGCCTCTGAGAGGAAGATCCTTCAAGAAGTAGGGGGTAGTTTAAAAAGTAAGGGCAAAGTCGGCTTACTGCATGAGCTACTTACGGGCTACAACCCTCACCTTTAACCTTCTCCCTCTCAAACGTTATAGTCTTTAAATAATCAGAAGATAACTGACCCAATTAATGAAAGGATTTGTCCTATGAGACAACTAACAGCATCACAGAAAATCGCTCAACTTGAACACCGTATCGCCAGACTTGAAAAATCTGCTAGTCGATTTGACTCCTTGAACCTCGAGGTCGTCGCATCAGCGGCAGAAGATGTTGCCCTCATGGTCAATGCTAGGTTTAACGCCAAGTCTTCTACCATCCGCAAACAAAAAAGAGGCAAAACAGTAACAGCATTCTTCAACCTACTTCGAGGGCGTGAGGTTCTCACAAAGGTTTTCGTAAGAAAGACAAGAAACCGCTTGGTCGCTTTCATGAGAAACTCTACGGGCTTTGTTGAACTCGGCAATGTTGAGTATTTCACCGCAGATTCTCAATCTTCTGTACGAGAGCTTCTTGAGAGTGTAAGGTTTAACCTTAAAACAGATAGTTCTATCGACCTCTATGTTGACTCCTCAGAGATTTGATCCAAAAGTATCTCTCTGTCTTGCGGGGACACGAAAATAGGTGTGTGGTCTCCCCTATGGGTGTTGAACTCAAGGTACTCTAACGCCATGTGGTATTTTTCATTTTCTTTGAGTTCTGGGTTTTTTTTCGACATCTCCCCCGCCCAATATTCAACGACCTGATCTTTGTCATAAACGACAGCAAAGGGTTCGTAGGAAACCCCTATGATCATGTCATTAAAGATCTCTCGCGGTTCTAGTAGGAGTAGTTCTTCCATCGTAACCTCTATTCAATAGTTTATTTATTCAATCGACTGATAAAGTGAACATCTAAAAAGCTAGGTTACTATGCCAATAATCAAGTTCCAATGTCAATCTTGTGGTCTCTTACAAAGAAAAAGAGTGCGAGGAGTTCAGTCTGTAGATTGCCCTTGTGGAGATACCGCGTATGCGGAAGGGTCTCGACCTGTTTCTAGTATAGGATTCTCTTCAGAGGTTGAGGGCAGTATGAAAGCCCAAACTTCTGGGATTGAGTCTTTTGATTTGGATTTTGATCGAGTTATTGGCGAAGAGTCAAAACAGAAATGGGACACCGTATATCGAAGGCAACGAGATAAGTGGGATGTCCTCCATCAAAGTGACAGTGCCAGCGGCTACGATATTATGAGGCTACCTGACGGGAGCTATGGTTCTTTGCCTGAAAAAGCTAAGGTGTTCCGAGAAAACCGTCAGGACAATATGAGAAAAATACGAACTCAGAACAAGTAAAGGAGTAGTCAGATGGCTATAGAAAATAGTTACCTACCACCAGGTGTTTACACAAGCACCGTATTTGGGAATCAAAACCAAAACCAAGCTCGACTGCAAGGCAGGGTGCCTACCTTAATCGGCACAGGTCGCCAGACCATCGAGAGCAAGGGCAGTCTCCTCGTAAGAGGCTCGTCTGCTGTGGTTGATCAACGGATCGTAGAAGAAGATCCATCAGGCAGAATGGTTGCAGGAGAGAATCCCGATGGGAGTTACACCTATCAGGACTTCGACGGCGAGACAAACCAACTTCAGGTCAGGAAATGGCCTATCGTCACGGGTGACGGGTCTGGGACTAACGCTACGGTTCCTTCTTCTGTTACCGTGAGCATCAACGGCATTAACACTGTCGTTCTCGCAGTTGATGGTGCTGAAGGAGTTCTTACTATCGCGGAAGCCCCTAAGCAAGGAGACGACGTAAGAGTTTCTTACTTCTTCAACCGCACGGACACTTTCGTAGAAGAGGAAAACCTTTCTAGTCAGGTGTCTCCTTTCGACACAGAACTTCTCGGAAGTAGTTCCCCCTTCGTGATCGACAATACCTCTAACACTCTTATCTTAACTGTAGATGGTGTGACAGGTGTTATCACACTCCCTAACGGAGCTCAGGGTGATCGAGCGAACTCCCTCCAGCGTGTCATCGCAACCATTAATGGTGCAGGGCTTGCTTCTCTCGAAGCAGACTCCTACAAAGACACGGAAGGTGGCGACAACCTCATCCTGACAGCAGAGGGGTCGATCCTTGTAGGTAACGGCACAGCTAACACCACTATCGGTGTTTACTTGAACCAGACAGGCAATGAACGCACCCGCACGTTCTTTACTCAGTATGGCCCTATTGTAGACGGAACAAACAGTGGAGTTATTACTACCTCCACTGACAATGTGACCGTTAGGGTTGACGGGGTAATTGTAGCGGTTGAGTCTGTAGACGGTTCAACGAACGCTATCACCCTCGCACTCCCCCCTAAAGTAGGTACTGTCATTAGTGTTGACTACTACCACAATACTTTCAGAGATCAGTTCGACTACGTGTCGGGTCGTGACATCACCTCCATCGACAGAGTTTCTCTTGTCGCATCAGGCGGTGGCTCAGCGGCCTTGTTTGTCGAAGACGTGGACTTTGTACTCTCAGACGACAAGATTGTCTGGGGTACAGCGACAGTTGCCTCTGCGGGTGCAGTACAGAATGGCCAGACCCCTTTCGGCAACAACCAAGTGTCTCCAACTCTCCGAGATGAGAGAGCCTATCTTTTAGAGTGTTCTTCTGTAATTACGAATGCCGTCCCTCCTAGAGTCCTCCAAAACGTCTTTAAACTCCCCTTCCAGCCCGTTGACGGATCTGGTGCAGGGAAAGCCACTAACAGAGCTGATCTTGTCACAGTGAGGACAGGAGTCTCCCTCTCAGACGCCCTTGTCAACCCTCTTGCAGTTGTGACTAAGGTTGACCCTCAGACTTCACAGGTAACTCTCGCCTCTGATATCCCTGCGAACCATAAGGTGTTTGCGAGCTTCTACTACTCCAATATTCAAGACAAGTTCGGAGATAAAGCGTATCGAGTCGAGGTTGAGTCTGCGGGAGCTTCTGGAGTTGGCACTTACTCTGTTAAGTCTTTAAACGAGACTCTTTATAACGTGACTCTTGAAGACAAAGGTACAGACCTTAGTGAAATCGCCTTGAACTTCCCTTCAGGGTCTGAGTCCATGTCAGGTGCTAGAGTTATAGGAGGCACCCCTGTGGCGGAGAATGTCACCGTTGAGCTTCGTAGTTACGACGAGACTCCTGCGATCTTCTTCACCGAAGGCTTCGGAGACTACTTCCTCGTCGAGGGTGCTTCAGACACTCTTGCTATTGAGGCAGACCTTCAGGCAATCACGATTGACTTCTCTGCCCCTATGGGTGCTGGTCGTAACGGTCACATTGCGACTCTTGTAAGTGACTTACTTACGTATGACGTTGCGAGCAACAACACTAACTACGGTGCGACAGCATTAACAAGAGCGGTCACTCTCACTGTGGATGGCGTAACTCTCGCAGAAGCTTCTATTAACGGCGTAGGTGACGATGTTGAGACTTGGGTCGGTGCTATCAACACAGCAGCGAACGCTTCTGCACCTGTTTACACAGCCATGTCTAGCTTCTCTGCTTGGGAAGCGAAGGCAAATTCATATGCTGGCTTCAAGTTCCGTTTCGTCGGCGACTCGAATGGTGCTTCTGCCGTAGCCTCTGCCACGATTGGTGCGGCTGTTTACCTCAGCCCCGACGACCTCGCTAACGCTGTTGGCGTGGCGATTACTAATGCAATCACCGCAGACATCGTTGGTGCAAACGCAGACTTTACAGGTCTTGATCTCAGTTGCTCTGCGGATAACACGGGCCGTTTAGTATTTAGTTTGGATTCTCTTCCAAACGCTAACGACTCATACGGATTTATTGAGTTCATCGCAGATACTGAAGATACGTTCCTCAGTATTGCAGGCGTAGACTTCGATACTCAGAACGCAACCACGAATGGCAACGGCACTCAGACTAAGTTTGGTTTCCTCCCTGTCGCGGCACACTCACGCACCACCCTTACTTCAGGCGAGCTCCGTGACCGCTTGATTCTTAAAGGTAGGACTGTTATAGGTAACAAGTACTTCCCAACATCAGATCTAGGTGTATCTGTTGATCAGGGTGTGCGGGTCGAAGATGCTGGCCTCAGTGCTGGCGACTCCGCTGTTGCTTCAAGAAGATCTGTAGTTGATGCCCCAAGTGTCCTCCTTCGTTTGGGTTGGGGTGATGTAGACGCTCTTGGTATTCCTGCAAAGACACTGTACAGTGCTGGCAATGACCAGAATGACACTCTTGTTCTTGAGATTGACGGTAGTACTGTCACTATCAATTTATCAGATGCTACGGCTCAAGGTAATCTCACTTCAATTACAGATATCCTTGATGATGTAGTAATCGCGGTAGGTGTAAATGCCACTGCTCACATTGAGGGTGCGGGCATCCGTGTTATCAATGCAAACTCTAACATTGATTCCTATATTAGAGTTGGTGCAGGTAACGGTAATTCATCTTTCGGTTTAACTGAGGGTGAGTCTGTTTCTTCTGTAGGTGTCACCGCCCAAGCTTTGACCTCAGCTCTTATGAGTGATGTTGTTGCGAAGGCCTCTTTCGCAACTGCTCTCTTCTCTATTGAGCCAAGCACAGACGCAATCGCGGGTCACTACGCAGAGAAAGCTGTGTCTTACCTCCACGTAAACCAAACAGGTCGTAGTTTTGTTGGTTTCGAGAGTCTCTCAACTAGTACCAGCTCTATCCTTGAAGTTACAGGGGGTCGTGTTGCTACAACTAGAGGAAGTGGTACGAAGATCACCGTAGGCGACGGAGCTGTCGGAGAGAATGCGTATCAAGGGTTTGTGGTCACTTCCGATAACCCGAAGGGTTCGGGGTCAGCTAATGACTCACGCCTCAACGACGGTTCTGGCTCAGATGGTGTTGTAGGACAGACTTATATTGATTCAGTAACAGGCCTCACCTTCTCCCTCCTCGCAAGAGAAGGTGGTTTGTCATACCCTACAGGTGTCAACGCAAGAGTTCTCTTCAGCGTATCCACTACCCTGACAACCGACGCTAATATTCCTGTGTCTCTCATACAAGGTGTTGAACTCACTGTGTCTAACACACTCAACACACAGGCAGGAGACATTGCTCTCGTAGAGACTTTTGTTAAGAGTGGTTCTGAGCCTTCTATAGGTCAGACCTACTATGTTGACTTCACCCGTGTTAGATCACTCTTTAACACTCGTACCTTCACCTCTCTCGGAGACGTGGTAGCCACCTATGGGCCTCTGAGTCCAGAGAACTCTTTGAGCTTGGGTGCTTACCTCGCGTTTGCTAATGGTGCTTCTGCAATTGCTTGTAGGCAGATCCCTCTCGCGAAGGGTCAGAGTATTGCTACCGAGGATCAAGTCATCTCGGCAATTTCTGGTGTTGAAGGTGAGATCACACCAGGTCTTTCACCTTCTGTGATTGTGCCTGTTTATCCTGCGACATCAGCAATCCTCTCCGCAATCTCTAACCATTGTGACATTCAGTCTTCACTTCGTTATCGTTCAGAGCGTCGTGCTGTTGTTGGCGTAAAACCTGGCACTCAGCCAAGAGAAGTTCAGCTTCTCGCACAAGCAACAGGAAACTCAAGAGTTTGCATTGTTTACCCTGACATCGCCACTCTTACTTTCATAAACGACGTGGGAGTCAGTCAGAGCTTCCTCGTCGGCGGTGAATATGTTGCGGTGGGTGTCGCTCTTGCTACAAGCAACCCTAGTGTAGACAGTGCGACCCCTTGGACGGGTCGTGTAATCAATGGTCTTTCTTCACTTTCAAGAACTCTTGATGAGGTTGACGCGAACGCGACAGCTAAAGCGGGTGTGACTGTTATAAGTCAGAGAGCGGACGGTATCAAGGTCAGACATGGTTTGACCACAAACATGACTTCTACTCTCACTAAGACCCCTACGGTTATCCAGATCGCAGATGACGTTCAGATTCGATCTCGTAACCTCTTGAGTAGGTACATCGGTGTGAAGTACGTACCTCAGGTCATACAGCAGATTGAGGGTCGTTTGAACGCTTTCTTGAAGCAACTCGTCCGAGACCAGATCATCTCAACCTACACAGGCTTGAGTGTTCGTCGAGATCCCGAAGACCCAACCCAATTGAACGTGGAGGTCTTCTACAAGCCCGTGTACCCCCTCCTCTATATTCAATTCACCTTTACTCTTCAGGGTGGCTGATTTGTAGTGTATTTATCCTCCGCCTTTTCTAGTTTAACACTACTAAGAGAAGGCAGGGATAACCATGTATGACCATAAGATCCGAGAACTCCAAGGGAGGTTGCTTCGCTTAGAGCGAGTAGCTTCTCAGGGCGACGAGGGCAGGTTCTTTGACAACCCTCTGGTAAGGTCTGTCAGAGAGTTTGCCGAGTCGGAGGCGATCTCTAATGATCTTCAGGTATCAGAGAATGCTTCTGATACCTTAGATTCTGAGAAGTCAAAAGAGCTACTTAAAGCAGAATCAGTTTTCGCACCCCCAACTCCAGCAGAGACCCGAAAAAAGCCAGGTGGCGAAGAGTTTTCAACCCTGAATCAGTTTGTATTAGAGACTGAGGAGGGTGTGAGGATGCCCTCCCCCGAAAAAGCGGAGCAACCCCCTCAGTCTTTGGAGGAAGGTAAGCTGGATCTCAAGCAGAAAGCTGAGGATCGAGTGATAACCAGAAGTGAGAAGCTACGTGCTATAAGAGAAGTCATGAAAAAGAAGTCTAGCGGGGCTTGGCTTTTACGGCAAAGGTCACTCCAGAGAAGGAAAGAAGACAGTCGTTCTAATGGGAAACGTCGCCAAGACGATGAAGATGAGTTGACGGACAGCCAGCGTGAGGTTCAGCGAGAGAAAAGGGACTATGAGAGGAGAAAGGAGAAAGAACAGAAAGAGAAAGAACAGAAAGAGAAAGCCAAAGAGGAAAGAAAGAAAAACTTAGATCAACGCAAGCAGGATCAAGTCAGTGCGAGAGCCCAAGCGAAGGAAAAGAAAATAAAGTCTTTAGAGCAACAGGCGAAAGGGTACTCGAAAATGAAAGGAACCGAAAAAAGCCAATTTGTTAGAGTCGTGTACAAGCTACTCGACCGACAAGGCTCAAGTGGAGCGAAAGATGACCTGCAGTATAAATTGAAGAAGACTAAAAACCCCGAAGAAAAAAGCCAAGAAATTATTCGAGCCCTCAACTCTCTACGAAAAGGATAGAAAATGTCTACAGATCTTAATCTTACAAGCGAAGACCTCATAGTAATGAAGCACGGTGACAGATGCCCCGTCACCGCAGGGGCGACCCTAAGAAGCACAGGGTGGAAAGCTGGCTATTGGGTGAAGTATGCTGAAAATGAAAACAGTGCTTCTGAGTTCACCGTGGAACTCGCAGACGGTGTGTACGCTACGGGTTTTTTGATGTACGGCAGTGAAGATTACTCAAACGCAAGGCAAAGCAACTATAGGAACTTCACATCCTACCAGCAAAGAGGAGCCCTAGCATCTGCTTCAGGGGCATCTGTCTTGACCATGATTATGGGAGGCGGGAGATTTCTATTTTCTCAATTTGAGAGATTCAATCTTGACGTAAATGGAGACCGTACCATCCCTGCGAATTACGCTCTAAATGATAATCTTAAAGTGTCCGAGAATGGAGTTCTCTGCAACGACACGGACGCCCGTCTCCTAGCCAAAACGGGAGGGACACTAGCTCTCCTTGTTGGGGTCTGTTGTAAAACTCCTGTGGATGGTAAATTAGGACTCGACCTGAAATTCTAAATATATAATAGGTTTTGAAAGGAGACAAAATTGAGAAAATCACTACCAGGGATCGGGCATTGGCAAGAGTTCGACAAGATAAATACGACGTTAGAAGTAAATTACACCGTAAAGGTACTAGCTTCAATTCGAGGCGTGACTTATCGTCGAATTGAAGAAACGGAAACTAAAGGGATTTTCCACTTGAGGTTTTCTGTGAAGGGATACGGTGACTTTTTTTTGATGTATTCGGATTGCGACGAGGACTTCGCGAAGAAAGCAAAAAAGTCTTGGTCTGGCATCTTAAGTTATGTGGCCTCTCACCCCAATATCAGATGGGTGGACATTGAGTTCACACCCACTAATTCAATAATCAAGACTGTGATCTCACACTTAAGTAAGAAGTGAAATTAACGAAAACTCTCCAAGAAACACACTAACCTATGTGGGCATAAGATGAACAGAAAAGCAGGACACGTAAAAGATATAATCCTCGATGAGATCGAAAATAGAGAAGATGAACTTAAAAGATATATACTAGTCAACACCGAGTTGGAAGACCACCCTTTCTTCATAGAGCTTCTAGCAGGGAATTTAAAAAGAGCCTATAGGAAAGCAAAGGGCTTTAACTTGAAGCAGGTGGTTGCCGAAATCGGACAAAGCGTAGAGGCCAAGCTTAAGGTTGCGAACGAGGCTCATGTAGTAGAAGAGATCCGACAGTACGCCATCAACAAAGGTCAAGACCGTCTGCAAAGCATGATTGATAGTATCATTACCAACCAAGCTAGACTCATGATCAAAGGAAATTGGAGTCGGCCGCGAGGTGTTAAGGGGTTCTCTAATCTTGTAACAACAGCTATCAAATTGTATCGAAAGGAACTCCCCCTCTCGTCACATATACCTAGTAGGGTTTCCCGCACCGCCAAAACTAAGGCGGCTGAACATCTCTTGGATTGGTACTTCGACCAAATCGAAGAGAGAGTTGAAGACATGGGAGGGGTTTATGACATATTAGATATGTCAATCCTACTCAACCCTGATAGAGTCCTCCCTAAATCGCTAGAGGTTGGGGGGAGAAATTTATCTTATGAAGACTTCCTCAACCTCCTCCTAAAGGCGAGGAAGAAAATGCGGTTTGACCCAGATGTTTATCTCAACTATGACCCTCCCCCATCTGGAAGACAGGGCTACCTGAGAGCCGAAGTTCAGGTGACTACCGACGAAGACACACGGACGCCACTTTTACTCTCTTTTGATATTAAAAGCGACCTGAGAAGAAGTCTAGAAGAAGATATTGAGCGTGTTCTTCAAGCGGCCTCTATGAATACATAAGGGAACTACGAGAGATATAGTTGGAGAGATAGAACGTCAAAGACGTGGATCAGAAGAGTAAGTCAAATAGATTTGATCTGGTTCGTGATACGATTTGGAAAAACCAAGAAGTACCTCCGCCTAATGGTCTGCTCGTAAGGTTAAGACTCAGACCATCTAAAGAAACGGTCATCCTCTTTGTGTGTGATCCCCTTACGCTTCACTTTACCTGTCTTCTTGCCCCGCACGTAACGTTCTAAAGAAGTGAAGTGCCTCCGCTCTAGGTCAGATAGATCATCAACTGTGATCTTTTCTTCAACCAAAAGCCAAAAACGACTCGCGGCTCGGGCTACCCAAAAGGCATCAGCTTGGTGGTTATTCCATCTCTTAGCCCCTTGACCTTCGGTAGCTTGCTTTGCGGCATCTACCATATCGCCTTTACCCATCTTCCAACCTTTGGGTCGATTAAGAAAAGCGGCGGCGTGGGCTTTGACTTGATTGGGTGAAAGATAAACCGTATCTACCTTTTCGAGCATGAGGGCTTCATTGCTATAGAGAAATAGACCATACATCCCTTCACTATAAAGGTCATTGAAGATAGGGGACTCAATACCTACCCTCATCGCATCATTCGGATATTTCTCTCTTATCTCTCGAATCAGTTCTTTCAATCCATCCCTAAGGTACATGTACCTTGTTACAAAGACTTCAGAAGCCTCTGTCTTCATTGTTCCTTTGTCGAGGAAGCTCCCGTCATCGCGGATAAGCGTCCAGCCGAAGTTCCTTAGACTTGGGTCTAGTCCTAGTATCATATCAACCTCTCTGTTTTTATGGGCAATAGTTCATTTATAAGATAAAGTTCCTACACTGCAAGAAAAGGAGCTTCGATATGTCTGAGAAAGATATGGGTCTATTACCAATAATGTCACCTTTGTTCAATCTCAGGGAGACCTGTAAACAGATGTCTCTCCTCGAAGACCATTTGAATAATGTCAGGAAGAGATGCCCTGATTGTATCAGAAAGCACTTCCTTACGATAGAGGCACTGTTTGAAGAAGCAGTTTCTCTCGACAAAGACCGTGAGTACGCGGAAATTCTTGATGGGAAAGCTCAAGATATCAGGGACTTGCAGGGGTCTTGGTTAGATGACGACAGTGACGAGAACTATCTCCTCGTCGCTCAAGCTCTCCGAGCTATCCGCAAGGAGTTTGCCCCGCTGTGTTTTGATGTCAGGAAACTTGCTAGGGTTGAGAGACTAAGTTCACAGCGACATTTTTGTAGTGGGTATAGTGGTGTTTCTTTTTCTAACCTCAGAGATCTCGCGAAGAGAGCCACTAAAAGTGAAGTGGAAAAAGAAGATGAGGCAATCGCTTCCCTTGTTCGCAGGGACCCAAAGAAGAAACCGCCGAGAAAAGATCTTAGGGAGAATCGGTACAACACAGGCGACCGTGACCTTGAAGGCTTGGGGCGAGGTGACGGCGGAGACCCTCACCTTTCTAGGAGAGACAGGAAGATGAGTAGTCGAAGGTATCTCTGAGGAGTAAAATATGAATCCGTATCGAAATATACTTACAGAGCTGAGAGAATCTCAAAATTTACTTAGTGAGGTAACTGCTATCCTGAAGACATCTGCTTCTAAGGGGGACATAGCCAAAGCGAGAGAATCGTTAAAAAATAAAAGCTACAAAGACCCCGATAGCGGTAAGAGCATCTCTTTCAGCACGGCATACAATAGAAGTGTCCCTCAGGCCCAGAAAGATTACGCAAAGGCATTGAAGTCGTTGCCTTCGGATAAAAAAAAAGAGGATGACGACGACAACCCCCTTGACGACCTTAACGAGGAGCAACTCGACTTACTTGAACGTGTTTCTAAAGGGCGTGATGTCTCGAACATGTCCCTCGTTGAAGAGAGGGTGCTTAGAGAGTCTTTAGCTATCCTCCTAGAGTCTCAGGACGAACTCGAAAAGGAGGGTGAGCCAGAGCCCCCTAAGAAAGCGGAGCGTAAGAAGAAACGTAAGTACGTGAAGAAGGTCAAAGAGAAGGTCAAAGAGAAGGTCAAAAAAGAGATCAAGCCGAAAGACGACGACGACCTTGAGTTCATTGACATTGATGAACTTATTGACGTTGAGGAGTTATCTGAAGTGCATTCAGATGACGCCAACCCCCTTTCTTCTGCCCTAGATAAGAAAGATAAGAGCAGGAGGGAGTTCGTTCAACAGGAACTGCTGAAGGAAGATGAGAAAGCGGAAAAGAGTAGGGACTCAATTCTGGACACTTTAACCCAATCTATTGACACGATCTCCATTAAGGCCAATGAGGATCTGGAGAGTCAAATAAAAGAGCTCAAAGAAGACCTGAGTAAATCTGGGATATCTGAGTCCAAGAAGAGAGAAATAGAAGACTCGATAGAAGATCTTCAAGACCAGAAAGATATCTTAACCCTTAACATTAAAAGCACTCAAGAGGGTTACCGTAAAGCTCTCACAGAGGCGGTTAAGGACATCCCTGATTTCGATGCGGAGCAGTCTAAGGAGCTATCTGAATCCTATTCGTCAATGGGAGCGGATTTAATATCGAAGGTTGAAGATCCCGCAGAGCTCAACACTTACATAGAAGACCAGATCAGCGAGCTGGAGTCTATAAGCAAAGATGACCCCGACTATCCTAAGTCACTAGGGAAGCTCTTAGCTCTCAAAGCTATGAAAGAGGAAGTAGTAGAGAACCCCACTTTCGGCTTCTCCCCCCCCTCGGCTCAATGCAGATCCTGTGTTCTTAGAAGAATATAAGAGGGAAGTTGGATCTCAGCAGAGGACTAAGTTCAACTCTTTCAGCAAAGAGCAGAGAGATGTCGCAGCAAAGAAGCTGTCGGCACAGAAGGAAGACCTTATTGATATCCTAGAGAGTCCTTCTTCCACAGACGCGGAGAAAAAGGAGGCAGAGAGGCAGATGATGATCGTTCGAGAATCAGAGTCTGCTCTAAACACTGTCCGCCTACTCAATGAAGAAGAGCCTTTGGACGGATTCTCTCCTGTAGACAAGGATCTTCTTGAGCTTGCTAAGGAGAATGAAGGTGTAGTGGAGCTGGTCTCTAATGTATCAAGATCCGACCTTTCAAATGAAGAGATGAGGCAGGTTGTAGAGAACAATCTGAGGGAGTTGCCTGAGGATCAGTGGTTAAAAGTTCTAGGGGCGGGAGGAATGGACAACCCTTATTCAGGCTATAAGGATACTTTCAACAGCAACTACTGCCCTAACACCCCATCTAACGTAGCGGCGGGCGTAGCGGGTGAAGAACTCGACGATATGTCTAAGTGTCCAAACCCTGTCACGGACTCATTGAAAAACTCTTTGAGGGACTCTTTAACAAAGAACTTCTTGGATGTGCAGACTTCCTTCCAAGCCCTGAAGTCAAAAAAGAAGAAAAGACCCGCTCGAAAGAACAAAGAGCTGGCTGACGTACTCAAGAAGAACAAGGACGAATTCTTTAGCGTCTTGCTCGATAGTAAACATAAAGACGGGACGCGAGTTACAAAGGAAGAGAAGGAAGAGTATAGAAACTTTTTCTTCACTGAGTTGAGAGCTCTCAACTTGAAAAACTTGAAAACGCAAGGTTACCCTATCAATGGAATCGAGGACATCATGCGTAAGATGAACAGGATACGAGGACTAGAGGGCAAGAAGAAGCTTGAAGAAATAGAAGCCCTGAAAAAACTCATGTCCGACATGATGGACTTGAACCCACCAGCTAAGAAGGCATCTATTTTTAATAAACCTTTTATTGAAGGTCGTAATAGTTGCGGAGGTGTTTCAATGCACAAAAAATCAACTGTCTATATAGACTATCAAGAAAGAGCGAAGTCTTTCAAGAAGGGTATGCGTGTGTATACTTTCTGGGAAGGAAACTCTAGCCAGCCTGGTGTAGTCGTAGCAGTTTATCCCGCTATCGGTATGGTGGACGTGGGTTATCCTCACGGCACGAAAAGGCAACCCGTAGAAGAACTTATTATAGATACCTCTAATGACGCGAAGATATTGAATAAAGGCGATTCCCTGAACGGGGAGTCAGAGGCAGTGCCTGTTACTACCAGACTTGCTAAGACAGTAGCCTCTAAGCATGTGAAGAAAGCTATCTATTGGGCTCAACGCGGTCGAAAGTACAGGCTCTGTAAAGGGGAAGACCCTAAGATGCCGAATTGCCCTCGTTGCAGGACGCAGATGAACCGTTCTATATACAAAAGAAGAGATGGAGTAAGTGATAAATTGTTCGCTTGCAGAAACTGTCTCTTTATCATCAAAACCACAGATGTTGAAGGAGTCTAAAGATGGCATTCTTACGATATGCAAGAGCTAATGTAGTAACTCCTCAACTCGGGGGTTCTGAATGGGACAAGATCAGGGTAGCTTCTGGTTCAAAGCAGATGAATAGGTCTCTTAAAGCAAAGGCGGAAGATATACTTGGTGAAGAATTCACCCCTGACAAGTATCTACTTACCCATGCAACTATCGTCTGTTCCGTAGATGCCATCACACCCCCAAACACCAAAACAGGGTCTATTAAAGAGGGTGGCGTTACTATCAATAGAAAGTACGCTGACTTTCGTATTTCTAAAGACACAGATAAGTTCATCAATAACAACCTAGACTCATGGTCAAGAGGTGTTATTAAGAAGTCGTACCAGACCTTCATCGGAGCTCATAACTTTGTCGAACACGTTCAGGTTGAAGAGCTGTCTAAAGGTAAGATTATAGACGCTGTACTTAGAGACATAGGCGACTCTTTATATGTAGACATCCTTGTGGCAACAAACAAGAAGCACAAAGACCTCATTGAGCAGATTGTCTCTGGCAAAATGAATTCTATGTCAATGGGTTGCTCTGTGGACTTTACTATCTGCACTAAATGTGGACACGTAGCCGCGGATGAGCCTGAAATGTGCTCTCACGTCAAATACGAGAAGGGTAACACCTTCTTCGATGAACAAGGTGTGAAACACAGGGTTGCAGAGCTATGTGGACACGAAGATATCGGGGAAACTGCAGGTGTCACTTTCATTGAAGCTTCTTGGGTTGCAACTCCTGCTTTCCCTGGTGCGGTGGCAAGGAATACTTTAGATATTCCTGAAAAGTGGCTGGAAAAAAAAGCTAGCCTTGTAACCGCCGCTTTCGGAGTGGACGAAGATAGCGAAGAAGGCGAAGGGGGTCAGGATAAAGCTCCCTCAGATGGCCTCCTAAAAAAGCTAGATGCTGTCTACGAAGAAGCTGTTATCGACAGATTCAAGAAGAAGCTGGAAACTGAGATCAAGAAAGAAAAGTCTCAGTTAGCTCTACACCCCCCCATCAGCAAATCTACCGTTGAGCAGAACGACACCATCATTAAAGAAGGTGGCTCTATCAACACGGAAGATTATCTCAAAGCATTAGGCCTCTCCATAAGAACTGCTAATTCAGAGCAAGAGGCGGTCTTTAACATAGCTTTGGTCAACAACCACTTCGGTGTCAATGTACCCTCTAGTGTCTATAAGGTCGCTAGTAAGATAGGGAACGCCGAAAACTATTCCTCTGTGGAAGACTTTCTGAAGAAAGCTTCAGAGGTGTATGGTAAAACACTATCAGAAAAAGAGTCTTTCGCTCTTATTCGAATCTCAAAACTTTTATCCCTTAACAGTTTCGGGCAGAGATAAAGTCTTGCCCTTGAACCAATGAAAGGAGTACCTATGTCTAGGTATACTCGTTCTAAGTCTCAGAGGTCTTCTTCTGCCCGAAGGAACCTCCGTTCACGCCGTGCTAACTCAGCTATCCCAGGTTATGACAACCTCGGCTGGGAAGATTTCGGCCACCCCGCTTCAGCAGACCAGCCTAGTCTTGAGGACTATGGAATCGAATCAGATTTCGGTGAGGGTGTACGCAAAGGTCCTTACGGCGACAGTCCTGCACCAGCTTCTTACGGATGGGAGCCAGATCATCCCGCTTCAAGAAGTGCTAGCCTCCGTGACCGAAAGCTCCGTAAAGCTATGGAGCGTAAGGCTGCCAAGTGCATCAAGATTGCTGAGTCTCGTCTCGGCAAGTCTGCGTCTCAGCGTGAGATTGAAGACCTCGCACTCCGCTTCATGGATCTCCCAAATAAGGCGGTTAACACTCGCGTAGCTAGCCTCGACCACCATATGGGTATGGAAGATCTCGATGCAGATGAAGACGACATCATGGCAATGATGGACCACCATATGGGTATGGAAGACCATATGGGTATGGACGACCATATGGGCATGGAAGATCTCGATGCAGATGAAGACGACATCATGGCAATGATGGACGATCATATGGGTATGGAAGACTTCGATGCTGATGAAGACGACATCATGGGCATGGAAGACCATATGGGTATGGACGACCTCGATGCAGATGAAGACGACATCATGGCAATGATGGACGACCATATGGGTATGGAAGATCTCGATGCAGATGAAGACGACATCATGGCAATGATGGACGACCATATGGGTATGGAAGATCATATGGGTATGGACGACCATATGGGTATGGACGACCATATGGGTATGGAAGACTTCGATGCAGACGAGGACGACATCATGGCAATGATGGACGAACCTGTGGCACATGGCATCTTTGACGAGTATGACCTCGACATGGATGGGATGATCAGCCCAGAAGAGTTCGGAGGTTCAGCGGACGCTTTCAACGCTATGGACAGCGACCTCGACGGCTTCCTCTCTAGGGAAGAAGCTTCTGTCGGACTCGGTGACTCTTTTGGAGAAGAAGCCGCTGAAGTTCTCGCGGAGGAAGTGACTATGCTTAAAGCCGCGAATGCTCGCCTCTCACGTAAAGTCCGCAGTCTCTCTGTTCGCATGGCATCTCAGGAAGAGGCTTCTGAAGAAGAAGCATCTGAAGAAGAAGCCGAAGAGAAGGAGACTTCAAAGAAGAAGGCAAGCACTTCTCGTCGTATTGCCCGCATCGAGAGACTTGCTAATGCACTCTCTGATTACATGGCTGAGATGGAGCGTCAGGCATCTGAGGAAGAGGCTTCTGAAGAAGAAGCATCTGAGGAAGAAGCTGAAGAGAAAGAGACTTCAAAGAAGAAGGCTAAGGAAGAAGAGGCATCTGAGGAAGAGGCTTCTGAAGAAGAAGCCGAAGAGAAGGAGACTTCAAAGAAGGCTTACCACTCAATGGCTGACGTTCTCGCCGACCTTGAGATAGAAGCAGACGAAGAAGAGATCGTCGCAGAAGATCCTATGGGTCTTGATGCTTCAGACCTTGGCATGATCGACCCTAAGCTTGCTTCAATCTTCACCGCTTCTGACGAAGATGACGAAGATGACGAAGATGCAGACGAGACAGAAGATGGCGATAGCGAGGAGAAGGAGACTTCAAAGAAGGCCTCTTACCGACCAAGCAAGAGAACTCGTCAAGCTTCTGTGAAGACACTCGGCAACATCAGCCGTGAGGCATCTAGCTCAGACGAGCTCTCTAAGCTCTGGGAATCAGCCCCAGACGTTTCTAAGTTCTTCGGGTGATTTTTTAATAACTCGTTTATTGAACTTGTATAACCATGCAACTTGGGTGTTAGGGCAACCTACCACCCTATTCTAACAAACACACTACTCACTTGATTACAGTGAGTATGAGCAAACACATAGGAGATTAACTATGGCTCTACTTGGACAAGCAAGTGGTGGGTTCACTGAGAGCAGTTCTGCACTCCGTATTCTGCACGTCGGTGTTCGTAACACCCTCGGTCAGCTTACTGCAGACAGTTTCACTCAGACTAACCCTCCTGTAACGACCGATACAGATCGCATTAGTACTTCTGCAGGTATGCAGACCAACGTTCTTGGTGTACTTAGCGGGTCAATCGCATTCACTAGGTCTGATGAGGGTGTAAACTTTCACGGTGGACCTACCGCAGTCAACCCCGCAACTGAGCGTGTACTCGGTGTTTTCATTAACAATGCTTCTGGCAATGCTTTTGAGAACCAACCTGGCGTAGCAAGCAACAGGGGACCTTATGTTTCTGCACAGGGTTCTTACGCGAACAGCCTCTATGAGACATCTCGCACTGACGCGGACCAAGCTATCACCTACAGTGCTGGCGACAGCCTCAGAGCTTCTGTCAACGGTTATCTCACTAACGATGCAAACGAGAGAGCTAGTGATACGATTGAGATCGCTATCCTCAAAATTGCCCCAGACTCTAACTCAGACGAGTTGGTTTACGATCAACGCATCTGATTATAGGAAAGGACGTATAAAATGAGTAACACAGTTGACAATAGCGTAAAACAGAAGATCATCAGCGACTACATCAAGACCCCTCAGGGTCGTGCGAAGCTCGCGGCTTCTATGACACAGCCACTCCGCCTTCGTCGTGACTATACGAGTGTTGGTCGTAAGACCTTCCTCGTTGAGCAACTCCCAGACGGAGCGTTGCCGATTTATGACAAAGATCCAGACGTGACTGCATTTGTAGTTGGTGAAGAGGGTGAGAACATCCTCGCTATCACTAAGCCTCGTCGTGTGATTTTCCCACTCTTCGAGATCGCATCTAACCCTGAGATCCCACTCACGCAGATTAAAGAGCGTCGCTTCGACCTCATCGAGCGTGCTCAGGATCTCGCTAGGGCTCAGATTCAGGCTGCTGAGGACGAGCGTGTATTCGCGATTCTCGACGCAGTCGCGGCTAACGGCTTCGATAGCGTTGCAGGTCAGACTAACGCTGACATCCCTGTCATCGCCCCTCTTAACGGTGCTGTTCTTGCTGATGCATACAGCCTCATCGAGCGTCACGACCTCCGCGTTGCTCGCATCTTCATGAATGCTCGTGACTATGCTGACATCCGTAAGTTCGGTCGTGACATCCTCGACATCGAGTCACAGGCTTCACTCCTCAAGACAGGCCTTCAGGCTACTCTTTGGGGTGCTCAGATCATCACTAGTCGTCTCGTACCTGTCGGTACTGTCTACGCTACCTGTGAGCCTGAGATGTTCGGACGTATCCCTGTTCGTACTGAGCTTACCGTTCTCTCTGCTGATGACCCGAAGGCTCGTACCATCGGTTTCTCATGCTTCGAGAATCTCGGTATTGGTGCATACAACCCACGCGGTCTTGCACGACTCACTGTCACTCGCTAATACCTAGTATTTAGCTTGCGACAAGCCCCTCTGTCTCGGCGGGGTCTAGTCAAGAAGAAACCCTGTCTTCCGAATGGAGGATGGGGTTTTTTTTTATTTCTCCCACATTCTAAATTGATAACACGTTTATACGAACCGAGATAGAAATAGGAGAGAGATGATGTATATAAACTGGTCGAAAATACTAGAGAAAGCAAACCTCGTGACACTGAGATTACACTTTGATCTCATGTCTGCCTTGGAGTCTCTAGATGAAAACCCTAAAGACGTGACTGAAGACGAGATTCGTTACGCAATCATGCGAGGGAGAGACCGACTAGCCCAAGCATCAGGGCAAGATAAAGCTCTTTTAATAGAGATTGTGTCCGCCCTTGAAATTGAAATGAACAGTAGAAAACATTCGCGGACAATGAGCCTGTGAGTAGAGGGGAGTATTTATGAGAAAGCTATATAACACTAAGAGAAAGCTCTCGATCTCGCCCACCTTCAAGATTTTGGGTGGAGTCCTCCGTAAATGGGGAGAGATCCGACACCTTGAAGAGGTTGCCATCATATACAAAAATGGCTCTATCTCTAGGTACTCTCAAGATCCCGATTCTCCTTTCTATATCAGTGTCTTCCCTTACATAAACAAAATGGAAGTCTTCGGGATATCTAATAAATGGCGACGTTACAATGGCTCTTGGGATTTCGTCACTCACGTATATGACCATGAGGGACGACCAGGACCTTTGCGGGCCGAAAAGACCGAAAAGACCATCAAGGGTGCTCGCCAGGCTGGCATTCAAGCTGTCAAAGATCACTATGTTCAAGTGAATAAAACTCTCATGCAAGATCCGCAAGAGAGGTTAGAGGAAGAGCTGGTAAGAGCACTCAAGGGCCACGATTGGTATTACGCGATGAGTGATGACCATAGAAAAAATATGAGCGGGCGAGACTCTATGAGGCGTATTAAGCACCTAATGCGTGAGATGGAAGACTCTGATAGAGCAGAAGAGCTATTTAGAAAGTATGCACCCGAGGGCATAGAAGGAAAAGGCATCATACCTAAGAAGAGACCTATCGTGGAGGGAGACATCTTCTTTAAAAAAGACCCTCATGGATTTGATGTTCTTTATTGGTACGAAGTCTTGAAAGTAAACCGCAGGAGTCTTGTGCTTAGAGAGAAGAACTTCAAGAAGAGTAAGTATAACTCAAAAGAATATCTTGGAGATCCTTTTAGAGTCCCCTATCCTCAGAGAAAGTGGAATGTCATTAAGTACAAAGGCATCACTTACACCTTACAGGGTACGCAGTTTTAAAACCTCATCGAGCCTCTTTTTTTTATAAGTGTCAACACACAAACTTATTTAAAGGAGGCTCGATGAGCATTGAATCTATAGTCCATGCCGTATCTCGATAATGACCCTGAAGGACATTGGGAGCGGAACTTCTAGGCCTTTCCGCCTGAACAATAATATTTCTATAAGCAGTCAAGCTGTAAAGGAGAAAATAAGATGAAGTTAACACCAAGAGATAAGAAGGTAATTGATTCTTTCATTGCAAAGAAACCAATGGTTTCAAAAAAGCTGTCTACAGACGGCAAAGTCCTAAATAAGAACGCCCAATTATATTCTCACTTAGAATATATAGGGGTAGCTGAGTGGGGGGGGAGTCATATTAAACAAGTAAGCGACTACCCTGAGGAACTTGCAACCATTGTGAACTATATGACGAAGGAAGCTCTTCGAAGAGGCATCTCGGTGTTCGATTTTTGGGGTCGTGAAAAGAAGCTGAAGGCGATCACTCTCACTCCTAAAGACAAGAAGGTCATCGAGTCTTTTATCGCAAAGAGGCCTGCACGGTCTAGGAAGCTTGAGTCTTACGGACATTCCCTTGAGTGCTTGCTGACTAGTAGGGTATTATTCCAACATGACGTGACAGGGGACTTTGTGATTAGAGATCGGAAGTCTCAACGGGGTTCCGCGATTCACAGGTGGCATGATACTGTTTTTTCCTATCTCAAGAAGAAGAGTAGGAAGGACACAATCCTCGCAGAAAACTATAAAAACCTCGCTGAATACATGAAGGACATCTTAAGAGAGAAGACCATTGAGTTCAATGAAGTGAGAAGTATAGATAGGAAGCCTAGCGAGAGGCATATCCAAGAGGTCTGGGAGTCTGGTTTGATTGATGAAGAGATCCGTAGGGTGGACGAGGCTATCTCTGACTATCAGCACATGACAGACGTAGGGTTTCAAGACTAATGCATGGTTTAAGACTTCCTAAACTAACGCAAAGAGACAAGAGTGTGATCCAAGACTTTGTGGATAAGAGGCAGTTTTATTCCAAAAAGCTTCTTTCAAACAGCGAAGCACTTGAGTGTAAAGTGACCAAGTGCTTTTCTATTGGGGAGAAGAGGGCAAAATTAAATGGAATAGTTGGGTTTTCAGTCACTTAGATTTCTCTGACTTGTGGCTACGGCATGTATCAAACTATGTCTGTAACAGGTATGGCGACATACTCTAATAGTTTATCTATCCTCGTCTTTCTCTACACCAACAAAGGAGAAATGCTATGGACAGGATTGAACAGATAACTAGACAGTTCCTCCGTGAGAAGAAAGCCGCCGACTTCTTGGCAGAAGACAGGGAAGCAGGGGGGCATCGACCTGGTTCTTACATGAGCAGGCAGAACCTCGCACATATGTTGAATCAGGTCATTTCTATCTGTCAGCAAATGGGGCATGAGGAAGAGCTTGAAGATTGGGTTGAGGACAAGATATCTCACGCCCATGCCGCTCTTTCAGATGTCGCGAGATATATTGAATATGGAGACCGCGAACCTTCTTTAAAAATGGCAGAAGACGGCCTAGTCGCGAGTGAAGACGAGAGAATGGCTCACCGAACTTGGACGAAGAAGCAGTGGAAAGAACACCTTGAGAAGTATCCTGAGATGGCCTACTACCAAGGAACTTACAATAGAGGTAAGTTTAACCCCGCCAAAGCTAACAAGAACATTAAAGAGTTCGGCCTTGAGAAGGAAATGGAGGCAGGTAAATTTAAGCCTAAAAAGAAAGCGAGATGGAGATGAACTCAGCTACTAGAGTAGCTTCTGCTCACATGAGAAAAGAAGCCGCAAGTGGTCTCTTTGGGTTCACCAAATCTATCCAGAGAGAGGGTGAGTCAGCCATCAAGAGGGTAAAGAAGCAGGCGGAGAAGATCTCCACACAGCTTGAAAAGAGACATCCTGAAGCAGGGGTCTATTTAACTTTGAGATGCACCAAAGCGGGTTGTGTTCCTTCTAAGGCATTAGCTAAGGTATGTATCTTCAACCGACCCCAAACTAGGGTCTTGAAAGGCCCTATGGGATTTAAGCCATCTACGGCTAAGGCTTCCCAGAAAGCGATCTCGGACATACTCTTGTTTGCGGGCGAGGTTGGATATACTCTGTATCATAAGAAGAACGACGTACTTCCTTTCTTAACATCCTACGCGAAACGGAAGAGATGCCCCTACGCCAAGCTCTTAACTGAAGCGTACCCCCACATTCAGAGTGGCCTATGAGATCTCTATTCTTGTCCTTCTTGATATTCCCCTCACTGAGCTTTGCCCAAGTGAATATGGAATCAGATCGCGGAGGAGACAAAGAAGGATGGGGTCTTAAGACAGACTTTGGCATCACCCTACAGTCGGGTAATGTCGAGACATTCTCTTATAAGCTTGGGCTCAGGGCTGATCTCGCGAGAGGGAAAAACCACCTTTACCTTGTCCTGAACAATCAGTATGGGGAAGAGGGTGGCGTAAGCTTTAGGGATCAGGGATTTGGACACATTAGGTGGACACATATGAGAGGGCCTGTTGGGTTTGAGACCTTTACTCAAGTAGAATATGACGACTTTCGACTTCTCCAGACGAGGCAGTTGAATGGTTTAGGATTAAGAGTTGAGTTCATGGAAGTCTTAGCTGTCGGCATCAGTGGAATGTCTGATTTCGAGTCTATTCAGAAGAGAGACGAAGGTCAATTAGATTGGCGTGGGTCTTCTTATATCAGCTTAGATGAGGATTTAGGAGAGTCTTTCAAGATCCACGTCGTAAGTTATTACCAACCTCTTTTTAAGGACTTCTCTGATTGCCGCCTATATAGCATAGCTACGCTATCAGCCTCTGTCACGAAAACCTTCTCGATTAAGAATCAAGTATCTTATGCCTTCGACACAAGACCCCCCGACGGTGTCGAGAAGAAAGATCTTCAATTCATAGTGAGCTTTGAATTGAAGACTTCGGGGGAATAGTTTTTTTATGGTTTACTCTTTAATAAAAGGAGAGTGAGCATGAAAAGCCCATCAGAACAAATCTTAGACCTTCTGTCTGAATACAAAAACCTTAAAATCAAATCCGCCAAGAAGTCTTTAAGAAAGATACTAGGTAAGTTTGATGTCGAGTTAGTCTCTTACGAACTTCGAACTAGGTTTCTTGATCAGGTTGAAGTGAAATTAAAAAAAGAGTTCTCTTTACCTAAGCACTTGAAGAGGGAGTACCCTGAGCTAGTAGGGGAGACCTTCAGCTTAGGTCACTTCATGCAAAAACAGAGTATGATTAAAGGAGTCCCAGAGATTGGTATGCACCAAGAGAATATGTGGGTGATAGACCTTAACTACGCCCTCAAGACGTGGATGTTGCAGTATGGTTGCGACATTGAGGTTCTCGTAGGAGATCGTAAAGACTACCCCCTGAAGAAGAAATACACATCCTTAGTTAAAAGAAGATTGCACAGATATGGCTGGAAAGCTCAGTTGCTTGTTAAAATGGGCTTAGGCTTATTTGGGGGTCTCTTCTGGAAGCTTGCCTATGAAACCATAATGAAGATAGACGACAACCCTTTCTTAGACTTGTCTAAAGACAGCTTAAATCGTTTGAAGAGAGTCGGCTCTAGCCAAGCGAGCTGGGCTATCCTTTCAAGCGGAGTGTCTCAGTCAAGAGTGGAAGCACATATCATCCGACTCACTGTAAACCAGCTCCTTAACTCACTAGAGAAGAGTCCGCTCAAAGAAGAGCTCTATAAGCATGTTGGAGATAATCTACAGGCTCTCCCAGCCCACTTGTCGAAGCTCGAAAGAAGCTTAGATAGGACAAACTACGCTCTTATCACTATGGGAGGTGATTGGTATCGCCAGAGATTGGTTCACGAAGACCGAGAAATGGTAGATATGGCAAGCAAGTTTAACCCCCTTCCTGTGCCTTCTACCATTAAGAAGTCTCATTTAAAGCAGGCTAACCTCTTTAAAGACCTGATAAAGAAGACCTTTTACACAAAGACAGAGAATCTCCTCTCGGCGGTTGAGGAGATTAAAAAAGTCCCAGAAGCCGAAAGACGAGGGGTTCAAAAAAAACTCATGTCTGAACTCGAGGTTCACAAGAAAAAGTTTATAGAAAAGGCATATGGAGTGCTGGAGAGTAAACTTGAAGGTTTCCAATACGAGATCATAAGGTTCGAACCCAGTTCTAAATTATACTCTAACATCACAGTCCGAAAGAAAGATCAGAAAACTAAGTTCTCGCTCAAGACTTTAGAGTCTTCATTGAAGAAAAAAGCGAGAGAAGAAGAGCTGAGCCTCACACCGAAGACTAGGTTCAAAGATTTGTTGTTTGTCCTTGAGAATTGGAAATTCCAATATGGGCAGTATATTCTAATGTTAATCGGAGAGTCCTCCTTAACCTTCTCAGAAAAAGATACTAAGCTAGTTGCTAGGCTAAGTCGGTGGCTTAGTATAGGAGCAAAGAAGGCGATCATCCTCTTGAAAGCTTTGTTCTTGTTTTTCGACCCTAGTGCTTTGGGTATTATAATTACCTTCCTACTCCTGCCAAAGACTCTCGGCTATCAACCCCCTGCGATGGCGTTTGGGTCTGCCTTATTCATTGCTTTTGCAAGCATGATCTTCATCGGCAGAGAGAGAGCAGTCCCACATTGGAAGAGGTTTAAGAGAATTTAGCAGCCCCCCGTCTCTTTTCGATAATATCGGTGAAGATATTTATTAGAGAAAGAGATGATTATGAGAGTTTTAGAGAATAAGTTTAAGAGCAAATGTTACGTCTGCGGGGTTACGGTTCAGCCCGCAGACGGCTTCGCGGTTGAAGAGATACCGCGTGTTTGGAAAACCGTTTGTAAGAACAGCGGTTGCCACAGCCAAGTCAAGGGGCTGACCGAATTACTGAACCGACCAAACACTAGAGAGATTACTTCAAAAGGGATGGTTAACATCTACCCTTTCGATTGGAGTGCCCTCCCTAAGATTAAAACCTTTCCTGGAGCGAGGTTTGATGGGAATACCAAAAGCTGGTTTATCTCCCTTGACCCTTCAGACCGAGATCGAGTAGTTAAGGTCGCAAAGGATCTCCGCCTTGATCTCCCTAAAGGGTTTGAAAAGGTCGAAGCCACATCCGAAGTTAAAGAAGCTATCGCGAGAGGAGAAGCAGTTGGAGCTTACCCTTACCAACTTAAGGGCATTGAGTTCTTGGCGGGTAAGAAGCATGCCCTCCTCGCGGACGACATGGGGCTCGGTAAGACCATTCAGTCTCTTGTCGCCCTCCCTGAGAACGCAAAGTGCATCTTCCTCTGCCCCGCTACCCTCAAGAGCAATGTTGCGAATGAGGTTAATAAATGGCGTCCAGATCTTACCCCTGTGGTCATCTGTGGTCGAAAAGGGTTTAGGGTTCCTTCAAAGGGTGAAGTGGTAATTGTTAACTATGATATCTTGCCCTCTTGCTTCACACCTACGGATAAGTGGGGCGAGGAGTCAAGCACGCCTTCTTCTTGGGTTCAATCTCTATCTGAGACCGTCCTGATTGCAGATGAGGTTCACGTCTGTAAGAACCCAAAGGCATCTAAGTCTAAGAAGACAAAGGTTCTCAGTAAGATGTGCCTCAGAGTTTGGGCTATGACAGGTACGCCTATCATGTCTAAAGCTCTAGATATGTGGGGTGTCCTTCAAGCGTTCGATTTAGAGCGTAAAGTATTCGGTAGCTGGAAAAACTTTGTTCAACTCATGAATGGAGAGAAGCAATGGGTTTCAGCTACCGCTTCAAAGTGGGTCTTTGGAACTCCTTCCCCTATGGTAACAGAGACTCTTCGAAAGTTGATGCTCCGTAGGTTGAAGAAAGACGTTCTCCCCGACCTTCCCGCTAAGACTTACCAAGACATCCTTGTAGACGTAAATTCTAAGTCTCTGTTCAATAAGACAGAGAAGCTCATGGTAGATGTTAAGCATCTTACTCCTAACGAGCCTTTACCTCACTTCGAGAAGTTCTCAAAGCTTCGAGCAGCACTCGCTAAAGACCGCATCCCAGCTCTCATCGAGCAGGTTGAGTCTTTTGAGGAGGCAGATGAGCCTGTCGTGGTCTTCTCGGCACACAAAGAGCCTATGAAGGCTCTGGCTCAAAGAGATGGTTGGGGTACCATTACTTCAGACACCACCCTCGAAGGCCGTAAAGAGATTGTCAGGCAGTTTCAAGACGGGTTTCTCAAGGGCGTAGGTTTGACCATCAAGGCGGGCGGAGTAGGCCTTACCTTGACCCGAGCTAGTAAGATGATCTTCGTAGACATGGAGTGGAATCCTGCTTTGAACACTCAGGCGGAAGACAGGATCTGCCGCATCGGTCAGCAAGCGGATAATATCCAATATGTGCGACTTGTCAGCAACTGTGCCCTTGACATCCATGTACATAATATCCTCCACGCAAAAGCAGAGATGATCCACAAGGCATTGGAGAGTGAAGACTCGCCTGTGGTCTTCACTCCAACTCCCGCTATCGACCTTTCTACGAAAGTGGTGCAGGAGACTCCAGAGGAGGCTCAAAAGAGAATCGAAGACCTTAGAGAAGCAAAGAAGCGAGCAGGGGAAAAGCTGGCTCAAGCATCTGCCACAGCAAAGATCACTGCTCGCCGAAGCTCTTGGACTCGAGGTAGTCTTTTACCCGACCCCTCACCCACACAGCGTCAAGAGATCTACGCCGCCCTTGTCCTTATGTTAGGGTCTTGTGATGGTGCAGTGAGCCACGACAACGTAGGCTTTAATAAGCCTGACGCATATAATATGCGGTCAATCCGAATCTCAGGACTCTTAGGAGGAGATATCGGTCTTCAGAAATATGTGTGGGGTACTCTCAGGAAATACAGCCGACAGCTTGAGTCCATCTTCCCCGATCTCTTCTAAGATCCTGTCTCTATCTTCTGGTGATCATACGCCCTCAAAAACTTTTCAGCTTTATCTAGCTGATATGCCTTATCTCTCAGATCCTTATTGAGGTTCATATTACCTAATACGGTAATCTCATGGGTCGCGGTATCTTCAAGCCTTGTTGTCAAACCTAGTGTTTTTGGCATCAAGGCTTTTATTAGTTTAGGGTCTATGTATTTAATAGAGATGTCCCAAACCATATCTAATTCTACACCTTGACATATGTTCAAAGGCTGACCCCCATACACGGTAGTCATCTTTTCCCTGTGAAGAGAAATCCCTGATCTCGTCTTGAGTTCTAGGTCAAAGAAGTGGACAGGTATTGGGGCTTCAGGTCTATCAAAGAACATCTTAAAAGCTACATGAAGGTTCTTATCGCCAAAGGTTATCGTGGGTTGGTTGATATGACCCCACTCATGGATGATGATATATACCTCTTTAGACTCTACGAGCCTATTAACGAAGTCAAGTTCGATGTCGCTCATGGGTATGTACAGAGAATTACTGTTCCCACCTCCAAATTCGTTCTTGTCTTTTGCCATCTTACACCTCTTTAGATAAGTTCAAGTATGTACAATACTCTACCCAAGCCAGAGCTAACCTTAACCCCTCTAGCACTAGAAACCTTTTGAGACTCTCTCAGAAAGAATAAAGGATCGAACTCTAGCTTAGTTTCGCCCTTAAGTATACAATCTCTCAAGCTTCCCTTGAGGTCAGATTTACTTAAAAAGTGCAATATGACCTCTGGGTTGATGTAAGACTGCTTCGTTGTTTTGGGTGAGTCATGAGAGAGGGCGACTTGAGCACTTTTATGTGCTTTATCCAGAACTTTGCAGATCTCGTCTATGGTCTTCTCCGCCGCCTCTTCCACCTCAAGATCAACATAAGACTTTATTTTTAACATTAGAGTGTCTCTCTCTTGCTTCAATGTCTCATAAACCGCTTCTGTGGCCCGCAGCTTCCTGAAGTCTGTAATTCTTAACTCGCCGAAGTTTTCCTTAAAGTACTTCTTGAGGTGCCGATATTTGAAATCCTCCCCAAAGAGGTAATCTGAACTATGACCCTCAAAGCCCTCTATGTACTCTCTAAGTACTTTAGTTGTAGTGGTATCAGTTAGAGATGCCCTGTTGACAACACCTTTCTTACCCTCAAACCGTAAGAGGATCGTCCCATCTCCCTGTAAACGCAGGTGCTCTCTCTTCAAAGTGAGAGCTCCGAAGGTTTCGATCTCCTCACCTTCAGCTAGGATCGCATTCCCATGACGACCTGGCCTGATGCCTGTCTCTAGAATAATTAACAAGACTAGAGCGGAGATCTTGTCAAAGCCGTATTTTGAATCCAGAGAGGACTTTAAGGTCTTCTCTATGTCATCATACTGCTCTAAGATCTTACGTTGATTAAGAGCCTTTTCTGCAACCGTGTACGTCTTGTTCGCAAACAGCTCTCCGATGTTCTTGACCCTGCCTTTATCATCGACATCAACTGTAATGGTGTCGGGAAGGTAGGCCCTTAATTTCTTAGGTATTGTCTTAAGGAACAACTTCTGCTTCTTATAGAGCTGAATGTCCCTCCTCGACTTTAGTGTAATCTTCCCTTCACCGTCAAGAGCCTCTTTGAGTGTGAGGTCACCCAAGAGGTGGTCGGTTATGATCTTAACCGTTTTATTCCTCTTAGTCTTGAAGGAGTCCTCTGTCAGAGGCCCTACAAACTTCTGTATATATCTCTTCACTTGGGGGAGAGACTCTATCAAAAGCCTTAGCTCTTTCGCTTTCGTACTCCCCTCTTCTATGGTGCGAGGGTACTTTTTCAGCGAGGAAAGGAGAGACTTAAATTCCTTTAGAGACCTGTCTCTGAAGTTGATTGTTGCTTTATCTATATCGTTCATATCCCCTCCGTCTTAACTAAGAACTGAGATTGGGGGGGCTATTAATAGACTACAACCTACTTGAGTGTGCCGTCAAACTCTTCGAATTCTATGTCTTCGATTGGGTTTTTTTCGGCGTGCTCAGTTTTTTTTTGCGTTGGATGCGAGGAACCGTCCTTATCTAAGGCAGAAACCGCGACATGAGTATACTTATCAAGAGCGGCCTGCCCGAGAATGTACCCTATCTGGATGAAGCCTGAAGTGACGATCATCGTAACCAACACCATAAATGCGTAGTGTTCAATTTTCGTCTGATATTCCCAGATGACATAGAACATCAAGATTTTCCATCCAAGGTCAGCGATAAGGTATGCCAAGAACTTCTTACTCTTGAGTGGGAGCTTATCGAAGATGGTATGGTCTTTTGGTTTTTCGGTGGTCATGGGTTCCTCTTAATTCACTCGGAGTTTGGTTCGCTTGTTAGTGGATTTGTTAACTGTTTTTGGGAGGTGGTTGTTTCCCAAGTTCACTCTAGTTGTCATAGAACTCTGGAAGTCGTCCTCTATGGTTTGAGTGTATTTACGAGGGGGAGTGCTGTAGGCATATATAGTCTCCAGCCTACCCTGCTCTTCAGGGAGCATGGAAGACAGCAATGCTTGGAAGTCGTCTCTCGCCTTTTGATTTCCGTCAGACAAGAACTCTAGGATCAAATGGTCTGGGAGAAGGGGAGGGTTTTCAAAGTCGCCTGTCACACCTTTCAGGGTGTTCTGTCCGTTGTCTCTAATCCAATAGTTAGACATCTCTCTCCCCCTCTTCTTCTTCACCATCTTCGGTGTCTTTGGTTTTAGGTATCCAACTCTCTACAACATTCTTTAGAATGATGTCTTCTTCTTTCTTTGCCTTAATCACACCCTCTCCTTGGAATAAAGATAGCTTGTCAATCACAGCAGATTGGAGATCGAATATTTGTTCGCGAAGAAGTTGCATCTGTATCTGAGCATCCCTTAATCTCGCGATCAGGGCTTCTCGATCTCCGTTTGCGGACGCGAGTTTGTCCTTGAGTTCTTCTACTTCAGAGGGGTCTCTCCCTGAAGCTATTGCGAGCATAGAAGATATAGACCCCGTGAGCATACCTATGATCCCAATCAGGATGTCCCTATTTTTCTCTACTATTTCGTGCGTAGAAAGAAAGTAGATGAGTATGACAATAAGACACATGAAGACGACAGACGCCCACCAGCCTCTTTTAGCTTTCTCTGATTGAGTGAACTGCTTATTTGTCTGGTTCATCGCTAAATCCTATTCTTTTCTGCAGGTCTTTTTTAACAAAATCGTAAGACTCTGAGACGTAATCTACGACGCTGTCATAGATGGGCATAGTATAAGGAAGCCCTATTAATATTCTTGACATGGGTCTAACAGATATTTGAAATAGGACATATAGGATCACGATAAGAGAGATTACCCCAGCTCTCCATATGACCCAATTTACCCAATCTAGGAATTCCCTATCTCTAGCTCTTTTCTTTATATACTTCGGGCCACCCAGCCTTTTGACTTTCTCAGAACTTGGAGGGGGCTGAAGAGATTCCACACTCTGCCCAACTGCGTAAACCTCCTGCGGGGTGCTCACCCCTTTGAAGCGATACATACCAACGCAGGCATATCGAGTGTCCTTAGGGGTACGGGTATTAGTTCTACTCTTAATGTTGACAAATGCTTCTTTCGTCAACAGAACTTGACCTGCTTGGCAGAGGCTCATAGTTCGAGCCGCTATGTTTTTAGCTAAGCCCTCTAGTTCAATCCTTTTAGCACCAGCACCGACGAAGAGTTCATCTTGTTGCACCTCTATGATCCGACCCCAATGGATGCCTATACGGGTAGTCAGCCGAGTCTTCTTTGGAACTGTCCTCTGATAGCTGAGAGCAAAGTTGACGGCATCAACAGTCCTGTTAAAAGAAAGTAAGAACCCGTCACTTCGGTCTATTTCTCGACCGTCATGTTTATAGATTAAAGACCGTGCGAGCCTATCATGAACCTGAAACCACTGAGCCGACACATGGGCACCATTCTTTTGAACGAATGCGGTAGACCCAATTATATCTAGCAAGACGATTGCTAGATAACGTTCTTTCATCGTGACTTCAGTGGGGACTTTCATACTACTCCCAGAGGCTCTCTATATTGCTACAAGTAGTATTCAAGATCCTCTGAGCTATGACCTTATCGCAATTGTCTATGTAAGGTCGGTATCCGACACATTCTTCAATGTAGTCTATAGCCTCTTCGCAAGGTGTCTTCACGGGATCTTCCTGATGTCCTGCTTCACAAGAGCTTAAGGAAAACGCTATTAGTAAGGCGATCTTCTTCATTACAAGTACCCTACGAATGCGAATTCTTGTTTTTTAACAACTTCGAGAGGAGAGTTCTCATACTTTTTGATTAACCACATGATGTAGTAGTCTCCTGGGATAAACCCAGCGGACAACCTCTCCGAGACGTAGTAGATTCCAGATTGATCTTGAAATGGCACTCTACCACCCTGCCCTACTCTCCATTGACCTCTAGCATGGTCTTTAGCATGGAATTCATAGTAGATGACGTAAGGGTCAAAAGCACCACCACTCTGGTCATACAGCATGATGTATAAATCATTAGGGCCTAACTGTTGCCCTTGAGTATATACAGGCATTTTAAATCACCGAGATGATGTTGTTGACTGAGGATGAGGCGACAGCTTTTTTAACAGAAATGGTTTGTTCCGCTTTGACCTCAGATTCGTCCCCTACAAGATTAGCGACGTACTCAACAAAGAGAGTTTGCCCTTCGACATCATTAGGAATTGTAATCTTAGTGATGAACCTATGATCTTGATCTGTCTGTTGCATGGCAACTGGGCCTGTGATCACTGTCCTTACGACACCTTGATACTTAAATAATGTCGCGGTGACATTAGCAACTTGAATGGGTTTGCTATCTTGACCTATCCAAGATACTTGACAAGGGTGCGACTCAGAGACCTCTGCTTGAGAATAGTACGCAATCATAACCCCCCTCCTTCATATGTATTATATGTATTTATGAAGGAGGGGGGTTATAAAATGAATATTAAGATTCTTCCCTCGCCATATAGGTCAAGGCTTTGAGAGACCTGATCTCATCGACATAGCTCAAAGCGATCACTCTTGACGTTCTGTTGAAGAACTCTCTCTTAAGATCTTTAAAAGAGGACTTCTTCTCGAAGACGAAGACCACCTTACGCCCTTCAAGCTCAGTCTTTAATAGCTCCATGCCTACTACTTTTAAGTACGCGGCAAAGTACAGATCTGAGGTCTTGTAAAGAGGCTCGGGTTCAACATTCATACCGAGCTTCTCTCCAGAAGGGAACTCAGGGCGACTTGGGCTTTACGAACGCCCTTGTCACTTGAAGGGATTTGAATGAGCTTGCCTTTCTTATCCCATTTAGCGACAAGGGGTCTTTCTCCCCATGCCCCTCTTAACTCGTCACCGTCTGTGACCAGCACCCGCCCTTCATGTGAAGAACGTTTTAAGAATGCACTAAGAACCTTTTTATCCTGAAGGGCGATTTTCACCGTTTGTGTCTCCCGTGTTAGTTATGATTTAGAGGACGTTACCGAGTCCGTCATATACTACCACGTAAGGATCAACAACAGCACCTCCGACAGTGCGAGTGCTTTTAAGACCGAGAAGATCTCCCTTAGCTACAGAAATCCAGAAGCTTGAGTCCTCCTCAAGGACAGGGCTCACGACACCGTAGTCAAAGAAGCTCGTCGCTACAGGCTGAAAAACCCCAGCCACTTCTACGACATGACCTGCGGGAACGACGTATCTTGCCCCTGCGAGAATCTGTAGGATGTCTTCTACAGAAGCTGTAGAGGTTGCAACCCCCACGCCTGCGGTAGCTACGGTCACCGCGACAACAGCATTAATAGCCGCGAGGTCGAGAGTGTTACCTGCTCTCATCTCAGCCACTAGAGCATCTGCGATGGTCTTTGCGTCCGCTGATGTGATAGACGCACCTACGGCAGGGTCGTTTGCACCATCATCGAGATTGACTAGGAGATAAGCCGCGAGGCCTCTCACTTCCGTAGTCACCACCCCAGCCGCTACTGTAGGGAGTGTGGTGGTTTCAGCTACGCGAAGGTAACGAGGCCCTTGCGGTGCGGGGTCAACCACAGGGTTGGCTTGTGATCTATTAGGCCACATATCTTTAACAAGAATCTGGCCGTTAGAGATAGATGTGTCTCTGATACAAATTGCTGGACTTGGCATTTACTTTTCTCCTTAGATGTAGAGTGAGCCGTCATCACCATAGATGACAACGTAAGGTGCAGGGTTACCGCTAGCGTCTACCCTCTCCTGAGCTTTGCGAAGCTGACCTCTCTTTGCAGAGATCCAGAAAGAGGGGTGGTTGTTGAAGTCACTCCAAAGACTAGCATAGTCGGCAGGGTTCGTGAGAGATCCCGCTTGATCTAGACCCGCGAGAGGCACGAAGGCACCTGCATCTTGCACGTCCTGACCCGCTGGGATACTGAAGACTTTGTAGCCCGAAATAATCTGAAGAACCTCAAGCACTGTGCCTGTAGAGTTACCCAGAATGCCGTCAAGGTCATTACCCACGGCGGTGTTTTCAACGATAACAGCATTGATGTCTGCGATAGTAAGACTTTGAGCAGAACGCATTCTCAAGATGAGAGCATCTGCGATGTCGTTTGCTTGATCACTAGTAAGGGCGATGCCCGCCGCCGCAGTATTCTCTACAGTAGTGAGAAGATAGACCGCGAGACCCGTGAGGTCAGTAGTCGTAGCGAAGTTGACATCGAGGGCAACGTCCTGACTAATGTCCCTTGTATGGCCATAGAGATAAACGGGCCCTTTGAAGTTAGGGCTGATAGTAGCATTCGACTGTGTCTTATGCGGGTAGAGATCAGTGATCTGTACTGAAACACGTCCGTCAGTTGAGTTAGTTACTCTTGGGGTTGCAAGAAATGGCATATCTAATCTCCTATTAGCTGTAGAGAGTACCGTCATCGTTATAGACGGTAAGAAGAGGCGAGGTAGAGCGAACTCCTGCGAAAAGGTCGCCGTAGACGCCGTCTCTAACAGAAGTTAAGCCCGAGAGTGAACCCTCAGAGAATGAGATCTTCCAAGAAGAGTCTCTCGGCACAAGTGTTCTCATTGTAGAGCCGAGTGTGCCAGGCGAGAGTACAAGCTCTTTAACCCCGTCTGCATCCTGAATGGGAACTCCTGCGTTCACGATGTAATCTTCACCCGCTAAGATCGCTAGTACTTCTACCAACGACCCTGTGCTGTTCGAGTTAGCGACGCTAACCCCATCGAGGTCAGTAGGTGCGTTAACAACATCCGCACCTGAAAGAATTGTGTTGATGTCTGCAGTCTGGAGGGTAGATCCAGCTCGGACTCTAGCGACGATGTTCGTAGCCGCTTGTTCAGCTTGAACTAAGCTCAGAGCAGGGCCTGTACCCGCACCGTTAACATCTGCCGCAGGGTCAGCCTCTATGTGAGCTATAAGATATGCTATGAGGCCGTTACTTCTTCTGAGAAACTCGATTGAAGTATCTGCGTTGACTTTCAGCACAGGGCGACCGACGCCTGTTGAACCGACATTTGCAGTTCGGACATAGAAAGGGCCTTGCCCTCGCGGATCGTTGACGAGGTTTCTTTGAGACTCGTTGGGGAACAAGTCTGTGATCTGAACTGATCCGTTTTGGATTTCAGGTCGTCTTGCAATGATATATGGCATAGTAATCTCCTTTGTGGTTATGCTTTTACTACGCCGAAATATAAAACAACTATTACCCTAAGTTTACGACAGAGCACCTCATCGTGAATTGAGGAGTTGAAGACTTCCCACCAAAGAAAAACTCACCTACAGAGCTTGAGGTCAAAGAGAATTCGTGACCTGGCTTTATAATCGTAGGTGACATACCAGGAGAGCAAGAGAAGTATAGATCTTCGCCCGCTACATCAGATAGGTTCTGAATATCAATAGACTGACTAAAATTAGGAAGGTGTATATTTAAACCCCCCGCGTCTAAGGAGTCTGGGAGACCCCCTCCAAGGTCTGGGGCTGTTGCGGTTGCTGTGAAGACAGGGCTTATGACGCCAAAGAAGTCGTAGGGAACTAGAGCGACAACAGGGCCGAAGTCGGTGAAAGCACCCGTAGATCGGATTTTACCTCTCGCTCTAAGGTAGCAAACCTCGCCGTTAGTCGGGATGCGAGCACCTACGAGTGGCGGTGCGGTCGCATAGTCGTCAAGGGTGAACATGAATCGAGTCTGATCTCGGTTTGAATCATCGACCCCAACCTTAGATTTGAGGATAGAAGGACTCTTGAAGGTGGAGTCGTATCTCATCTCGAACATCTTAACAGGGTTTGTAAAAGCGTCGTCTATATTTGAGGCTCCATGTATCTCGATAAGTTCAAGGCCTCTGAGGTTTCGGTTAGGAAAACTCATGTCGGTCATGTTCTTGGCTCTATAGTTAAGACTAGGTATTAATCTTCCTCTAGACATCACTTACTCGCTTTCTCTTTAGCTATGAGGGTTTCATATGAAGATGTGTTCTTCCCCTTGGATTTAGCTAACCTCTGAGCCTCTGACCAAGAGTCTACTTTCTCTCCGTCTACGTTTGGAGCTAATGTGACATTGGGCTGATCTCGCTTCATCTCTGCTGTCCGAGACTCAAGGCGTTCATTCTTCTTACGCATCTGGTTCTTGATACGATTGTTTTTGCCAGCCCAGCCGTCGCCTTTAAGTATGAAGTTACGGGTGGGTTGAAACACTTTTTTATTAGGTGTCTCGCACTCAGTGCAAGGTTGCTCTTTATCGTGATCTCTCATAGAGACTCTCAGTTGGTAATCGTGTCCGCAACTACTGCAACGATATAAGTAAAAAGGCATAGTTTAAGCTCCGAAGTATTTCTCTAAGACAGCATAGATGTGCTTGCAGATCTTATGTGTCCCATTGGGGTCTTTCTTTTCTGGCCTGGTCTCCGTACCTTTAGTTGTACCATACAAGTAGTCTTTTTCTTTTGCGTGGTATTCTGGTCCTTGATACACCCAATATTTACAGGTGCAAGAGACTCTCAGGTCATCCCCGTTGGCCTCTACAGTAACATTGTAGTCGGCTACCTTGTATTTCTTAGGTTCGTCTTCAAGCTTACTCTTAAATTGTTGAACAATACCCTTGACGACTTTGCCCTTCTCTATGACATCTGGGTCAAGATTGTCTAATATGTCTTTTAGAGGTGCGGAGGTTTTTCTCATGTTCTGTCTCCCTGTGATATGCTCAAGGGGGGCAAGATAGAACATTTATTAAACCTTGGAGAGAAGCTCCACAATTCTCATTACAATTTTCAAGTATTCACCTTCCCCCAGAGCTCTGTAGTTGGGGCTTCCAGCTAAGAGGGCATCACCCCAAACATCACCGCCCCAAAAAGAGGTACAGACATCCCTACAGGAAAAGCCTTTAATCTTCTCCCTAGAAGACACAGTAATGGTGCGATCTTTTGAGTTATAGGCACAAATGACTCTCGATTCCCTAAAGAGGTCATTCACGAAATGCCCTTCTGTCTTTCGACAGAGAAGCCCTGTCGAGTACTCTTTGTAAAAAGTGGCCTGATCTAACTTCTCCCGAAGGTAGATCCTCGCTTTCCCCATTCTCTTTGCAATAAACCCATCGAGAACAGCTTCTCGAATAAAGGCAAAGGCCAACCGACAAAAATCCGTGACATCTATAAAGTCAACATCATCTTCAGAGATGGGGTCATTCTCTTCAAGCCACTGTAAGATTCCTTGGATCTTCTCATGAACCTCTTCGTCGCTTGAAGTCTGACCCGCTTTAACTTTAGAGACTTCTTGCCAAAAGGCATCTTCTTGAGGGAAATCGCCACTCGCCCTTAATAGACCTCCCAATGTTTCGAGGTCTAGAGACTTGACTAAGACGACATCGTTACTTCCAACGGAAGGGATGTCCTTATCTAAGCAGGGAGAGGGCTTATTCTCTGTCGGAGAAGTGTATTGGGTGCCCTTGCAGGTGTAAGACCCGTATTGAGCCTTGACTGTCAACACGGGAGGGTGTTTAAGGTCAACGGAGAGAGCCGCACTTTTTGCATTTGGAGATACAATGACAATCATCTTATTAGTCTTTCTATCATCGGCAGAGGTTAAGTTTAAGGAACGGAGAAGAGAATGACCAATTCAGAAACCAGAACCCAATTAGAGGTTTTTAAATTCTACCTAGCTCTATATGGATTCCACAATAAAGGAGGGTCTGAAAAGACCTTTCTTGCTGGAGCTTCTACTCTTAAGAGATATGTGGAACTCAGGAACGGGGTAATCAGAGATTTTTTATCCCCCTTAGCTGAAAGAGGATACCCCGCATTTAACACTCTCCCTAATAAGCTATCGAGAGCTCTTAAAGGGGCAGTGACGAACCCAGATCAAGTCTTAGCATTAGGTTCCATCTTCTATGACGTTTGTGTATTTTACAAGAGCAGAAGCAACTTGATCCGAGAAATATCAGATAGGAAGAGCAGGGATATACTCAGCACTTGTGTTTATGCTTGCTATGACGAACAAGTATCCTTATCTATGCTCTTGACAGCACCCCCTTCTAGGCTAAAGTTACCTAACCGCTGGATTAAGAAAGCCTCTCTTCAGTTAGAAGAGGTATCTCAGGTAGAGATACACCTCAATGAACTTAAAGAGGTTCAAGTTATATCTGAAGAGATCAGAAGCCTGAATCTCAAGATTAACTCAGATACCATCACCGACCAAGAGAGAGCTGTACTTATATCTTTGAGAGAGAAAAAGATGAAGTCTCTCCAGAAGACTTCTGAAGAGATATCGAGTGAGTCTCCAGCCATCGCGGTCGCGAGCAGTATTATTAACAGCCCTGAAGAGCATAAGACCAAAGTAGGTCAAGAGCAAAAACTGACTCCCACCCAAGAAGATATCATCCTCTCTAAAGGAGAGACTTCTGTGCAAGCAGGTGCAGGGGTAGGTAAAACCAAGGTCGTAGCGAGCAAGGTTGCCTATACGGTTAAAGAACTCGATGTCTCCCCTGAGAACATGATTGTTGTCTCTACGAGCAAAGACACAGCCGACAATTTGAGGCAGAGGATTGTTAAGTATGGCGGGGAAGAAAGCATGGGCAGATTCGTAGGAGTCTCAACCGAAGCAGTCGCCTTCAGTATTGTTAAGGATTTAGGGATCATTGCAGATAAAGAGATCATTAAAGATGAAACATTGGAGGAGTGGGTAAAGCTGGCTGTAGATCTCGTCATTCAAGGTGACGGTTCCAAGGACTCACCCAATCAACCTCTTCTAAAGGGTGTTGAACTCGACCCCGAAAGTAGTGAAGACCCTAGACTAACACCTCTACTGATTAGGGTGGTGTCTACAATTGCTAGGAAGGCGGTTAAAGAAAATTCTAAAGAACTGCTCTCGCTAGTAGCCCCCGCTATTTCGACATACTCTAAAGGGAAAATCAAGCTTGCCCCTAGGTCTAGTGAGGTGTGGCTAGATAAGGACTTTAGGTCTTCTATAAACCAGCACATAAAAAGCTCTGGCGGTAAAGAAGACCTAAGTCAATCTTCTCCATATGAGGGATTTCAAAGGTTTGCTTCAGAGAGTGCCAAACCTAAGCCTATTAAGGTGAGCAACCAATGGTTTAACTTGGGTATGGACCCTCTCCATAACACCCATGAGGCAAACCTGAGTCAATTTACCATATTCATAAAAGAGAACAAGAAGAAGATGGTCTCTGCGTCTTCTCTCTGGGAGAAGAGGAAAAAGTCAGCACCTCTTGATCTCACCTCGCTCAAAGACATGGTAGATTATGATATGAAGGTCGCGGTTTATGGTGCATATGAGTATGCGAAAGAGAAACAAGGTGCGATTGACCAAGAAGACTTCTCTATCTTGGCTTGTCGTGCTCTAGTAGACAGGCCAGCTCTTCTAAAAGAGATGAATAGTAAGTACACCCACATCCTCATAGATGAGGCTCAAGATTTGAGCGGGGCGGATAAGATGATGTTCCGTCTCATTTCAGGTTCAGTGGACACTAAGACTCTTGAACCAAAGCAAATGACCTCTTCTAACTTCTTTACGATAGGTGACCGTAACCAGAGGACTAAGAACGCATCTAGGAACGCATCTAAGAACAAGGTTTTGTCAACGAACATGAGGTCTCGGTCAAATATCATAGAGGCCGCGAACAAGATTATCTCCGCGGAGGAATCCGCTTGTCGCCCCAACCCGATGAAAGAGGGCGGTGAAATCAGTTATTCGATCCACAAAGACCTTAGAAGCCCAGGTGCAGACTTCCTAGCAAAGGAAGTCAAGGAGCAGGTTGAGGTTGAAGGGTGGGGTCACGAAGGTGGGGAGAACCACAAGTTTGGAATTGCGGTCAGGTCTAGTAAAGAGATGGTCGCATACGCGGTTGAACTCATGCTTGAGAATGTCCCATATTACGCTAACAGAGACTTCCTAGATGAGACTCCAATTAAGGCCGTACTCTCTGCAATAGGACTCAGATCTCCCAACCCAACTCACGTTCAAGAGTCGATACTTAACTTACACAAATACTTGCAGTTGGATCTAGGCGGAGACTTTAACAATAAGCTGACCCGAGAGGCGGGAGGTGAGAGTCTTCTATCTTGGCTCCTAGTTCAAGAATTAGATGAGGGGGCTCTGAGTGACAAGGAAACAGAGTATGTTTCTATGATCAAGAGCGTCCTAGACTTCGAGGGGGATACCCTCTCTTTGTTGAACTTTGTTACAAAGTCTCTTAAGGCATCAGAAGGTAAGACCCTAATGGAGTTGAGAGTTAGCTTCTTAACCCCCGCTGAACTCTTTATGCTTAAGGAGGAAATAGGAGGAGGTACTGTTAGTGCCTATAATAAAGCAGAATTCTCACAGTCTGGTTTCGATGTCATTTATAGGGTCTTCGAGTATTGTGACTTTGACCTTGAGAAGAGCTTTAGGAAGATCGAGAGCTTACAGAAAGTGTCTAAGATGTATTCTAAGGACAAGAATAAAGACAGGGTTCTTATCCGCTTGTGTAAGGATTGGAAAGGCAGAGAGTGTAGAGATCTCTATGTGGCAATGAGCCCCACGTACTTCCCTAGAATGGGAGAAGATATAAGGGAAGAAGAGACACTTGCTTACCTTGCTTTGACTAGAGCTCAAGAGAAGGTACATATCCTTTGCGGAGACTACCCCTCTTCTTTCGTCAAAAAGGCATGTGTGCTCTCGAAAGAAGAGTTCATGGCTCAATCTAAGGAGTCTAAGCCTACACTCACGAAAGAGAGTTCTGTTGACAGTATGATTAAGTGGCTATCTTCTAATGAGAGTGTTTGAGAAGGTCTGAGTCGCAAAGAGGGCAAGTTCCCGTGAGGTTAGACTTTAAGTCTTCAACCTCTTTTGTGATCTCAAAGATTCCTTCAACCATAGCCTCTACTTCAGAGTTTAGTGCTCTCCTCTCTTCTGCTTCTGAGAGGAGCGTGTCTTCAGGGACAGAGAGAGAGGGTATCTCAACCTGCTCAAGGGGTTCTAGCAAAGAGACAGAGGCTCTCAGCCCCCTCATGTGGTCGAGAACTTTTTGATATTTCTCGTGATCTTCGTTAGGCAGGTCGCTCGGGATTTCAGGGTAGCTCTCTAAACCTACGCCAATAACCATGATCTTGACAGACACGTCACTCCTCTTCTTCAACTGACCAATCAAGAAATCGAGTCTTTGAAAGCCGTCGAGGTTTAGCTCAGGGATATACACTTGAGAGCATTTAGATAATTCTTGTATCTCAGAGAGCCATTGGCTTCTATACCGCTCCACTTTCTCTAAAGACTCTATCTCAGCCTGTCTGTCTTGGATATCAGATTCTATCTGACCTATCTCAAGGATAAGATCTGAAGCCTCCCCTAACCCATCAAACCCTTTCACCACACCCCTCTCAAATTCAAGATCTTCCCTCTTGAATTTTATCTTTGACTTTAGGGATTTAATATCAGAGCGAGCTAAGCCAGAAGCTTTTTCTAGGGTCTGGATCTTGTCCACATCCGAAAGAGCGGAAGAGAGAACATTTGGAGGGAGGTCTAAAAGGAATACTTGCTCGAATTGCTTCGAGACTTGTGGCCAGACCTCTTTTCCCGACACGTCTACGCCCACTACTCCAAGTTCCTTGACCTCATCTGGCACAGATGATCCCACCTTGTCTATGAGCGTCCCGTTGACAGAGTAAGAATTGATGCCTTTGCCCTTCTTCCACTCTACGACACCATTATCATCAAAGGTGACTTTTACGGTAGAATGCTTCTCCCCGACCCTTACATGAGAATGCCCTCTGGCATTGGAGAACACACCACATAAGGCTCTTGCACAGGCGGATTTTCCTGTGTTGTTCTGACCCGTGATGACGGTGAGTCCTTTAACCTCGAACTCAACATCTTTTAGAGATTGGTAATTTTGTATGTGGACTTTCATAGAAACTCCTCCTTTGTCTTATTATACCTAGAAGGAGGAGACCTCCATACAGGTTAGCTATCTCCGAGAATGCCACCAAAGTCATCAAGATCGCCTGCGTCGGATTCAACTTCGGCAAGTCCTCCAGATCCACCATCACGTTTGTCTGAGAGATAGGGCTTTACTTGATTGAACATCGTCGCGAGCCAGCCTTCGGGAAGGAGGTTTCGGAAACCCTCTAGACCTTGACCTTTGTACTCTTGAGCGTTTGAGGGGTCAGACCAAGAGTACCAAGCACCCGCTTTCTTAACGACGCTTGCCTTCATAGCCAATTCAAGTATCGTTCTCTCGTTGTCTACACCGACACCTGATGTGAGATAGTAGTCTTGCTGGTGATGCACTGAGTCTGATACCTTGCACTTGTCGAGACTAGCCCTTGCAATATTACCTTTCACAGTCTCAACGACCTTCTGTTGCATTCCATCCCAATCCTTGCCCTTGTCTTTGCCTATAACTCGGAGCATCATGCGAAGACATGAGTAGTACTTCCAAGCATTACCGCCTTGAGCGTCACGGGTAGGCCCTGACCCGAAACCACCCATACCGCCCATCTTCTCACGAAGCTGTGATATGCCGATCACAGCGGTCTTGCTGTCTGAAATCTTCTGCTTGAAGATCGGGAGGAACTGACTCCATTTTTGAGCGAGAAGGCCGACCTGCTGTTGCCCGCCAGGATCAGCAAAGAACTTCAGAGGAACGCCCGCACCGACGCTATCAACCACGATGAGGTCAACACCAGCAGAAGCAAACTTGACCATGAGCTTCATGCCTTGCTCAAGAGTCTCAGGCTGAAGCAACATGAACCGACTCTTATCTGTGACAGGTACGCCCAATGCTTGAGCGTAACGTGGTTCAACTTCGTTCTCAAAGTCGATGTACACGCAAGTTCCCTCTTCACAAGCAGTCGCGGCTGTTTGTAGAGCTATGGTTGTCTTACCCGACCCTGCAAGGCCATAGATGTTTGTAATCTTCCCTCTGGGGATACCTGGACAAGGTCTCACACCTTTGGTGTTTTCTTTGCCTCCGATAAGGTAGTCGATTGCAAGGCTACCTGTTGAGATGTGAGGGATTGATTTTGTGAGACTCTCAGTGTCAAGCTCTACTAGAGCCGAACCTTTTTGATCTTTCTCGGCTTCTCCGAGTATTGCAGTTAGGTCAGGTGTCTTTTTCTTGGTTTCCGCTACCTTCTTCTTAGGCATCTTTCTTCTCCTTAAGTTATGTGATATACACCGTTATATGATCTAGCCCATAAACCAACTTGTTTTTTCGGTAGGCTAGAGAACTCTGTTGAAATAGAGAAGGATTACAATGAGTTGTGAAATAGATGATATTATAAGAGAGATCTTAAACTCTACCCCAGACAGGTATTCGGGATTTCAGTCCTCAACGCCTCAAACAAAAAAGGTCAATGAAGTAAATATCATTGACCTTAAAGGGAAGCGTTTTAAGTTCCCTGGTAAGTTTGAGATGACAGAATCCAACGGATCTGTCTCCTTCAAGGCGATCAAGGATTAGCGGTTGTCTCCGCTACCTCCAATAACACCACGCTCTTTTCTACCTAAGAGCTTCTCCATGTTGTCTTCCGCGATCTGAGAGAGACTAAGATCCAGCTCTGCGGCTAAGCGAGCACAGTACCAGAGAACGTCACCGATCTCTGAAGCCATAGCTTGCTTCCACTCTGCGTCTGTCATCTTACTGTCGCCGTCTCGAATCCACTTCTTCATCTTGCCCGCGACCTCTCCTGCCTCAGAAGCGATACCTAATGAAAGATACTCTAAGGCTTTATTAGGAGGGTACTTCGCCGTTTCAAGAGTAGCCTCTTGGTAATCGTTGAAGGTCTCATCTGAAAAAGCCTGTGCGTCTTCAGATTCGATCCAATTTAAGATCGTAAGTTCTTGATCTTCTTCAGACATATCTGAAGTACAGACCAGCCTGTAGATATCATCACGGGTGACTGTGTAAGGTTGGCTGTCGTCTCCTCTGAGTAGATACTTCATCAGGGAACCCCCACGTTAGAGTCACTTGAGCCTTTATCTTTCTCTTCCTTCTTGTTTGAAGGGTACTCGACATCAGTTCTCCAATTGCCATGTCTGCTCTCTTCTTCGGAGAAGTAGAAGACATCAGGAGTCTGCATGAAGTACTTCATCTCGCCTGTCTTCTCATCTTCTTTGCCCCCAATGAAGCAAAGAAGGTGGTCGATGAGTGCGGTACGCTGAGCTTCGTTGAGCTTGACCCAGCAATCATTACCGATGGTGAGTACGAACTGATACTCTCGCTCACCAAGCACTGAGAGAATTGCAGGTGCTTTTGCGGTTGTACCCAAGATAGGGCGATCACCCTTCCTGTTTGCCTTGTCTTTGAAGACGACAACGATGTCATCTACGATATCGACGAGGTGAGGGTGGTGATTGGCTGTGAGATCGCGAATGATCTCGTGAGTTGAAGACGATGCTTTCCATCTTTGGCTCATAGTTCCTCCATGTTTTAATGTGTTGTAAAGTGTGTCTCTTATAGAGTCTATTTTTTGCAAGACTACTTTTTGTGAATTGCACTCTTGACCGAGGAAGTGAGGGTAGTCAAGAACCCTTCTAAAATAAGGAAAACTCTCAACATAAGGCTTGGCTTGACACACATATAAAACCTTATAAAAAGCTCCATCTGGTCAGGATTGAGCTTGGTTTCTTCATTAAATATGAAGGATGTGTCCCCATCTTCGTGCAGGATGATTACCACGTCATTCAGTGAAAAGCTATGTTTATTTTCGTCCATCATTCACCTAATCTGTAACTTTCCCTTATGGCATGAAGGACTCTATTCCCTGTCTCATGAAAAGGTCGATCCCCAGAGGATTTCACACACCATTGTACTTTGCCGTATATGACGAAATGATACCACCCAGAACCCTCTTCTAAAGTAAGGAGTACCTTCATCTTTGGGTCTTCTTCATGTATGAACTCAAGCATCTTCTCAAAAGGAGATAGATATATGAGAGAGTACCCGACCTCTGTGAGAAGATGGGTCAAGTATGCCTCATAAGAGAGATTGCCCTCATATGAGTTACACACCCTCTGGCCATTTTCAATTCTAGACAAAGACACTACATTACTAAGCCTCCCTACCTATAATCCAAGTTCCATTTAAGAACTATTCTTCGACTAAGTAGCCTCTCCTTTTAGCTAACAATGCTACATGGGCAAGAGCTACGGGGTCGTGAGAGCTGACGACAATCTTGTTGTCGTTTACTAACTGAGAAGAACAGCCTGCAATAGAAGAGACAGACCTCACATACATCTCAGGGAAAGGAGATTCGTTGGCGTGGATCGTGATGTCATATTGATGTTTCATCACCTCTAGTATCCATTTGTCTACGATGTTCTTGGGTAGGATTGCCTTGTTTCCCGTCATAGTATAACTCTTTTTCTCGGTTCCTTATCTGAGTCGCACCTTAACAAAGTTAAGTTGTCCCCTACGGTCTTCATAGATAAGTAAATGTCTTCAAGGCTAGGAGCTTGAGATAAGGACTCCATGCACTTCAAGAACCGATACCTGACCTTCCCTTGAGTATCTCCTAGCATTCTAGCCACATGGCTTTGACTAGAGTGCAGGTACAGATAGACCAACACGTCTATGTCTTTCTTCTCTGTAAAGAACCCAGACAGTCGGGATCTGAGTTCCTCCTCAGTATATAAAGATATTTTCAAGTAGACTTTAAGTCTGTCTATACCCCGATTAATTCTGTAGTGTATGTTAGGCTGGGTGTACCCGAAGATCTTGCCTAATAGTGCCTGACTCACCCCTTTTAAGAGATGAAGCTCTACCATATCGGCCTCAATAGGAGATATGTGGCTCATGTGGTCTAATATCTCCTGAACCTGTAATGCCTTATGGGGGGCTACAAAGCTTGCAGAAGGCAGACTGTCAAGACCTTGTCCATTAGAGAAGATCTCTTCCATTAGCTTCGCGTCCATATCACACACTCTCTACAGACAGACAGTCTGCACTTATTATTATTTCAACACTCCTCATGTCTATAAGGAGTGAGTACATCCTGAGACTGTCTTTCTCAAAGAGATCAAGGACGGTGGCTTCAAAACCCTTGAATTCGCCGTCCTTGATCGCAACCTTGTCTCCAAAATCAAACCTAGCACCTAGTTCATCAGCTCTTTTCAGCATCGAGTTGAGGTCTCTGGTACTGATAACTCCTTTTGAGATCAAACCCGTTGACTCATCTATCTGACTAACCACATTCCGAATTAGGTACGTTCTTCTAAGATCGAAGTAGTCAGAAGCACCGTACCCTGACTTGATGAAGATATAACCCTCCATCACCCAGACGGGTTTTCCTCCGTGCTTGACTATCGGTATGAAGATGTCCCCTTCTTTAAAAGGAGACACTTCAAGCAAAGACCTTTTTAAAGTGCCTTGCTCTACTGCCTCTTCACCCTTGCTGGTTATTTCTAAGATAACCCAAGACTCTGATCTCATATAAGACTCACTAAGAAGTTAGATTTGTTAAATATCTAACTTACTTTTTACCATTGTCGCGAACTTAGACAATGAAAGAGTTCTCATTTCTTCTCGGATTTGACCTTGTGGCTCTGTGAAGGCGGGTAAAGGAGCATTATTTTTGGGTATGCCCCCCTTCTTCCATTTCAGAACACTCACTTTTAACATTGCACTTGTGGGTCTGTATGGGGCAGAGGCAAGATCATCTGCAAGGGCAAGGAGTCCATCCTGATGCAGATCCCATGCTTTCGTGAGTATGTCCTTCTTCCAAAAAGGGGGAGGTTTGCCCGAACCATACCCTATAGAGATTGACCATGTGGCTGCGGTCAGCAACCTATCATAGACAACACCAACGGGCGTGGACATCAACAAGTCTTCAAGAATGATTAGGGACTGACTCACGTCGCTAATGAGAAGCTTGCAGATTTGATCGTTACGGTCTACATGCAGATACTCACGCACTCCTTGCACTGACACTTTACCCTCTTTAGAGGCAACGCCTTCAATCGCCTTCAGTGCATCGCGAATGTGTCCTTCGGTAAAGTCTGCAATGAGTACAAGAGCTTCCCTCTCGCTCTCAAACCCCTCTTCAGTACACACCATTTCGAGACGGTCTGCTATCTCTTCAGAGTTAACATGCTTGATGATGAATGCAGGAGCACATCGAGACAGGACAGTTTGTCTCATCTTTTCAGGTTCTGTTGTTGCGAATATGCAGACAAGCCTCTTATCGAAAGATCCCTTGTCATTCTCCTCCATTGGCTTGAGGAGAGCGTCAAGAGCATCCTTCGATAGCTGGTGAGCCTCATCGAACAGGTACAGTTTTTTCGACCCTGAAAAAGAGGTGTAGTTCAGGTTCTCAAGTAGCTTCTTCACGTCAGCTTTACCTGAGTTCGTAGCCGCGTCCACTTCAATGAAGGAATCGTGACTGCCGTCTAGCATTGCTTTACAAGAGTTGCATTGGTCGCAAGGGTCTCCCTTTACAGGATTCTCACATAATAAGGCTCTTGCCATAATGCGACCGAGTGTTGTTTTCCCTGACCCGTAAGGGCCAGCGAACAAATAGGACTGCCTCCACCCAGCTTCACTTGAAATGAACCCTTTGAGGGTCTTTATCGTGTCTTTTTGACCGAGAACGTCTTCATATGTTCTCGGTCGGTATTTCGTATCTAATGACATACATATCTCCTTTCATTCTTTTATAGAATCGGAGATTTAACGCCTCCTCTTTCTTTTAGGATTGCGAGCTTCGTAGTCTACCCTAGCCTTTTGCTTCCTGCACTTGTCGGAGCAGTATTTTTTTCTATCAGACGCTACCTTGTTAGAACAGCCATAATTCTCGCAAGAGCGGGTTGACTCAATTATTACAACTTCATGTCTGACTTCTTCTCTTCTCCCTGGACAATTGTGATACCAGCATTGGGTTTTCTCTTCTTTGAAGCCATACGAATTGAGTTGAGTACGACATCTCCACCTCCGCACCTCCAACCCATCTTCGTACCATAACACATTGCACTTACTTTTCCTGAGAGGCGTTACTTCTATCTCATCCATTTAAAAAAACCTTATCCACCTAGTTGTTTCTGTAGAGGTGTTATACCAGCCTCAAAAAAATGTCTTTCAAATATGTCATTGGGGGTATAAGTAACCACAATCAAGAAAGGGAGCATACTAAAGATGAGTACGGATTTTCAAGACCGAAGAGTAGACATTTACAACGACGGTGTTGGCGGGGTCGCCCTGATTCAACACATGGGAGATGACCTCACAGTCGTTAACGCGGCTAGAGCCTCTCTAGACAAAGTGAGCACCGAGTGGTCTGAAAGAGAGGCAAGGCTCTCCAGCTTTCTTGTGAGAGAGGGTCACACATCAACAGTCGAACACAACGTCATCACTTTTTGGATCAAAGTGCCGATGTTCGTCGCAAGGCAACAGATGAGACACAGGACATTCTCCTACAATGAGATCTCAAGAAGGTACACCTCAGAGAACCTTGAGTTCTACTTTCCAAAAGAGATGAGGATGCAGGATACTAAGAACCGTCAGACGAGTCTTGATGAGACGTTCAATCCCGTGATTGAGTTCGAGCCTTCCCTCAAAGTGGATTCCTCTTCTGCAATCAAGAACCACACCGCTGACGCCGTGATACTCTATAATAAGATGATTGATCAAGGTGTAGCCCGAGAGCAAGCGAGGATGGTCTTACCTCAGAACATATACACAACTTATTGGGCTACGGGATCTCTTCACAATTGGGTGAACAGCTTCATTGCGAAGAGAGACCATGAAGATGCACAATGGGAGATCAAGCTCTTGGCCAGAGAGATCAGTAGGCAGATACAATCAATATGGCCTAAATCACATGAGAACTTTGTTAAGCATGGGAAGATCCCCGCAGTACAAGAGGGTTGAATTCCCCCCTTTTATACCTCCCCCTCTTCCTGTATCATATAAACAAATAATGCAAACACAGAAAGAGGAGAAGCCACCAAGATGATTAATCTTATCTGGAGGACAGATGTACACATGGCCGACAAGACTCCAAGAAGGAGATTAGGCTCTTGGACAACAGATGTCGTGAGAAAACTTAAGTGGGTCGGTGAACTAGCAAAAGAAACAGGGGCAAATGCTGTCTTAGACGGCGGTGACTTCTTTGATGTTAAGTCACCCTCCAAGAACTCACACTCTCTCGTTAGAGAGGCATTTAACGCCCACAGCGATTACCCTTGCCCTGTCTATGGATTAGTGGGCAATCACGATGTTAAGTACGGTAAGTACGAATACCTGCCTGAGCAACCGCTAGGGGTCTTGTTCTCCTCTGGTGTCTTTAAGGAGTTTGGCGATAACAAGGAGATTGTCTTTGAAGAAGACGGAGTAAAAGTCAGAGTAGTTGGGATACCATATCACGGAACTTTGTATGACTTTGAAAGACTATCCTCTGTGGAAAGAGGAGATGAAGACTACCTCTTAGTTGCTTGTCACCTCTTGGCTCGAAAAGGTAAGACAGGGACGATGTTTGAAGGGGAAGATATAGTAGGATATGACTTCCTAGACACGGTCTCTCAGGTAGATGGATGGTTCTTCGGGCATTGGCATAAAGATCAGGGAGTCGTGAAGCTTCCTAACGGAGCTACCGTAGTAAATGTAGGTTCGCTCACAAGAGGCTCTCTACACCTAGACGACCTTGATCGGAAGCCCTGTGTGGTAGAGGTCAAGATGACCAAAGAGAGTATCGAGTTCGTTAGGCACAATGTGCCTGTGAGACCCGCATCTGAGTGCTTCAAGATAGAAGAGGCAGTAAGAGAAAAAGACGACAGCCAGAGAATGACTGACATAGTGGATCGAATGAAGAAGATCGCGACACAAGGCTGGACAGAATTAACATTAAAAGAGCGAGTAATGTCCATTAGCACGGCATCTAATGGTGCGAAGGAGCTTGCTAACTCTTATTTAGACAAGGTAACTTAAATATGATTGTAAGTGAAAGAAACAAAGAAGGGTTATTAGAGGATCTCGGAAAGTACCTTCAAGAGTACCTGAGCCTCTCACAGAAGATCTCGTTCAACGGAAACAAGTCCGACAGGGCGGACTTGAACGAGTATGCAAGCACGATTCTCGATGTCCTGACACAAAAGTCTTTGTCGGGCAAGTCTCTAGAGTGGGATTACGAGAAGTTCCGTGAGGCGAAAGGAGGCTGGGTTGAGACAGGAGCTTCTGTAGAGGAGATCATTGAAACAGTAACCTATAACATAGGTGTGTATGAAGGCTCTTTGAGTACAGGAGAGAAGTGGGAAGTAGAAGAGATGAAGTCTAATGAAATCACCTTCGCCCCTGTACTCTCAGACATAACCGTCAAGCTCAGCGATCTCTCTGAGCTTAAAGAGAACTACCCTCAGATTAAGAACATTCACTTAGTTAGCGACGCTAAATTGGGAGAGGTCAACATTCGCCTCAAGCTCTTTTTGGACGGATGCGACTAAAGCAGAGTTCATTTGAACGTGTTCCTTGATCTCCTCATCAATAGGTTCTTCACCTGAGAGAATCTTGTATATCAAGGTGGCTCCTTCTCCGTTCTTCATATAGTCTTCAAGATCAGCCTTTAATGTGAGCATGGCTTTAGCTTGTACTATCTTTAGGGATATAGGAAGTGAAGCAGATGACCCTTTTTTGCCTCCTCCTGAAAACTTGTTCTTTATAGCGGTGAACATGTTCGCCATGCCTTCAGTCGCTTTGTCATACCACACTTCAGCCTCGTCGAAGAATTTCTTGCCTGCTTGGTCTGACATAGTTCCAGATAGATAGAGACCTTTCTCAATAGCGGGTCGTACTTCTAGCTGAAACTCCTTATGCACCTCTAGCATCTGATCTTTCATCTCTTTCCAACTCAGATCTGGGTTGTCCATGATGTCCTGAATCTTCTCGTTATACCGAGACTCCATTTTTTCGGGTGTTACGGCACCCGCAAAGATGTCTTGAGTTACGAGCTTGAATTGATTTGTACTTCGACCATCAAAAAACTTTTTCAACGCCGTCCCAAACACTATAGCTATCACGGTAGATATCAAAAATCCTGTCCCTTTAGCTAACAAACCTTCGCTCTGGCCGATAAAAAGTTTTGCAATAAATCCATTGAGACTACCCCCTAATCCGGGGATGATTCCGAAGTGACTTATTATAAGGAAAATGCCAAAGGGTAATATCACCCTTAACAGCATATCTTGAGCCCAAACAGCGGCAATAGAAAGAACCTCGACAGATTGATCGAACGCTTTCAAGAAACTGGTCTTGAAGAGTTCGAAATTTTTGCTTGGACTCAACTTCTGATCACTAGCTCTCCAATCATCAACAAAACTCTTCAAGGCGAGAGGGACGCTCTTAAGAGCATTCAGACCGACAAAGACGAATTTTGAGACAATACCCCTAGTAATGCCAAGAAAGAGTGCTTTGTGCCAGCTTCGTTCATAACCAGGGGTCTTGAACGCACTACGAACACCCTCTGCGATTTGAATCACATCTGCCTCGTAGAGCTCTATCTCACTTGAAGGAGCACGGATACGGTCTTCATCATAGATCAATATCTGTAGTTCGTAAAAGTCCTCGGCCTCTTTGAGTTCTATCGTCTCCTTGGTGATCTCTCCCGCTTTAAACTTTGGATACCACGAACCTATCTTTTGCTGGGCATACCTCTTCTTCTGGAGCAGTGGGTATTCCTTCTCGGCTCTCTCCTCTTCTATTTCAAACCAGCCTCGAAGAACCCAATACCCTATTGTCTCGCCTTTTCTATAAGGGTGAGGACCCCTCCAAGATTTCATGGCGTCGTCAAAGGGTGCCCATTCTTTTTTTGTTAGATTCACGATCATAGCAGTAGCCTTTCTGGTTTTTGGTATACGTCACTCATAAAGAAACAAAAACTAAACCTTCCACTTTGGGTCTACTACCCAAGGATGGTTGACTCCTTCTCCCCTACATAAGGGAGAGTCTTTAACCGACCAATGACACCTAGCTTTACTTCTCTTGCCCTTCTTGAGTGCATGTTCTGCTTTCAAGGCTTCAGATCGAGATGTGTAAGGGCCATAACAAGCACGGGCGACCCAAGGACGATGTTTAGAGGTATATTTACCACCTTTGGGATTTCCTTGTTTACCATTAGCGTAGAGTCCGTTATGTTCTCGAAGCCTTCGTGCGGGATCTGTGGTCATACCGACGTAGAAAAAGCCTGGTAAAGGCTTGCCTTTCTTACCCACCCTAACATTCTCGCTCTGTATAACATACACCCAATACATATTTACTCCTTTTGAGGTCTGACATGAACACTGACGACATACTCAACTCGACAGCCCATTTTTTGAAAGAATACTTTGATATGGAAGATTGGAGTGTTGATGAAACTCCGCCTTCATTTACCCTCTTCAATCTTTATACGAAAGACGAAGAAGAGTGGGCATATCATTTCTTGCCCGTCAAAGACCTTTGTGGCGTCGAGCCTGAATTCTTGGCTCCGACTTTAAAGTCTGCACTTCACGAAAGCACCGAAGGAGAGAACCTTGCGTTTTTCGGGGTCTGTCAGGCTCCCGAAGGCGATCTCGAAGGCAGACTAGACCCCGAGTCAGAGTACTTCTTCCTTATACTGTATCTGGCAGACAAAGATTCCTTTTACGGTAGTCTTTATGATTTTGATATGGCTGAGCTAGGGTCTCTTGATGTGTTCCAAGCATTCCCAGAATTAATGGAGGTAGACTTCTCTACCGAAGATATTGTCCACTAAGGTATCTTCTAGTGATTTGGGAGGCTGACTTTTTCTTAGCTTCTTCATTTAGTTTACGGACGAAGTCCTTTGAGTTACGTTCGATGTCGCGGATCATATTTTTCACCTCTTTCATATAGCCTTTTTGATCAAACACCCCTTTTTCGTCTATGAACTTACCTATGGCTTTAGCTTCATCTTTACCGAATACGTTAAATACCGAACTGAGAGCTTCTTCAAGAACTTTCTCAGGGTCTACCTTAGCCCCCACCCTAACTCGGTCGAGTTCATTAAGCTGGAATAGGTTAGCGAATATTTCGGGGACTGTGAGTACAGCCCAAGCTCCGCCCGCCACCGCTTTCCCTGAAGCCGAGAGACCTGCATACATTAAGCCTGTCATGGTACTTACTCCAAACCTAGCCGTCTGATCTAAAAGAGATTTAGAAGCCTCCCCTAATGCTTCCATAGCCCCCTTTTTGGCTTTGACTAGACATTCCGACACCTTATGCTCCTCCCCCTTCTTCAACCGCCCTTTGAACATCTCTCCGACCGCGTAAGAAATATTCTCCTTCATACTATTAGTATTTTCTTCCGTGGGGTTGGCAAACTCACTGAAACCTTTAGAGAATGCTACTGAGGGCTTAGGTATCTTTCTTGAGAGATTTTTGGTCACATCTTTCAGTATGTCTAACGGAAAATGGATAACCTTCCCGACCAAGTTCTTACGAGTATCGAAGACCTTGCGGTACTTTTTATCGTTCATGTCCATTTTTTTGTCGAGCCAAGTCTCAGTCGTTTTGTTTTTCTCTTCTTTATCCCGCTTCTTCAGGAAAGACTTTGCTTTGTCATGAAAGGGGCTATCAGGATCAGAGGCGTAACTCTTTACCGTAGACAGAGAAAGCTTTCGCCCTTGAAATCGAACTTTATCCGCACCCGCATTACCCACAATAGAGGAGGCCATGACCTGTCTCCCTTCGGGAGTTATTTCTCGATCAATCATAAGTGCTGGTCGGCGTACAAGAAAGTTAGGCCACTTCTCAAACCATTTCGAATAGAACTCGTCCTCACACACCTCCCTTATCGTCTTGTCTGGATTAGGGATATTAGGATCTGCGATATGTACGATGTAATTGCCTTTTTCACCTGTCACATCAAAGATGAGACTAGCGTGACTCCAATCCCTTCCTTCAGGATTCCATGCGATAAGAACAGGCTTTCCTTGGTCTGTCCATTCTTTAACTTGGGTGAGTGTCGCAGGGGTAGTGAGCGTAGCTCTGCACCCAAAGTATTGAGCACAAGCTAATACTTCTTCCCACCTAGACCCTTGCATCGGTTTTGCACCTATGATTTCATTGACCTGCTCTTCTGTACATTTAACACCGAGTGCGTTCAGTGCCATGCAAGTAGAGGTCGAGACACAAGTGAATTGAGTCATCTGTCGGATTGGTGTTACGTTCGCTCTCGCGGATCTTCTCATAATACGCTCCCTTTTTATTTATTACGAAGAGGCGACTATAAGTAAATTATTAGAAAGGCGTATGGCTCAACACAGGATCTGGGTAGCTTTTTAAGAAGCGTGCAAAGTGGACTTGTGACACTCTAAGATTGAATATAGGGATATTACATAGATGTGCGGCACGAACCGCATACCTTGTGCCTCCTGACTCTTTCCCTACCATCAGAGGATCTCCCTCACAGTAGAAGACAACAAACTTAACAGGGTCTAACCTGTCAGGGTCGTCCCCGAAGATCTGGTACATATTCCTTATGATCAGAGATCGGGTGTAAGGCTTCATCCTGTTAAGAGGATACTCCCAGCATACCTCTTTAGCCTTTTCGACAGCCCATTCATGTTCTAGTATGTCTCTGGATCTTGAGAGCCATATCTGCTTTGAACCTTTTTCAATATCACACCCTGCCTCAAAAGCGGAGTCTGCTCCTTTAGCTCCCCCAGACCTCAAGACGAGTCCTTGACGAGAGCAAGCCCTCCCAATCTTCTGCATCATCTTGAGGCAGGTGTCGGGTGTGTTCCTATTTCCGATACCTGCGTAATAACTCATTTTACAAGTCCTTAAAAAAGAAGACCCCCCAACACCACAAAAGGTGAAGGGGGGTCTTAAGTATCATCTGAAGGAGTCTAGGACTGTCCTTCGGACAGGAGACTCATCTTACTTGATGAGGTCGTCCAAGAGGTCTTCGGCTTCGAAGTTAGCTGTAAAACCACTTGCTGAAGCAGTAGGTGACCCGACAGAGTTGCTAGAACTCTGTGCGAACTTCTCAACAAGCTCATCATATGTGAAGACATTGACGAGGCTGTTGATAGATTCCTCAGCGAATTGCCCTCGTCTCACGATCTCGTTAAATACTTCAGGCTTGGTCTGCGATAGAACCCTCAAGAGACTCTCCTTGCGTGGGGTGAATGTCATCTGATGCATGTCATTCGTCACGCTGATCTGAAGATCATGCTGAGAGAAGGGGTAGTCATGGACGAGTGCTTGAAGTTGCTGGAGCTTTGACTTCGTAAAGCCGTAGGTCTTGACTTGGAATTCTCCGTTTGAGAGGCGGTTCTTATCAACCTGACCCTTGTGGTCCAAAGGCCACAACACAAGTGTGGTGTATGCCTTGGTTTGAGCCTTCGCGGGTGATCCGTCGCGATTAGCGGGAATCCCCGGAATTGAAGCGAAGCGTGGCTCTTTGACGAGGAACTTCCCAACCCCACGACCACCCCACATTGAAGTGAGTGCAGTCATATTTGGATTTGTGGGAACTTCATCATTCTCAAATTGAAGAGATCCCTCTTTGAGGCCTGGGAGTGAGATGAAAGAAACTCGGTACTGATCACCCTTCTTGGGCTTAAGCTCTGTTCCTTCGGTGTCTAGTGCGGGGGGCGTTTCTTTGCCGAGTGTAAACTCTGTGAATTCTGACATCAGAAATTCTCCTTGTATATGATAGAAATGAGCTCAGTGATGTTCAGACCATTCTGACTTCCATGTCGCTCAAGTTACTTATACAAAAGAAGACCGTTCCCACAAATTATTTTCCACCTAGCCGAAAACTTATCTCTTCTTCACATATGAGAGCCAGCACCTCAATCAGAACATCCTTAAGAGTGGGGTACTTGACGACCTCGTTCAAAAACCACAGGTCTCCCTGTTTCTTCAAGTATAGGTCTTGACCACCGTGAGTTCTAATAGAAATCTTAGTGGGTGATCTAGACACCTTGACTCGTAGGGAAGTTTCGATGCTACCTCTAGGGATTGTACCTATGTCAGAGGCAAACAAACTTTTAACAATATCGAATGCCTCTGGAATAGTCACAGTCTACCTTACTTTCTTGTCTAGGCTAATATTAAGGTCATATTCCTTGCCTACAAACCAGCCAATAACAAACATCACTACTCCATAGAGGAGACTTCCGAGTAGGCCAGCTTCCTTATCGTGCGATGCAGATTTTCTAACCCCTATCACCTTAAACAGGTATTTGAGTACACAGCCTAGTATGAAGGTCGCTAGGCGAATGATATTTTTTCCAAGGAAGAAAATAAGTCCTGCATTTTTGCGGAGAGAGGCTCTACGGACAAGAGGGTTGTCGAGGACGATCTCTGGATTCTTCTTTGCTTTGATCAAGAACTCCACCTGCTTGATAGGATTAGGGCCTACCTGAGCACTGAGCTCTTTCATAGCCTGCTCGTATTCGCGTGTCTTTGACACCTTTATGTAACTCTGGGCTATTTTTTTAGGAGACCCTGCTCTTTTGAACGTTGAGGCGACATCCCGTTGCACACGCTTGAAGATTTCGATCTTCTCTTTGATCTTCTCTTTCACATCGGAGAGAAATGCTTGCCTCTCAAGTTGAGCGATCCTATTTTCAAGAACGGCGATTTTCTGTGATGCTGTTAGTTGTCTCATGCTGTTACCCTTTCTTAGGTTCACATGAGAGGGGGGGGTATAAAAGAACGATTACATTTCTTCGATCTCTTGCCTGAAGTCATCAGCCCAGTCTTCAATGTCCTTTCCAAAGGTCTTTAAGAGACGGCGGCCGTCAGGAGATGAAGAGAAGAGTTTCCAGCCCAGATTACTTTTAATGCGACCTGCGTCCAAGTAAGCTTTAAGTTTTTTAACGTCAAGCTTGTCTCCTTGCTTTCGCAGAGAGATCAAGATAACGGGGTTCTTTGGGGTCTCTGGGATTTTCCTGAAGATTATGGAGAGACAGAATTTATTGTGTCTGAAGTCTACCACATAATCAAAGATCTCTACCCTAGACCCTTTTCTGCGACCTGCGAAGTTAGAGAACACAGAGTAATACTTCATCAAATGGGTAGAAAACGTGTCTCCTACCTGATCTGTAGGGTCATCAAAAGTCTCTTCGAAATCTCTTTCGTAAGGTTCCGCTTGTTCGTCAAGCCAATCTTGGAATCCTTCTTCGATACTTGTTATAAGAGTCTCAGATATGCTGTCCGCAACTCGCTTCGATTTGCCGAACAAGTTTCTTATGTACTTCATAGGTGGTTGCCTTTCATCGTTGGTATGAATTAATATTAACTAACTATAAGGAGTCTAATGTGAGAGTTGTTGTTGAGGGGTTGATTGGTGTAGGTAAGTCCACGTTTACAACAGAAGCGAGTAGGATTCTCCAGCTTCAAGCTCAATATGAGTCTGTGGATGATAATCCTTTCTTAAGCAAGTTCTATGAAGACACCCACAGATGGGGCTACACTCTTCAGATGCACTTCTTATATGACAGACTAGATAAGCACATGACTAAGGACATGATATTAGACAGATCTATCTGGGGAGATCTCTGTTTCGCCAATATCCTGTTTCAAGATGGAATACTTACCGAAGATGAGCATCAATCCTATATCAAGCATTTTCAGATCGCTCAGGCGTTTGTGCCTCATGTAGATTATTGCATACATCTTCATATTGAAGTTGAAGAAGCACAAAAAAGAATAGCCAAGAGGGGTCGTGACTTTGAGTCTGGGATCACTGCTGACTATTTACATAAGTTACAGGATCAACTCGATCAGTTACCCTCTTGGCTACCCAAGAGTACTCAATATATTAGAGTTGATTGGGAAGATATGACTCTCCCTGAGATGAGGAAGAAGATTGAATCAATCCCTATTTGAAAGTAAGGATACTTACGCCATCTTCACGATGGGTAGAGGGTCTTGAACTTTCCCATAGCTTCGGGTTACGAATGTCCAAGAAAGAAGCTCCGTTTCGAGAAAGTTCCGCTGAAGTGTCAGGCAGAGCATTAAGCCTTTTTTGAAGCTGTGCAGGCTCGTTAGACCACCCTCCGATTACCTTCAAGGTAACTCCATCACGACTCGGCTTCACAATGGTTTTCACGCTAGATGGGTAGGTGCCTTCTACTAGACTCGCCACGACAAGGGCAGACCAAAAAGCGTTTGTATTCTTGTCGTTAACGGTGTGTACGAAAGAACTCGATCCGTCATCTTCTTTGATGACGATTAATTTTGAGGGGTTGACTGTCAACAAGACGTAGTGATCTCCTGCAAAAACAATGTCCTCCTGCCACTCGATCTCGCCGTCCCAACCGTACTTTTCGTGAAGTTGATCTTCTACCCTTGGGTCTAGTTCCCCATGTTCTGTGTATCTCGTTCTTTTTGCTGTATTTTTCATATTTCCCTTAGTTGGGTGCCGACCCGAAGAACAGGTAGCCTTTGACTTTCCCAACCTTAACTTGATTGCGAACACCTTTTACAGTGTATGTAGGCAACTTCGACGATTCCTGATAAGAGATCGACCCAAATTCTTGTACTTTTTTGATATTATACTCTTTCCCTGGCACAGTGTTTCGGCTGTTGGGGTTAGAGAGGTAGACACTGAGAGCCTCCGTCGCTTCCTTCAACGTGGGGTACTTTTCGCCGTTAGGGAAAGTGTAGTAAAAAGAACCTTTTGACTTTGTGCGAGTTAGATTCCTCTTACCTGCTTCAGCAGTTTTATTAATCGAGTTAATCTTGACCTCGACGGTCGTACCTTGCCTCTTTCGCCCGCCCCTCATCTTCGCAAGTATGAGATCTGTGGCTTCGCCTCTATCTCTTGCTTTTACTGTGACTTCAAACTCCTTTGAAGCCACAACCTTCTCTTCGCCGTAGGCAATTGCCCCTGCGTAATCCCATTTGCCATATTTATACGGCGGTCGGCTCATCGCTTCATTAGCCATGTTGTGAGCTTGTCTTTGTGTGACGACTTCTTTGGTATGCATTACGAAGCCATCTTTTAGGCCGATGTGACCTCCATAGGGACTATTGCCATAGTAACTTTTTGCGTCCCTTACTAGCTCCTTGAAGACCACACTCGCGTTTGACCCTCGACCCTCATCTACGAAATCTGTTGATCCCATGTTCTCCTCTTTTCTGGTATTGATTTTATAGGTATTACCTATTATCAAAAAACTACAAGGGGACGAGTTAAATAAGGGAGACTTGACCTTTGAACTTGTTGTTTTCAGAGGCGTAAATAGCACAGCTCTTAGGGTCTACCTGTTCCCTCAAGTTAGCGGGGGAGGTTCGACCCTTGCGGATTGTAGTTGCTTGTCTTCTTAGTGCCTCTTCTGACCTCAGGGGCAAGCTGTCCATTGTATTTGGAGTTGCCCATATAGAGTCCTCTATATCTACGCCTCTCTCCTCAGCTTCAGCTTGTACTTGAAGCGGAGGTCTGAAGGTCTCTTTGCCTTGCTCTATTAGGCTCTTTTGTCTCTTAAGGTGGGCTTCTAAAGTCACCCCATTTTGCAGGGCTCGCGGAGTTGCCCATATAGAGTCCCCTATATCGACACCTCTCTCTTCAGCTTCGGCTTGTACTTGAAGAGTAGGTGCAAAGGTCTCCTTGCCCTGCTCTAAGCGACTTCTCATTCTTGATATGTAGTGCCGTAGGTTCTCACCCCTCTGTGAAGCTGGGGGAGTTGACCAATTCTGCCCACAGGTCGGTGAATGCTCTTCTTGCAGTATCTGGGACAACTCCATTTCCAAGCATTCTGAGCTCGTCCGTTCTATTGTCAAAGGACTCGTACAGCTTGGCTGCACCCATCCTATCGGAAGCCCCATCAACGTCTCTACCCATCTCGGATTCAACTTCATTACGGCTGGATGTGAACCCTTCGCTTTTCTTCGAACCGTCTTCGTCAGAGTTATCTCTTTGTGATGTATTTCCTGCGTTGTTGGAGTTGGCCAATTCTTTTCTTGCATTGTCGCTTGGATCTGCACCCCTAATGTCACCTGTTTGAGTACCCCGTTCTTCCGATAGGCTCTCCCCTCCCCTTTCCATGTTTCCCCCGCCTTCGTATATACTTCCTCCACCCCTACTTCTGTCGTAGCTGGGCTTCTCCATAGTGACTCTTGGAGGCTCCCATGAGTATTGCTCTCTTCCTCTTGAGGAGGGGTATACAGAGCCACTTGTGTCTCGGTTTCGTTCAATGAGCTCATTGACCCATTCCAAGCTTTCTCTTTCGGTACCTCTTTTAATACCAAGTATGAAGACTCGTTTCCTCCTATGTGGAGCACCGACTTCTCTCGCTGAGAATACCCCTGCCGTCGCCTCATAACCCACCCTTTCCAATTCTCGAAGCACATGGAGCAGAACCGATGCCCCTTTTGGGTCTGACCATCCTTCAGAGCTGAGTTTTGCGGAGAGGATTCCTTCGACATTTTCAAGGAAAACAACGGAAGGTTGGCAAACTTTGACTCCTCTGAGGATGTGTGGGAAGAGGTGTCTAGGGTCGGAGTCTGCTTGTCTTCGTCCTGCGGCAGAAAAGGGCTGACAAGGGAAGCCTCCTGAGATGAGATCCACTCTTCCACGGAAGATTTCCCAATCGAGGGTTTTAAGATTCGTCCATACAGGTGCTGCCTCAATAAGCCCTTTTTCCATCTTCGAGACCAAGTTGCAGACTGCGAAGGCTTCGATCTCCACAAAAGTGACTGTTCTGATAGATCCGAGAGTTCTTTTGAGTCCAAGATCAATCCCTCCGTAGCCTGCACAGAGGGAGAGATGTTTAAGTTCTTTGGTATCACCCACATTGTTTCTCCAATGGCGATTAGTGTATTTCTTTATACCATCTCAAAAGAATTCCAACACGACCTCCAACGCCTCGAACCTAGGAGTGGCCTTTTTAATTATTTGGATTAGCTTTTTTTATGTCCCATGCTATCTTCCGATTGCTATCGTGCTGCCGTCCTCATCACGGATGATCCTCGCTCGGACTCTTCTTGTGAGTAGGTCATGCCTGCTGAGTACCATCCCTGTGAGGTCAGCCCCCTTAAGGTTCGATCCTTTGAGGTCTCTTTCCCCTGCCCTTATCTTCTCCAGAGGAGACTCAAACAGACCAAAGAGAGCTTCCTTCTCAAGGGAAGCTATTCTTAAATCAAGTTCTTGCAGGGTCTCTCTCGCTGTCTTTCTCATGGTTCTCTCCTCTTAGTAGTAGGGAGAGGGGTTAGATAAATAAACTAACGAGAAAGGAGGTGGGTGAGGTCGGGTGGGAGACTATTGGCTAGATGGTAGTTTTTGGTTAAGAGGAGCTGCTCTAGGGTCAGATTTCTAGCCCCTTTGAGGTTCGCACCCTCAAGGTCAGCTCCTGTGAGCTTCGCGTCTCTGAGGTCAGCCTTTGTGAGGTCAGCCCCACGAAGGTCAGCCCGTCTGAGGTATACCCCTCTGAGGTCAGCCCCTATGAACTTTGCCTCTCTGAGATCAGCCTCTATGAGGTTAGCACCTTCGAGGTCTGTTCCTTCGAGGTAAGCCCCTGTGAGATCAGCCCCCCTGAGCTTCGCCTTTATGAGGTCAGCCCGCTGGAGGTTCGCCCTACTGAGGTCAGCTCCCGTGAGGTTCGCACCCTCAAGGTCAGCACCACTGAGGTTAGCACCACTGAGGTTAGCACCCTCAAGGTCTTTTTCCCCAGATCGGGCTAAAGTCTCCCAGCTTGAAAACATCCTTTTTACACGATCAATGACCCCCGCTTCCCTCTCAAGGGAAGCGACTCTTAACTCAAGTTCTTGTAGGGTCTCTCTCTGGAGCTGGTTGAGCATCTTAGATGCGTCACTCCCTCTCTTAACAGGATTTTTAGGCTTCCTCTTTCCTCCGACCCTTTCAACAGAAAGGGTCTTCCCTTTCCAATCATAAGTGATCACTATCTTTCTTTTTCGAGGACCTGGAGACCCGATGATCTCAATGTAATCAAAACGCTGAGTAACCATCTTTATATCGAGAGTATTTATTTGAAGTTTTAAGCTACGCAAAGCGTCATCAATACGATCATCTAAATCAGCCCAATTCTCGTCTACCTCGCTCCTATCGGCAATGAAGATTGCGATGTCTTCTGTTGTAGCGTGTTGCGGAAGACCAACCTTGCTCGCTCTTTTTACCTCTTTTCGGGTTCTCTCCTCTACCGTCTCACCCTTGTGGGAGAATTGGTCAGAAATAGACAGAGGTATCCCTCCTGCATTCTTGAGATGAGTTCCTGTCAGATCTGCATCTCCAAGTTTCGCACCTTCAAGTGCTCTTTTTACGTCATTTGGATTAGCCATGATTATGCTCCTTGTTACTTGTGTTCACAAAGAGAGGCTCGATAGAGAAACTATCGGTTGAGATCCTTCTTCAAGGCTTTGATCTCTCTTTGAAGCTCTCTATTCATCCGAGAAGCTACGCGGATCTGAGAAGCTTTGCGACCTCCCTTTTCCTCTTTCTCTCTGCGGGCTTTTTCTTCGACCGTCTCTCCCTTGTGGGGGAATTTATCAGAGATAGACAGAGGTATGCCTTTCGCATCTGATAGACCCGCACCTGATAGATCCGCACCTCTGAGTTTAGCTTTTCTGAGATCCGCCTCAATGAGATCCGCACCTAGGAGCTTCGCACCTCTGAGATCCGCTCTTACTAGCTTCGCACCTGTTAGATCCGCACCTGTGAGTTTAGCATCCTTAAGATTCGCATCTGTGAGATTCCCACCGCCAAGTTTCGCACCTGCGAGTTTAGCATTCCAGAGATACGCATTTCTGAGATCCGCATTTGTGAGATCCGCACCCTCAAGATTCGCGTCCTCAAGATTCGCACCCTTGAGATCCGCATCTATGAGAACCGCTCCTATAAGTTTCGCACCAAAAAGATTCGCTCCTGTTAGATCCGCACCTGAGAGCTTCGCTCCTATAAGTTTCGCACCAAAAAGATTCGCTCCTGTTAGATCCGCACCTGAGAGCTTCGCACCGTCAAGATCCACACCTTCAAGATTCGCTTCAGTTAGATCCGCATTTCTGAGATCCGCACCTGATAGATTCCTATCACCCGCAAGTGCTCTTTTTACGTCATTTTTATTAGCCATAATTATGCTCCTTGTTACTTGTGTTCACAAAGAGAGGCTCGATAGAGAAACTATCGAGTCAGAGGGGCTTCGCACTCACAAGCTGATGCCGACTTTAAAGTAGTTATAGAAAGGTATATCTGAGAGATAAGTTATCTCAAACGCCCATTATGCCGAGATATTTGACCAATCCCATTCGCCAACTAAACCATCAGCCGAATATTGTGTAACCACCGACTCAAAGAAATTAGAGTGGTCATCGCCACTTACGACCCAATCAAGCCACTTGAGAGGGTTGGTCTTTTGACCAAAGATAGGCTTGAGTCCGAGTTGTAGAAGTCTACGGTCAGCAAGGTAACGAACATAGGTCTTAACCTCATGTGAAGTGAGCCCCTCAAGTTGAACGCCTCCGAATATCAAGTCCACCAGAGCATCTTCGAGTTCTACAGCCTTTTCATAGTTGGTGTAGATATAACTCTTGAGTTTATCTGTCACTACTCGCGGGTGTTCTTTGCAATACTCTTGGAAGAGCTTCGTCATCCCCTCAACGTGGATGCTTTCGTCACGAATCGACCATTCAACGATCTCGCACATCCCCTTCATCTTCCCAAACCTTTGGAAGTTGAGAAGCATGACAAAAGCAGAGAATAGGCTCATGCCTTCGTTACATACAGATCTCGCTAGCTCGAATGCGAGATGTGTTGCTTTCCCTAGCCCCTCTGGGGCATTGGTCATAAACTCAATCTTCTCACGCATAGCCTCAAACTCAAGAAAAGCAGAGTATTCCTTCTCTGCAAGTCCGAGTGTATCATTGAGGAGAGCATATGCTCTCTGGTGTGTTCCTTCACGGTTGGCGAAGGAGAGCAGCATATTGCGGATCTCATTGTTTCTGAATGAGCTGATGAAGAGGTCACAATAGTTTCCTCCGACAGCTACGTCAGACTGAGTGAATATACGGAGAATCTGCGTGATGAAGTCTTTCTCTTCAGCAGTGAGTTTCCCACCCTTCCATTGGTTTACGTCTTCTTGGAGCTTTGCCTCCCAACTCCCCCAATGGATCTTCTCATGTTGTTCTGTTGTGATCATAGCCCAAGGGTATTTGAAGGGCTTAAATGTAGTGCTGTATTCAGTAAGGCTCATTGTTACCTCTATCTGTTATTGAAGTCGCCCCAAACAAAAATCGACACCTGCGTTTGATTTCACAGGTGTCGATTTTGAGCGACAGGATATCAAAGCTGTGTCTAGTATACAGCTTTCAATATAAGAACTATCGGGCGACTAGGGAAGTTTCGGGTTGATCGTTCTAATCAGAGCCTCTAGCTTATCGTCGTTCTTCCAAGCAGAACGTGCTGAGATCTCATTCATGAAACCCGCTTCCATGAGTTCGTTTGCATAGACTCGAACTCTCTGAGGAGTAGAGTTCCAGCTCCCTGCACCGCTCACACCTTCTGTATAGTCATAGCTGGGCATGGGTACAGAAAACTCCCACGGAAGTTCGAACATGTCATCTCCCTTAGGACTCTTCCATCCAATTACAGTCTTCACCTTGCGGTTTGAAGAGAAGGGGAGGATCGGTTCATTAGCCAACAACTCATTGCTATACTTGGGCTTGATGCTTGGAGCAGTCGCAATCGTGATGTGAGGATACCGATTCGTCACATACGCGGAGAGCTTTGAAGGCACGTCAAGCAAGATCGCGAGAGCCTTGTCATCTAACACATAACCCTTGATCTTCAGCTCAATTGAAGACCCAATCAGACCCTCAAGAGGAAGCAAGTTATTGGCGACGCTCTTCTTGTAGAATTCAATCGTCATGTGGTGAGCGTGTGTCGTCCAATCGCTTGGGACGGAGATACCTTGTCCTCCGAGCCACATGAGGAGGGCTTGTGGGTTGAGTACGACTGCTTGAGAGAAAAGTACTTTCGTCTTCTTCATAACTTGCTCTTTCTTCTATAATATGACACGTCTAAGACTCGACAGATCTCCTTGAATAATTCTTCAAGTGACACATCGGCTTCAAAAAATAGGTCTTCCCCATCACCTACAAGGAAAGTGACCTTGTCTCTTCCCTCAACCATCTCTGCGTAGTAGGTCTTCTTGCAGTTGGCTTTTTTTATCTCGGCAAGAAGCTCGTCAAGAGTCCAATTGTGTTCTTTGCCCACTAAGCGATATGCGGGCATACCGTGCTTGCGAGTATCGTAGACTACAATCTTCAATTTGACCAATCCTCCAAAAGGGAATCGAGGTTTATATCATCGGTGTTAGTTCCGACATCCTCTAGAGAGATATTCTCAACTTGAACAGGTTGCAGATCCATCTGAGGGAGAGTTTTTGCAGGTGCTTTTGCGGTTGTCTCCAACAAATCCCCTAGAGTATCTTCGGACTTCTTCCCTGTTGAGTTGTCGAAGTCTGAAGAGATCATCGTCTTCGTACCCCACCTCTGCCCTAAAGCGATCTGTTCCTGACAGAGCTTGAGCTGATCTCGAAGCCTGCCTTGCAGGTCTTTGAGGTCTGTTCTCTTGGCTTTGATCACTGTAATGAGATCTTCGAGGTCGTGAGACTTGAGAGTGAGATCGTTAATCTTAGACTGAATGTGTACAAGCCGAGTTCCAGCTAGGGCTTCTCGCTCTTTTTGGCTTCGACCCGAGCGGACATGTGGGTCGTGGGCAATCAACTGTGTCTGCTCGATGTTGTATTCCGTCTGTCTGATCAACAAGCCCCTCTTGATCTTCTGGAGGTTGTGAGACACCTCCATGAATATCCTCTCGGTCTTTGATAGATGACCTCGTACTTCGGAAGTCTTCCTGTTGAGTTTTGAAGGGCCGAACTCAATAGGATCGGCATCTAGTTGCAGATCCATACTTGTTAGTTGGCTGTATACTCTGTCGATATACTCTTGGTCAATGCTCATCTTTCTCACCTTCCAATAAGATCTTGTAGTTGTTGCTGATCTCTCTCATCTCGTTATTCATCTGATCCGCCGTGATCAGATGATTCGCAGCGGCTTGTTTGAGTGCGAGCTGGTTTACTTGAAGAGACAATAGGAGAGCCGCAACTCTTGACTCTTCTACGGTTAAACCCTCAGAGGGAAGATCCCCGTAAGAGGAAGTCAAGGACATAAAAACATCCCCCTCTCTGGTCTTGATTATTCGCGAACAGGCGATGGAGGACACTTTCTCTTTACTCTTAATCATCTCTATCTTGCTTTTAAGACTACTCATTTTATTCTCCCTATGTGATTTGTTGTCACATCACTTATAGAAAGTGGCGAGAGCCATCGGCGTTTATTTGTCCGTATTGTTATACTTACCTGAGATGTACTTGTGGTGAGTATACAACACATAGAAACAGATCACGGAGAATGAGAGGGCAGATACTGAAAAAGCGAGGAGACAGATGTACATTAGAATTATCATTAAGTGAACTTCTTTACTGTCAAGACAGGGTCTATACCATCCACCTTAGTAGCCATTCTGTAGCGTTCTTTGTAAATCAGCCCCCCAAACTTGTCCTGCTTACTTTTACTCACTATCGTGTAGCTTTCCTCTCCCACATAAACTTTGAGTTGGTCTACAGTTTTCTTAATGAGTTCTTTATCTTGCTCTAGTTCTTCCTTGATTGGATGATCTATGAGAGCTAAAACTCTGTTATGTAAGGTTCTTGCTTCAACTTCATCGACCCTATCAAGTAGAGTGTTCTTGTATTCCGAGACGCCTGATTCTCTAGTCCCCTTGATTATGCCTTTGTAGTTACCAAGAACAAGAGGGTCATACTCCACTCTACTCAGGAAACTTTCTCTAGGTACTTTTCTTGTAATCATAGTTATTAACTTTATTCTTCGAAGTCGTGTTACTTGTAGTGTTGTTATTCCTATAGTTGTTCTTATAAGTCTTCTTAGTATTAGTAGAAGTGTTCTTGTTAGTATTGTTAGTCTTTTTGTTCTAGATATTACACCTTCCGATACTACGTATCTTAACCTGTACTATCTATACTAGAGTCTTACATCTCTAGTAACTTATATGAAAGTTAGGTTAGTGCCTGATACATAGCAAGAGAGTTACTAGGGTTAGTTTCCTATCCTGATCCCAACGGAGTTATGAGACCTAGTCCTCTCCCTGAAGGCATACCCTTTTCCCAGAGGGAAGAGAGGGTATTTATGAGCCTCCTTACGAACGAACAGTTTTTTTTAGGCTAGGTGCGTACTACGACGTAGCTTATCCCACCTAGTAGGCGTTACCTACCTCCCTGCCCTGTAAGAGGCTGGGGGACTGACTCCCCTTATACAACAAATCAGAGGCAGAGCAAGAAAAATATTTCAGCTCAGGCGTGTGGGGGAATCTATAAGAGCTGTAGAAAGTGAGGTGAGATATGATAATCATTCATCATGGGACAGGGGTAGAAAGCGGTTTAGCGGAGGTTCTTGAGGACAAGAACCTCGTAAAGCCCCCTTATGAAAACCTAAAGACAGACAATGTGCGAGATCTTGTGGATACGTTCTCGAAGATTTGGCCAATTAGTAACCCTGTGCTTGTAGCGGGGCCTCTTGATGAGGCAGACCCTTCAGTGCTGGATATTTTGCTGAAGAGGATTGAAGAACCCTTACAGGGATCTCCTGAGTTGGTTCTCTGGGCTAGAGACTATGGCACAGTGCCTCATACCATTAGATCTCGATGCGGAGAGCAGTATCATTATCAGCCTGTAGGTCAGCACACCCTGTATGAGCACGCTGAGAGTATGCTAGAAGCCGTTTTAAGCAATAACCTAGTAGGTATTACAGATATACTGAGAAGTGTCGAGGGGAAGCAATCTCGTGACTTTTTGGATGCGTATGTGGAAGTGGTCTTAGAGAAAGGTGAGCTTCAGGTCTATGAAGCTCGTCTTAAAAGAGTGCTTCGCAGGAAGCGTGTGAGTCAAGTAGCCCTATATGGTTATTTTTTAGGGGGTGTATCTTGTCCGTAATGGTTTTACATGGGAACAACAAAGGTTACTTACAGCTTCGCTCTACAGAGATCCTTCAAGAGTATCGGGCGAATGGTTATGACGTTCGTGAGGTGGACTACAAGAGTAAGAACTCAGTACATGAGGCTTTCAGCTCAAGTATGTTTGAACTCAACCCTGTCTTGGTTTTGATCCACAACCCTACTAAGGTGAAGGGTCTAGCTACGTACTTGAAAGACCCTAAAGACAGAGAGGTTCTTGTTGTTTACGACAAGAGTTCTTTACCGAAGCTGTTGAAGGGCTTCATGACTCAGACCTTGAATGAGCCGAAGTACGATAACGAGAAGAGGGAGTGGTACTCTAATTTCGTGAAGGAGTACGCGAAGAAGAGTGGCAAGACTATTTCTACGGATCTTTGTGTCGCTATTGTCAGCAAGGTCGGGAGAGATCTGGGTTTACTTAGATATGAGGTATTAAAGTATGTGACTTTAGCTGGGGATGAAGAGGAGATTTCACCGCGTATGGTTGCGGGGGTGTTCTGTGACCTTCAGGGTCCTGAATCTTCGGACTTGATTGATGCGGTTATAAGACAAGATCGAAAGGGGTTCTTGAAGGTTTGTGGTCGCATAGAAAAAAGCTCTTCACAAGATCAGACGATGTCTGTATGTAATGGTCTGTTGTTTTATACACTGAAGCAACTCCTCGATGTGTCTGTCCGCCTTGAAGACAAGAAATCTTCGGAAACTATCTCGGCAGAGCTTGGGAAGAATCCTTGGTTGGTAGAAAATATTTTAAGACCTCAAGCCCTTTCTTTGGGTCTCGGTAAGATTATCCTTTTGATAGGAGTTCTATATGAATGTGAAGACTCCGTTCTTAAGGGCTCTCGTAATCCTTGGGTCAAGTTTAAAACGAAGATGGTGAGTGTCTTATAGAGACACCGTAAGGAAATAAATATGTACTCTTTTTCTGATCACGCAAAGGCTCTACTTGGGACTTATTACATGAAGGACGAGGACGGCTCCACCGAAGAAGCATTCCACAGAGCCGCATATGCCTATGCTTCGACACCCGAGCTGGCTCAGAGAATTTACGAGTACGCATGTAAGGGCTGGTTTATGTTCTCAAGCCCCATCCTCTCCAACGCGAATGGGAATGGTATGCCCATCTCTTGTTTTCTCACATATGTGGAGGACACAGTCGAAGGACTCATCGAACACACGGAGGAGTTGCGTTGGATGAGCGTTATGGGTGGCGGTGTCGGTGGTCATTGGGATCACGTTCGATCAGTAAGTAAAAAATCACCTGGCCCAATTCCTTTCTTGAAAACGGTGGACTCTGATATGGTAGCTTACAGGCAGGGTCAAACACGCAAAGGATCTTACGCGGCGTATTTGGATGTCTCTCACCCAGATCTCATTGAGTTCCTCAACGTCCGTATGCCTACAGGGGGTGACCCCGCACGCAAGTGTTTCAACATCAACAACGCGGTGAACTTGACGGACGAGTTCATGACCGCTGTGATGAGTGGTAGTAAATGGGATCTGGTTGACCCAGCGGATAAAACTGTCAGGGACACTGTTGACGCAAGAGAGCTTTGGCAGAGAATTCTTGAGGTTCGTTTTCGTACAGGAGAGCCATACCTTAACTTTATTGATGAGGCAAACAGGCACTTACCTCAGCCTTTAAAGGACAAGGGTCTTAAGATTCACGGGTCTAATCTCTGTAACGAAATCCACCTTCCCACAGGTGTGGGTCGTTCAGCGGTCTGCTGTCTATCTAGCCTCAATGTTGAGATGTTTGATGAGTGGAAGGACACATCTATCGTTGAGGACTTGATTGAGTTCCTTGACGACGTACTTCAGTTCTTCATTGAGAACGCACCTGCTCAATTGGGGAAAGCTGTCCGCAGTGCTCAATCTGAGCGTTCACTTGGCTTGGGTACGATGGGCTTCCATGCATACCTACAAAAGAAGGGTCTTCCTTTCGAGTCAGTGTTTGCGGTCTCTGCGAACCGAAAGATTTACTCGACGATCAAAGAACGGGCTGTTGCTTCTTCTAGGAGGCTCGCAGAACTCAAGGGGGAATATCTTGATGGGGTTGGTTCGGGCATGAGGAACAGTCACTTGCTGGCCATCGCCCCGAATGCGAATTCGGCTATTATACTTGATACAAGTCCTAGCATTGAGCCTTGGAAGTCTAACGCTTTCACCCACCGTACTAGAGCGGGGTCTTTTTTGCAGTTCAACAAGTATCTTAGAGCGGTGTTAGAGTCTCATCAGGAGAGACTACCTGAAGAAGACAGAGAAGAGTGGATAGACGATCAAGTTCAATCTATCATCTTAGCTCAGGGCTCAGTTCAACACTTGGATTACCTGACCGTCTCTGAGAGGGACACTTTCAAGACCGCTTTTGAGCTTGATCAGATGTGGGTTGTTGAACATGCAGGTGTGCGTCAGGAGTGGATCTGCCAAGGCCAGAGCGTGAACCTCTTCTTCCCTGCGGGTTCAGACAAGAACTATGTTAATGCTGTCCACTTGAGTGCGTGGAAGAAGCAACTGAAGGGGTTGTATTATCTTCGCACCTCTGCTGGTGTTGTGGCAGACAAGGTGAGCGAGAAGATTGAGCGTAAGGCTTTGAAGGACTATGACATAGACGAGTGTATTAGCTGTCAGGGCTGACTGTCTAAGAACCTTTGAGCTACTCTTTCGGCGGAGGAGCTTCTATCCCTAAAGAAGTTCTTAACTGACCCAAATATTCCTCTTTGGTCTATGATTGCGGCCTTAGCTTCTATGAAGAACTCATTTACCGTCAAGCCTATGTTAGTTGGCCAGCCGTCAATTGCTGTGATGTAAAGCTTCCTCCTTAAAAAGGGGTCGGTTTTTTTCAGCCTCTTGAGGTCGGTGAGAAGCTGGGTTATTTCATCCTCTTGAGCCTCTTTCGCAGATCGCACTAACTCTTTAATTTCATTAATGAGTGATTGCAAAGCTTTATTTGAAATCTCTTCCCTTCTCTCAGTTGTCGTGACCATTCCGTCAGGCCATTTGAGTGTAGAGTACTTGAAGTAGAAGCCTTTTTTTTCAAGGTAGGGGATGTCTTCTTCTTCTATCTTATAGCCTGACAGGTCGCTGTCGATGAATTTAGTGTCAGCGGGGAAGGCTTCCCTGCCTGCACTTGTCAGTATGGATTTGTGTACGCTCTTGTGAAAGATGCATCCTTTGAAGACTAGGCTTCTTGGATTTGCTTTTTGAAGTATTTCTTCAAAGATACCTCTCCGTATTTCAGAGAAGTCGTGTTGGGTGAAAAGCATTTCCCCCGCTTTGAGAGACTTCAAGAGGACTAAAGATTTTTCTGCCTGTGGCATGGCTCACTCCTTTTTCTATATCTGATGTATAAAGAAACTAAAACAAGTCGCTTTTCCAATATCTCCCTTATTAATCATATAAGTTAACTATAAGGAGATACGAAATATGAAAGTTACATCAAAAAAATTAGGGAAGACCACCTTCTATGGGCTAGAGACTCAAGGCGGAGCCTTCATGGGTGTCTATTTCCTCAAGCCTGTTTTCGAGGGGCGGAGTATCATCGCATACCAGCTCATACGGACAAAAAACTCAAGGTTTTCGAAGATTGGCCCTCAGCATACCATTCACTTTTTACTCAAGGGTCGGGTGGATGCCCAACTCTATAGATACAAGAACGTCTCAGCCGCAACAGGGGATGTTCTCGAACCTGCTATGTTCAACACCACTTCTTCTGCTAGAAGAAGGATCTACTACCTAGCAGTGCAGTCAATTAAGAGTATCTGTCGTCAGATTGACTTCAGCGGAGATTATGATGTAGAAGTAGCTAGTACCATGTATGAGTTTAATAGTGTACTAGAGGCGAATAAGAGACTTCGAGAAGGTGATTCAATAGGTGGCTACCTAAGAACCGACCTGAAAAGAATGGGTCTATCTACACCTCGTCTCTCAGACAGCCCTAACTACCCAAAAGTGGGAGACTTCCTTGTCCCCTATAGTAGATGGAATTTCTCCCACTTCTTGATGGTGGTAAGTGTAGATGAAGCCTCAGATACCATCAAAGTCCTTCCGACAAAACCAGAGCTTCTAAATCCTGAAGATCGAGATGATTTCTCATGGGAAGCGGTCTTTAAACCAACCTCTGAAAAGTCCCGTCCTTCGTCACGAGAGATAACTCTTTTCGTCAAAGAGGATGGTGGTGGTCTACGGATAAAGGGTAGTCTGGGAGACAAATCCCGTTACTTCCAAATGCTAAAAGGTCAGGTTAAGCTTGACGGGCGAGGTAATTACGTCACTCAGATGAAGGGCTACCTAGACGTATCTAATGAGTGGTGAGGTTAGAACCTACCGCCGTCTTCCTTCGGTTTCGAGTACTTCAGGTCGAGGTTTGAGGCAATTTTCTCTAAAACATCTGTGTTCTCAGCCATAGCTCTACCCGCTTCACCATAGACGCCTCGTAGAACTTCGTTGAATTGAGAATCGTTCAATGTCCACATATCACGCTCCAGCTTCGCTTTTGTAGTTACGGGGTCAACATTGAGCAGTTCTAGGATCACATCTATATCAAGCGATCCCTTTTGGTAGAGGTTGAAGAGAGCATCGAATGTGTCTTGATTGTCTCTGAGTCCAAGACGGGTGAAGCTCAGGGTGGGGTGGAGTACGACCTCTTCCCCATCTTCATCTTCCTCAATGAAACCCATACGTCTACACATAGGTTTGAGGATGTTCTCCTCGACCATCTCTTGGAGAACTTCCCTCATAAGCATATAGCGAGTATTGATGACCTCTAGATTGATTCTATCTCCTGAGTAGCTGGACTCACCAGACAAGAGAGACTCAGTTACACCTAACCCTGCATACATCTGTCTGTCGGTCATGTCATATTCACCTGAGAGTTCGAGCAGGCGAGAGTCTGCTCCCATCTCTTCCCAACTAACTTGGAAGTTAGCGATGATAGAATAATCGGGGTCTTGGAGTGCAAGATCGACCTGCTCTCTGAGAGCTTCAACGTCATTTGCATCCATATCCTCTGCATACACAAGGCGGATAGGTGTCATATGCCTAGAGGCAATGGAGGTCTGAGCTTGCCTTAGCTTGTCCCTATAGACAAGAATGCGGAGACACCTTTCAAGCATAGAGTGTCCTCTGGGTTCATATTGTGATTTCTTCCTCGCCATGTAGTAGACAAATGAGCCTTCGTCAGGGTCTGTGTTAAGCCTGATGTTCCTGCCCTCTCGTATGGCTTCAACCACATCATCGGGCATAGAGTCTACAATCCTTGTAGCGGAGGGGTCTTGTAAGGACGCTCTCTCAACAATGTCTTTTGTCTTGCTATCTGGGATAAGCTCAATGATCTTCTCACTTGTGAAGGGAAAGCTTTCCATGTGAACTTGCTCTGGAGGTAGGACTCTGATTCCCGTCCAGCCTTTATAGTTCTTTTTGAGCCAGCGGTACGCCCTTTCATTTGAGTCTGGATATTCTTCCCACTCGATCACCGCCTCACCTGATTCTTTTAGGACGTTTCGTTCTCGGTGGGTTACTGACTTGGGCATATCTGGGTTGCTGTCCTCACAGAACACGAAGACCTCACCGAGGAGGTTGTATTCGTGCAGTATTTCTATGAGCCTATGAAGCAGTCCTGTCCTCCTAGACCACTTTTCACAGAAGCGTAGAGCTTCATTAGCCATGTCTCTATTACGAGATCGGGGCAACCCAAGTCTGATCTTAGAGAGAGGCAACTCTGTGTGTAGGTCTACCGCCTGTCCTACAAAAGGGTCGGTTCTGTAGAAGAATCTGAAATAGTTACGCTGCTCATCTTGGGATTGGGGTAACTCTAAGAAGTCTGTAGACAGTTCAGGTGAGTAGAAGTTTCCTCCTGAACCCATCATAGAACCAGAGGTGGTCATTGCGACTTTAACCCTAGACCGCATATCGCTTGGGTCGAGCTTCTTTGTGATCGCTTTAGACCTACTCTTGACTTTCCCTATTTCTGTGCCGAGATCCTCTTCACTCATTTCGTACTCCTCTTGACGACGGCTTTGGCAACCTTCTTCAGTAAGGCGATGTTCTTCGGGTCGCCGTCAAAGAATAATACCCACGACCCCCCCATATGGGAGAAAACTGAGCTGATATGTTCCATCATCTTCCTAGAAGGCTTACTAAGCTTATGGTGTCTCGCTAGGATATAGGAGATGACCCTAAGGTCTGCTCTTTCATTATCTCTGAAGTGACTCATCTACTTTCTCCTTTTTTGGTGAGGTGCTATAGATAAGCTATCGCTTGATATAAACCCCATGCCTGATTTTGCTCAAGATATCAAGCCTTTTCATCGTCGCAAGCTCCTGCCTAACAGCAGTTTTGAGCTTGACTCTTTCATTTGAGCTTAACTCAATGGAGGTGGTCACTTCCCCCCTTGTTAGTGAATACTCTTCACCGAGACCATATACGCTTATGACGTGGTTTAGGCAATCTTCTATGGTCGCTTGCTCTTTTAGGAAAGTCAACAAGGCTTCTCTTATAGAGGGGCGACTAAGCATCGTGTATCCTATTGTATAGTTTGAGCCATTGACTTTCTTTTGAGTCAATGGAAGAAAGCATATTGAAAGCTTCCCATAATCTGAGAGAATTGTCGAGATCAATGTCTTTGGTCTTGGATCTGAGAAGCCTCTCAGTCCTTGTCGTTATAATGGATAGGCTATCTACAACAGGTTCGTCTTTAAAATGGTCTTCACTTGATGCTTTAGAGTAAACCCACACGGGGAGGTCGTACTTTACCTCTAAAGCTTTGCAGGCTTGGCTGAAACGCACTCCTTCAATTTCCATGACAGTGGAGATAGCATCTCTTGTTTTACCGCAAGCGAAGCAGTACCATGAGTTTGAATCGGGGTAGGCTCTTGCGGAAGGTGAATTATCTGACCCGTCGCCGTGCAGGTTACATCTGAATTGTTGTTCTCTCGGAGAGTCTACAACATCGTAGTTGTAGGAGTGTAAAACAGAGAATATAGAGACCTTCTCCTTAATTCTTTCGGATCTTTTCACTAATGCCTCCTCAGGCGGTTTCCCCACACTATTTCGATGGGGTATAAGGGCTTCTAAGTAGTCGCGTCTTTATTATTGTAATGTACGATATACATCCTGATATCCCTTTTATACATCTCGCCAGATGAAGCAGTATTATATTAGGAGGCTTTCGTGGCTAGTAAAAACGTGCCTGTTGACAAAAAACTCTGGAGTCAGATTCAATCTCTAGCTAAAGGTGAGAGAAAGTCACCAGTTACCAAAGGTGGAGAGACTGCAAACCCTGTTAATGGGGGTGCGGGCTTTAAGGTCTTTCCGTCTGCTTACGCTAACGGTTGGGCTCTTGCTCAGTATAAGAGGCTTGGAGGCAAATGGAAGAAAGAGGCGTCTTCCAAAGGCAAGCTAGTTCTTCTAGGGAGAGACTCGGGAGCTATGGTGTACTCTTTCTACTTCCTCCGTCTCTCACAAGACTACTTCTATCATTACACTTACAAAGATAGAGCTGAAGAAATCTTAGAAGATGGATACCTTCGACCAAATTTCTATACCGACCAAGCAGGGGCTGTTGGAGTATTTGCAATATCTGGGACATATGGTCAAGAGGTGACTCGCGTGCAATTGAGCGGGACACGCAAACACCATATGGGCAATATCGTTGCTATTAAATTCAAGACTAGGACTCTCCCTAAGTACGGCTTTGTGGAAGAAGTAATTTGGGATAAGCCCGTGAAGCTAAGAGACGTAGAAGTTGTGCCTGTTTCAGAGGTGCTACAAGATCTCAAGTCTAATGCGGACATAGGAAGTCAGTCCAAAGTCTACTACGACCTTAAGAAAGCCATACAGGTGAAGAAAGAAGTGCAAGAAGGTAAGAAAGCTTCTCACGGGAAGCCTCGTAAGTGGGATGAGAGGCATTGTAAATCTAAGACTTGTGGCGAGATGGGCTTCTCTGAAAAGGCGTCTTGCAAACCCTATAAGGATTGTTATCGGAAAAACGCATCTGGTATGATACCCCCACCTCCCCGTACTCGCGATCTCATGTCTCAACTCCCTAAGATTTCCTATCAATATGAAAACAGGTACAATAATAAGGGAATTCAACCCTACCTTGACCGCTGTTATTGGATGGTTTTTGACGGCGTATTAACAAGTCGTGGATACCCGAGCCAAGCACCTGAGATCAAGGGTCTGGGCGAGAGTCTAGCCCCCTTGATCTCATCTTTAAAAGAACACTTCAACCTCTTAAGACCAGAGCAGTTTGCCAAGTTGAATGGAGTTCCTTTTAAATGCGATTACCTAGAAACAGCACAAACACCTTCTTATCCCTCTGGGCATACGACCCAAGCGTATTACATAGCTCACAAGTTGTCTGACAGATACCCTCACCTCAAGTCTGAGTTTTTCTCCGTCGCTAAGATGGTGGCGGAGTCTCGAGTTGATCGGGGGGTTCACTTTTTCTCGGATAACGAGGCGGGGGTTCAGTTAGCTGAGAAGTTACATACCAGAGATCAGAAAAGCTTTAACTAGTTCGCTCCCTTATAGTTTTTTAATGGCTTACTTCAAACATAGGAGGTAGTCATGTCACGAAAAGCTGTTAAAAGAGATGACCCCAAGCTCAAAAACACGGGCAAAGGCGGTCTAGATACTTGGTTCTCTGGTCATGGTGGAGGCAAACCCGATGAGAGAGCCACTTGGGGCGATTGGGTGGCGATCACCCCCGTAAAGCACACCATCGAGAAAGAAGACGGTAAGAAGAAAACTTATGAACCAGGTGACATTGTTGGCCCATGTGGGATATCTAGTGAACCAGAGTGGTCATCCCTTACAGGAAAAGGTAAAAAGCCACTCAAGTGTATGCCAAGAGAGAAGGCACATAAAATGCCCAAAAAAGACAGAGCTCAACTCGCGAAGAACAAGAGGAAGCAGGAGAATAAGAGCAAAGGTAAAAAGCCTGTTAACACTCCTACTTTCTCTGAAGAGGCAAAAGAGATTAAGAAATCCGCGTCGAGGGTCGCTTCGAGATACTTGAGGTCGGACTTCTATAGACAAGTATCTCCCCCAGACGAGCTTTCAAGCCTATCCCAAGGTACGCCCGCCCATAGAACAGAGGACTCTAGACCACAAAGTAGTAGTCTCCCTAACGGAGACTTCGCAAGGGATATAGGTAGACCTTCTCCTGACTCTCCTTCTTTGAAGCACAGAGACCTGCAGGATCAGCCTAAACCATCGAGTGGGCTTGATCTTGGATACGTGCATGATAGCGGGTCTGGCTCTGCGAGAGTAATACCTTATAATTCTGGCTTCTCAAACAACTCGTCGCCCAACAGAAAAGCTTCTCTTTCTAGGGACATGGAAACCGCGATCTACGAGTCTTTTTTTGGGTGGTATGATATACCTGTAAAAGGCAAAACGTCCACTAACGGCATGAAGCTGTCTGTATTAGGTAAGACCCTAGAGGATATCTACAAGGCATATGGTCTTGTAGGGGGTTATCTTAAAAAAAATCGCATTGGTCATAAGGTGGCGACTCGCAGAAGGGTAGAGGAGGCTCGATCTCCGCAAAACCGCAAGATCCTCACCATCTACATACCCGACGGGGAAGAATGGCGTGGTATTGCAGAAGAGGTATCTCAACTCCTACATAAGGGTCGGTATGTGGGTTGGCAGAATATTCCAACTCCCCCTCTTTACCAACATTATGCCAACGCTGTATTTTACAGGAATGATAGGGATTCATCAGGTGCGTATATCCCTACCCGCAGATCCGCAGGTTCGCAACCCGCACAAGATTTAGGCGGGGTCAGCACTTGGGTGACTAAAAACAGGCAAGACCAAATTAACCGAAACACCGAACCTCTGAAGACAAGACCAGATTACGGTGATGGCTCTCCTGATCGAGCCCGAGTCTTGCCCCTCCCAGACGGACACCCGAAAGGAAGGGACGAGATACGGCAAGGCCCTGGGGTTATGAACACACCCCCTAGCTCATCGGGTCAAGGTTTGGCAAATAGACCTCCCAAGAACCCTAATTCTATCTCTGAGAAGCCTCTCCATCAAAGACCTCGATCTAGTGGCATTCCAGGAGATCAATACGGACACCCTTACATAGATCAGTCCGCTTCAACAGGCCTGAGGAGACGTGGTGTTCACATGAAGCAGGTTAAGATGGAAGTGGAAGAGATTTGGGACGTTGACGCTGACGGTAACCTTATTAAGGTCGGTCTTAAGTCTGTTCTCCCTCCAAGGGTGAGGCAAAGAGAGCAAAGGGGCGAGGTCAAAAGAAAAACTAAGATAGACCACAAGAGGAAGACTACTGCCGAGAAAGCTAGGGATTCCCTTAAAGCGAAGAGGCGATACAAAAGAAACCCTAGTAGACACATCCGATATCAAGAAAGACGCAGGAAAACACCTAGTCTTTTTAAACGCATGCCATCAGGGGGAGTGTCTTCTCAAAAACAAGTTCAAGACCGAGACAAAAAAACAAGGGAGAAAAGAAAATGAACAACCTCAAAGTACTGCAGTTACTTTTAGTGGCACTCCGCTCAGCCCATTGGTCGCATTGGACGAGCCATTGGCAAGTTAAGGGTTCTTCTTTTTATGGAGACCATGAACTCATGGAGAGGTTATATGCGGGCTTAGTTGATGAAATTGATACCTTAGCAGAGAAGATCGTATCTAACTTTGGCTCAGATTCTGTCAACCCTGTAGAACAAGCCCAAGCTATGGCTAATGTCATGATGCCTGTTGCAGAAGATAGGTCGAACCAGAGTCCGCTTGAGCGAGCTTTGTTTGTCGAGGACGCCCTCCAGATCTTCTTCAAAGCAGCTTACAACTACCTGAAGAAGAGCGGTTTTTTAACGCTGGGTATGGATGATTTCATCATGTCAATGGCGAACAACCATGAAACCAACCTATACTTGCTCAGGCAAAGACTCAATAAAAACCCTTCAAAGACAGCCTTCAATAAGTACAACCCCACGGAGCTAGTTGGCCAGCTTTTAAAAGTATTAAGCAGTCATGGTCTCCATGAGGCATACGAACACATAAAGAGACACAAGGTTCCTCAAGTTGTTGATGACGCTTGGGTTAACCGAGATTAAAAAACTTTTCGTGACTGCCCTCTTTTTTGATAATACTTAACATAAGTAATCAATCTAGTTAAAAAAGGCACGTTGAAAATGAAAAGAAAAATTGTTGAAGTAAAAGTTGAATTGGCCAAGTTCATGACTCACTTATTGGCTCCGTTCTACGGCAAGCCTCAGGATGAGGACGGCAACGCCCTGCCAAGCAAGCGAGAGAAGAGCTGGTCGTTCTCACTGCACAACGCAAAGAACAACACGCATCTCACCTTCACGGCAACTCGAGCAAGGGGCGAGTACGAGAGTGACCCTGTTAAGGTTAGCCTCTCATGCACCAACTATGATCGTGTGATCGCCACAGTAGGGAAGAACGCCTTCACTCCAGAATTGGCATACACCGACCATGAGAAGTTGGGGCTTGAAACCTTGAAGTGGGTCGTCGATGCCTCGAACGAGGGTTGGGATTGCCCTGATCACATTCGGGTCATGGCGGAGAGTCGTTGTGCGAGGTGTAGACTCGCACTTACCAACCCGACATCTGTCGAGTGGTTCTTCGGACCTACTTGCCGAAAGCGTGTAGGTATCGTGGCGACTAACTCAAAGACTGCAAAAGCAAAAAAGTAGTTCTGCTTTGACCCCTATGGGGTCTTTAGAGGGACTCACCCTCGTCGCATTGTTGCCTTGATCCCTCATCTGGTGAGGTGAGTTCTTTATATGCTCCATAGAAATACGGGGCATACCCCAAGATTAATATGGACGTGTACAGGTAGGTCATAATGCACCTCAATCTTCGGAGGCTGAGAGAAGAGGTGCATATACCTGACTTTTTCTTTAGGGTAAAGAAAAAAAAACCGAGACCCTCAAACTTATTGATAATATAAGTATAGTTAGTTTAGTTTAGTTTAGTTTAGTTTAGTTAGGAGCACAGCATGAGCATCGGAATTCTCAGCCTCGTTTTCTACGCCACCCTTCTCGGGATCGCTCTCGCAGATGCGGATTTATCGGCTTAAAAAAAATAAAAAAAAAGAAAAGAAAAGAAAACGAGCAAACTTCCTGTGGGGGGAGTTTTAAGAAGACCCAGACTTTATAGTCTGGGTTTTTTTATGCCTTCTGGCAAGTCACTTTCCCCGATTTATCCTATCTTTGAGGCTGTAGGAAGAAGGCGACCGAGGAGCTACTCTTCTAGGGTCGCTCCCTCCTCTGCCTGAGTATCTGCCCGCTGTGGCAAAGGTCTTCCCTCCAGCCATCGGGTGGGAGTAGTTTGACCTGCCTTTCGCGAAGTATCGGGTCTTCCCGATACTGTTTGAAGCGAGCCATGTCATTCTGACAATCGCATCTGACATATCGTCGTGCTTACCTGCGACCTGAGGAGCTTCTACTGTGATCAGGTGCTTTGAGTGTACTGTCTGTTGCAGTTCTAGCATCTCAACAATATAAGGCTCGTTTCCATCTTGGAGGGGGTCTTTTCTGTTATAGAGCCTCAGCTTCTTATCCCACATCATATCTTTGAAGTTCTGGTACATCTGAGAAGTGATTTGCTTCGTCATGTTAACCGAGGTGAGTTGCTTCAAGCCCCTTTTTTCGAGGGCTTGCTGGAAGGGGATGCCCGCCCATTGGTCAAAGATCCCTTCAGCGAAGTAGAACTTGTTAGAGAACCCCAGCACCCAATCTGCGACATCATCAAACTCTAGTCTCTCTTTGTCCACATAAAGACCTTCTCCCGCTTTGATCATATCGACAAGGTCTAATACGATGCGTCCGTCTTCTTCAATATGTCCAATTGCAATAGCACTGCCGTCACCTACAAGTGCGAGGTCAATACCTACAAAGTGAGGTCTTCTGGCGGGTGCAGACCTGTTAGCTGAGAGGGAGGGGTCTACACAAGCGAGTAGGTCTTCCTCTTTCTCTATCCAGCCTCTTGTTCTATCCGTGAACTCGCCTCCGTACTCTGTGAAGAAGACTGCAGGGTTCTTGAGGTAGTGTTTCTCAAACTCTTGAGCTGGTACGGTAGGGTTGACCTCCCATGTAGGAGCTTGGACAGACAGGATATTATCAGCCGCCTGTCCTCCTCTCATGCCGATTTGGAAGATAGTATAAAACAGACCCTGTCTGCCAAGGGGAGAAGAGATAAGTATAACCCTACCCTCAACCTCCCCTATAGGTACAGTTGGATTATCGGGGTCTTTCGCGGAGTAGGCTGATGTTGAAGGTACAACCGCGTTATAGACTTCCTCCGCCCCTGATTGTCCCGTTTCGGTAAAGTGGGCTACCTCATCAAGGATGACGCATATGTTACCTGCACCACGAAGACCTTTAGCGACACAGGATCTGAAAGTGACCTTCAGTGTGGCTTTAGCTGTAGGGTCTTCTATGTAACGCCCATACTTCTCAACGTCAGCGGGTGTCTGAAACCTAGCATAGCTAAGAGTGTTATTCGCGGTGTAAGGCCCAAAGAATGCACAATTCCGATAGTGTCCAGACACCTCTTGATAGAGTAGGCCTGCTTGGTCTTTGTCTGTAGCTACAGAGATTATTTGTATGTTGTTGGATGCTGGCAGGCCGTAGAACTTTTGAGGGTTCTCTTTTTTGATGAGCTTATATGTCTCGTAGGCGGCGATGCACGCGGATATTGTAGTCTTCCCAGACCTCCTGCCTATGGAGAGAACCATCTCTCGCCTCTGCTTGCCTGGTATAACCTCTCCTATGTTGCATCTGCCTTCATCAAAAAGCTTTTTGAGGTAACTCTTCTCCGTGTGTACTTCTACGTTCTTCCTTGACCAATCAGAGATCTCGAAAGTCTCTGTGTCATCAAGCTCCAGCCCGTAGTGAGCTTTCAAAATAACTCTCTGCACAGGGAATAGGTTCATTTTTAAGCCCCAAGGAGACTCCACGAACTCTATGATATTAGCATCTTTTTCGGATCTCTTCCCAGCTTTGGCACTTGCACTGATTGCAACTGAGGAAAGACTCATTTCTCCCCCATCGCTTTCTTTGCGTCATTCATCCAATCGGGGTCGTCTACCATATTCCCGAACACGGCAAAGATGCTCTCCGCCAATTCAGGTCTTACTCCAGCCTCATCGCAAGACTTCCTGAAGGTCTCTGCGATATGCCCAAAGACTTTTTTGAACGCCTTTGAATCTAAGTCTATGGACTTGGATGACATGATTTCTTTTTTCTTCAGCCAAGTGTCTCCGACAGCCCTTAATGCATTAACTCTTCGCAAAGAGATCTGGGAAGTCTTCTCGCCTCTCCTTTCCGCCTCTTCTCGCTCGAAAGCCAAAGAAGCGGACTCTTCTGCGAGACCCACAAGAACTTGTGTGAGAACGTGTTCAGAGTCGGGGTTTGTTTTAGTCTCACCCAGCACTTTGTCGGACTTTACTTTAGTCTTCTTCCTTTGTTGCAAGCTATTTAGATTAACCGCAGAAGAAGAGCTAGGCGAAGCTGGGTTTGTTATTGGAGAGGATGTGCTGGGTGATCCTGGTTTGCCGTACATAACATATGGCTCTCCTGTCTTAGGGTTGATCTGCACGTCATCTTTGTCTACTAGCTCCGAGGGCTTCTTCCATACGAGCTTTCCGTATTCATCTTTTACTTGTACTCTGGTAGCCCCATGAGGGATAGGTATTCTAGTAGGCATTTTTCAGCACTCCTTTCTCAGGAGATGTCCATAGGGGACATGCCTCCCTTTCTTAAGATATTAACATACGCCCCCTCGTTTACAGGGTCATATAGTATGTTACCATCAGAGTCCTCTAAGACGAAAGGTGGATCTCCACCTAAGAGGAGGTACGTGTAAGAGTAGACTCTAATGAAGAGGTCGTCAAACACCCCTCTGCTGTAGACAAGAACATGATTCAAGTTATTCGGGTCTATCTCAGCTTTCAGGTTGACTTTCATATCATTAAGTATGTTAGCGAGGTCTTCCGCCACGTCGTTGACATCCCCCGCTCCTTCCCCTTCAGCTTGACCAAAGTAAGATCCTGCTTTGAGTGAACTAAGTCTATCTAAATCTTGAGAGTTTTGACCTATAATCTGAATCTCGTCTGATTTGTAGTAAGGGGGGGCGTTACCTAAGTTCGGGTTTCCGAAATCGGTAGACTCCACTTTAATTCTCAACAAGGCTTCACGGCTCTTGGTGTTACCTAAGAGAGCATCGCCTGTGTTTGAGCTAATTACTTGAGTCTCAAAAACCTGCCTCAAAGGGACAGGGTTGCCTGACTCTCCTTTTGAAGGGTCTGAAGACCTAGCATGGTGTGCAACAAGCATCTTGAAAGAGGGGGAAGCCACAACTCGTTTCTGGTAGGAAGAATACATCTACAAGCTCCTATAGGTCAAAGCCGCCGAAGAGGATGTTTCCGAGATCCTTATCTTTTGGGGCTTCTACGTTTAGTTGAATATGCTCACTCGAGGAAAGGTTGAATTGGTTAGGGTCATAAGTGTTACTAAAGAGAGATGCAATTTTCTCACTGTCTGTAGAGTTCGCGATCCTAATCATTTCTTCCTTATAGTCTGCGGGGTTCTCTACGACCTCAGACACGGAGGCCACAATCACCTTATTGTATTTCTGGCAAGTTCCCTGAGAGTTGAAGACACAAGAACCACACTTGCTAGTTTTTAACAAGGTAGGGATCTGGTTTGCTCTGTGTATTAAAGCACCCTTATCGCACCCTTCAGTCCCATTGGACAGGTATGCCTCTGCGTCTACATAGGCGTGTCCTGAGAGACCTTCGTGCTCATCTCTTAGGGAGGCGATCTTAGATTGGTACTCATGTACTACGTTCTCGTTGAATCTTGAGGTAAGAAGAATATTTAACTCTTCACCGACCGCTCCTTCACTCATTTTTCTCTTTAGCCAAGAAGAGACTTTCTGCTCAGTGGCACTTACAACATTAGATTTTTTATGACCCAGCACATGAGCAGTTTCTTCTCCCACATACACATTAGACTCGCTTGGTGTCGCCGCGAATTCGAAAGCTTTTCTCACGAAGTCGTTAGGGTCTTCTATAGAGCTTATCTTTTCATATTGCTCTTTGCCCAATAGTCCCGTCGATAAGAGCTTATCAACTTTTGCATTGGCGGCCTTCCAAGAATTCGCGTTGGCTCTCTTCTCTCTACTAGGGAGAGGCTCTACTGCTTTGTTTCGAGCCTTAGTCATCCTATGCTCTGTTAGGCTATACTCTTGATAAGACCTCTGCTCTGCAGGTCTGGCTATGACTTCAAGAACAGAGGCAAGCTTGTCTTCGGGTGTCTTCTTTCCTTGGATAGCTTCCCCTACTTCTTCGTAGGAGATCTCACCCGCCCTTAAGAGTTGAGATATCTTTAACATAGCGGATTTCTGACGCTTTGCGTATTCTCGTTCTTCTTTACGGGGTACACTTGCTTCCCTAGAGATCTTCTCTTTCTTCATATTGAAATATGAAGTACTCTCACCTTGCCCGCTATAATCTGATGCCGCCGACGGTCGGCTTGCCATCCTATACAAAAGGTTTATCTTCTCTGTAGGAGTTCCTTTAGAGTTTAGGGCCTTTGTTGTCTCGCTCTCGCCGAGAAACCCTTGTGAGACGAGCTGTCCTGCAATCTTCTCAAGTCTCCTTTGAGCGGTCGAAGTTTCTCTGTGTTCCCTTGAATCAACCTTTTCAACAATAGTAGAGGTTTTCTTCAGGTTACTAGTGCCGTCATGGTTAGGAAACCAAGTCTGTGTAGCAACAGACTCTGGTTGCTTGCTCATTTGAGAGAAGAGACTCTTGATCTTCTCTTTGTAGCTTGAGCCTGCTTCCTTCTCTATGCCACAAGCTTCAAACTTAGGCTTGAGCAAAGAGTGGGCTTTCTTCCAAGATATATCTTTAACACTAGCGACAACTTCCATCCCCAAGAACCTGTCAAAAGGAGTTCCTTTGGCGATCAGGTACATGCATGAAGCACACTTCTTGTTAATTTCCGCATCCCACTTTCCATTGAAGATACCTGGGAAGTGGCTCGCTCTGATGTAGACCTTTCCGTATAGACCTGAATCTTTCGAGAGCCTCCCCCTTAGCTCCTTGTCCTCTACCGATTTGAGATCTAGGTTGTCAAAAGCGAGCTTCCTGTATGCCTTTTCTTTTTTTTCTCGGTAAGAGTCACCTGGTAACTTGCTTTGTTCTTTTCGGTATGGGTTTAAATAAGGCTCATTCTTATGGTTGGTGTTAGGGATGATAGTCGTACCATCAGTAGAGGCAGAACCCCATAGCTCTTGAAGGGCTTTGAGGTTGCTTGCCTCAGGGTCATTGAGGTTTCCCTCTTCCATATTCTTAATAACTTCTTCAAGGGATCTTACACCCTTAAGGTCGGGCTCGGGTTGTGAAGCAAGCCAAGAGTGATCCACAAGGTTAATGTCTTGACCTGCGTCTCTTGTGAGTTCCGCCATATTCAAGTCGGCTTCGACAGCTAAGCCATCAGGCATATCAGAGTGTAGATTACCATCAGGAGGGACGATACCTCGAGGTAAACCTGCGATCCCTTTAGCTTCAGGGAGGCGTGCTCCGTCGAGGACACCATCATTATATTCGGTGTCGAAGTGGAAGCCGTCTAACATGTAGTTAGAACCGTTTGTAAGGGAGAATCCTCCATTGGGTGTCTTGCTACTCATTTCTTCTTCCTTTCACTCAAGAAGTCCCTACTAGGGTCTTTTGGAGAGTCATCCTCTTCCTGTTCCTGCAAAGCCCAGCCTTCTGGGTCTCCCTTGATTTCTTCAATATCTTCCATAACTTGAACTAGTACTTTCTCTTGTTCAAGTTGCCAATGGTCAGCAGTGACTTCATCGTATAGGGTGTCGGACAAGGCAGAAAGAGCTTCGACAATATTCATGTATTGCCGCCTCATCGCCTTTATCTCCATAATGTAGCCTCTGCCTCCAAGATTTCCGTCTGGGGAGATGTCCCTAGACTTAATCTTAGCGAAGGTAGAATACGCACTCATGGCGTGACCTAAAGCGGATAATGTGGCCCTAAGTACTTTAGCTAGGTTCTTATTGCACTTCTTATTGTATTTGTGCTCAGGGTCCATGAACCGAGAACTAGGGGGGTGTTGCCCCCAAGCCCAAGCATTAGAATCATCTCCGTGATCTTTGATAAAGCGGACTTCGCCCGCCGTCTTAACTCGTCTTGAATATTTCCGAGCTACGCTTTTTGGGTCTGCCTTACTCATCTGACTACCTCTCAATATCTGTTACTGAGAGAGCAGGCTTATAAATGAGATATTGAAGATCAGCACCTTATTGATCCTCAAAGAGTGAAACCTGTCTTTCTTTGACTTCTCCAACCTCGCATTCTCGACTCTGATTCCGACGTAGGATGTTTTGGCAACCAACGGGGGGGTCAAGTATAAACCCGAAGGCACACCTTCAACTATTTTACCTCGGTGTTTACGATGTCATTAAGTCTGGACTTAAACTCTTCAGTCCAGCTCTTCTCCGCTGGAACATCTTTGGAAGAGGAGATGAAGTACAACTTGCCTACGCTAGGGTTAATTGAAGTGTATCCTCTGCCGTCTCTTTCATTGAGAAGGAAGTAGAAGTCACCCTGCTTGTTATAGCCTGCGGAGATGACCTCCCCTTCGTAATATATAACGGAGTATTCAGAGAGCTTGCTATCCATCAGGTCATTGAAGTTTCCATGTAGAGTTGTCTTCTTCTCCCTACTTTCGAGCATCGTTTGTGTCAAATCTCTACGAGCTTGGGGGGCTGGAGATTTACCGCCTCTGTCGTATACAACAGCAAACAGGGGCTTTGTGGCTGTAGATCCTAAGTAAGAATTAATGTTCCTAAATGCACGGTAGAGACCCACTTTGTCATGTGGTGCGAGGCTTTTCTCCCTCATCTGCTCAAGAACCTTCTCTTGCTTCTCAAGGTTGCCAGATTTCTCTGCGGCCTCGAGTTTATTTTGCAACCCTCTGATCCTTACAGGCAAGACTGCCTTGAATTTGAATTTATTACCAGGCTTACCCGTCCTCAGGTCAATCGGTGCGACTTCAATCGTGCAATCTTCTCTTAGGTCTCTAGGTCTGGTGATATCGAGGATCACGCAGTACATGGGTTTTTCAGGCGTGTGCGTAAGTAAGCCACAGTTTTTAATATTCTGCGGGTGCGTGCATTTCTTCCCCTCGACCTTGACTACTTCTCCTACTTCGAGTGCTCCTTTCCTTTGGGTCTTTATAGATCCCTTTGGGTTAATGAAGACTCCTTGGGAAGAAAGATACGACTTTACCTCAGACTCGGTCATGCCTGTCGGGTTTGATAGCTTACCCCACGCCGCGAATGCTGCAGGGTCATTTGTGAGTGCGTTTGCACCTGATTCTTTTTTCATGATTCATTCTCCTTTGGTCACCATTCTGTTGAGTATAGATATATTATAAAAATACCTGATTGGGGCGAACAATAATATGTGTTAGATGAGCTCCGCTTATATGGAGGAGATAGGTTGCTCTAAATTCTGTTAGGAGACTCAAATGCAGAAAGCCGTGATCCTCGACACAAGTGTTCTTATCCACGACCCTCAATCAATCAGATCTTATGCCGAAGACGTAAAGGTGCTGATACCGATTTTTGTGGTTATGGAGCTGGACATACTGAAAGATACAAGCCGAAGAGAGAAAGCTCATGTTGGTGCTCTCGCTCGAAAGGCATCTTCAATCATTCTTACTATGATAAAGGAGGGAACACTCGAGGTCGTCTCTCATGAGGAAGAGATCAACATCAAGTCTCTAGATCGAGCTTCTCAGATTCGATATGTAGACTTGCTCATCTTGCAAACCTCTATCTTCTTTAGTAAGAAGTACGACCTAAAGCTAGTGTCTAAGGATGTTAACTTGAGGATCATTGCTGAGTCTTACGGAATACTCTCAGAAGACTTTACCTCCGATTCTTCGACTTCAAACATCTACGACAGTCTTGGACTCAAAGAGTTTGTTCCAGATCATGTGTTGACCTCTTCTCTGGTGAAGTCTTATTGGGAGGGTGCAGTACGTATTCCTTTTGACCTTGACTTCAAGGCCTTCCAAAACGAATACTTCTGGTTCTTAGACAATAGGCAGAAGACGCATCTCTTCCAATTTAGAGACGACACTCTTTTCCCGATACACAAATCAGAACACCGCGTGAAGCCACGGAATCTAGAGCAACGTGCGGCTCTCGATCTTTTGATGGACTCAGAGGTAGAGTTGGTCGCCCTTCTAGGTAAAGCAGGTACGGGGAAAACATATCTCGCCCTCGCATCTGCCTTAGAGCAGACTGCTCGGTATCACCGAATATTGCTCTCTAAGCCTGTCGTCGATGTTGGTAAAGGCATAGGCTTCCTTCCAGGTTCTATGTCAGAGAAGATGGAGCCTTGGATGCAGAGCTTCTTTGATAACCTCGACCAGATTAACCCTATGTGGGACACCTCACCATTGGGGCTGGAGGCAGGCTCGAAGGAGACCTTCTTAGAAAAAAACCAAATTGAGATACAACCGATACACTCCATAAGGGGTCGTTCTCTCAAGCAGGCTTATATGATCATAGATGAAGCTCAGAATCTCACTAAGCATGAGATCAAGTCTATAATCACCAGAGCGGCAGAAGGCACAAAGGTTGTTCTTCTTGGAGACCCTTATCAGGTTGACCACCCTTACTTGGACACAAACTCTAACGGCCTTGTCTATGTCATTGAAAAAATGAGAGGTCAGTCGATCTTTGGCTGTGTGAGTCTTCATAAGTCAGAAAGGTCAACCCTCTCCGATATTGCCGCTGATCTTTTGTAATTTATCTATAATACTCTGGTTGAAAAAGGAGTATTAGATGTTAAGTATGATCGAACGAATTGTGTTGAATAGGTTTCTTAATAAAAAGAAATACAATCAGAGGTCTGTGTACGGTTTCTTGTGTAGGAAGATCTTTCTCGCTTCTCATAAAATTGTGTCGAAGAAAGAGGTTGAGGTTCTAGGTTCGTCTTTGTCTTCATATAGAGAAGGTGTGCCACAATACAACACCCCTATTAAGGTAATATCGGGGTTCGAGTCCATTGTTAAAATTACAATAGACCCAAAAGACCTTTTTAACGTACCTTGGCTATCCAAGGAACTCAAGATCTTAGCGGTAGCTCTTACGAAGTCGGGTAAGAAGTATCTCAAGTCCTTGCCCGTGGAAGTAACTGCAGAACTTCTCGGCTTTGAGGAACACGAGGACATTCGCGTGCCACTAGGTTACGTAGTGGATGAGGTTTTTGACGACGAAACAAGGTACGGGTTTGGGGTAACCTCCATCGGGAAGACCCCTTCGGGGAAATTGGAATTTACCCTCAAGATGAATGTGGTGACTTACCCTTCTCTAAGAAGTGAGAGTCTTTACCCTGACTTCTGAATTGAATCGCGAGGGTTTCTCCTTCCATGTGGACATCAAAAGTCCCTTCATGCAGGAATAGCTCCTTGCCTCCTATCTTAACCGATACCTTGTTAAAACCTTTTGCTTCAATGGGGTCTACGCCTATGAGTATGACAGGCAGAGTCTTCTCCTCATAGCTTGAGTGGATTCCCTTTGTCATCAAAGAGCCTTTCTACTTCATAAGAACCGTCTTCTCCCATTTTAACAGTCCAGAGGTCTTCTGAGGACTTGTGTATGAGGGCAGGTTGTTCAGAGGCAAAGCACATAAGAGAAGGCCCGCTTAAAACTATAAAGTGTTCATCGAGGTTAGCTACTTTCATGCTAGCGACTTTGAGGAAGTCAGAGGGTATCCTGTCAATCTTGTTGCGGTTATCGAATCGGACAAAGATTTCACCCTCTAAGCTCGTTATCTCCCCGTCGGGGGTGTCTACTGCGACAACGGTACCCTTTGTGCCTGACGAGGGTAATTGGCTTGGTAGTATAATGCCGTTGTTTGTGTGGGCTACCACCCTAGTACCTTGTTCAAAGGAGGGCGTTGCTGTCCGTCTCTTTCTGTCCGTCAGGTCAGAGATGGTGGTCGAGAGTATAGAATCCAGACCTGAAGTCTTCGATGGGTTCGCAAATGAAATGTTCATAACTTTTCTCCTTTTCTTACTCCCTATTAATAAAGGGAATATTAACCAACGAAGCACAATAGGTAGTTCACACATAGAAACTGAGATCCTTTTGCGTCTAAGGGTCTATTGTCCTTGCTAATCTGTATTTCTGATCTCATATGACAATCAGTGTCGAAGAAAATCGTGCTTCCTTCTTTTTCCTCGCACATACCCCTGACAAACCACAGGTAGTGCTTCATCTTGAGTTCTAATATCTTGTCTGTTACTTCTCCAAAGTCTGTTGACAGGTACTCTTCTATCTGCCCTTTACTTTTGAACACTATCCTATACACACTTCCTCCTTTTTTTCTGTTTGGGTGCGTGTGGTTTCTTATAAGAGGGTAGAATGTCTATGATAGGAGAGTAACATGAAAAGATTATATTGGTCACATATTAGTATGGTGAGGAAATGCCCTCTAAGATATCTTTGGTACAAAGGTCACCCCGACCACGATCTTGGTGCGGGCTTCGGTAAGCCCAAGCCTTTGGCTTTTGAGGAGAGACCTAGTGAGCATTTTAAGCTCATGGGGTCGGTCTTATCAAAGGTGGTGGAGGTTATGTATAATGATCGACTCTTAGAGAACCCAAAAGATTGCTTGTCAAAACTTACAGAGATTGCTCAAGGGGAATTTGAAGAGCTGGAGCAGACTCATCACATCATGTGGACGTATCTCACAAGGGAAGAAGCCATGAAGGTTTGTCTCGACGGCGTTCGGAACTTCTTAGAGATTGTCAAAGACCACAAGATGATCTCTAAGACCTATGCTCAGTCTGAGCTAAGTATGACACCCCAGATCAATAAAAGCCTGAAAGTATGCGGTATCGCAGACCTTGTATACCGAGACTTAGACGGGAAACTTTGGATACTTGATGGTAAGAACGCCTCTACACCTATGAAGTATGAAGATGAAGACCAATTGAAATGGTACGCTCTCTGTTTCAGGCTTGAGTATGGTGTTTTGCCTGATAAGCTGGGGTTCTTCTACTTTAGATATCCGAAGTCGAACCCTCCAAAGAAGAACCCAAGCCCTAGTTCTGAGTGGACAGGGCTGGTTGAAGTTTCTTTAACTGAGGATGACATCAGGAGACTAGGTAACGAAGCAATCGAAACTCACAGGCTCATTGAGCGGGGAGTTTTCGAGGCAAACCCTGTACCCAAAAACTGCTCTTTCTGTGACTTTGAGAATATCTGTGAAGCGAGGCAGGAGCAAAAGAAACTTAACGCAGCTAAACGTAAGCCAAAAGAGCCGAAAGAATATGAGAATTACAAGGTGCTTACATTAGGGAGTATGAAGCTATGAATACAGAGGCGATATTACACAAAAAGCAAGATCTTCTATCTCGTAGAGAAAGACTGCTTGGTAAACTAGAGGCGGCTAGAGAGAATCTTTCCAAGATAGATGAGAGGTTGAGGGAGAAGGGTATAGATCCAGAATCCCTTGAAGACGAAATCAATCGGCTTCGATCAGAAAACGAAGCCCAAAAAGCCAAACTGACTCAGGCACTAGAGCTTGCAGAATCGGTTATTGAAAAAATAGAAAGTAGAGTAAGAGGATGAAAATATCTATATCCACCCAAGACCTAAAGTCCGCAGTCACGTTAGCTTCTAACACACTAGGCGTGGCTTCTGATATCACTAGCCACTTCGTATTTGTGAAGGATGGGAATGGGGCTAGCGTAATGTCTTGCTCTCTCCCTCGAACCTTCTCTAAAGTTCCTTTGTTAGGTGCTCAGGTAACAGGGGAGGGTTCTTTCACCGTTGAAGGTAAGAGACTAATCCAAATGTTGGGTGCTGTAACAGGAGTGGTCAACATTGAAATGGGTGACGATAAGAATGTGAAGTTCACTCTCCCTAATGGACAGCTTGCGTTGACGAGCCTAGACCCTGACTCATTTCCTTCATGGTTGTCCCGTGTAGATACGGCTTCTCAAATGAAGGATACGAAGGTCTCCGCTTCAATCTTGTTCGACACATTCAACTCTTTGAAGAGTTATGTCTCTACAGAAGAGAGCAGGTCTGAGTTGGCTCAGTTGTATGTTGACTCAGGTAAAGCTTATGCTTGCGATGGCTTTGGGATGTCTGTCGCTCGATCTGAGAGCCTTGACGACCTGTCTTTGAAGATCCACACTAAGGATATTTCACCACTCTTAAAGTTCCTCAAGAGTAAGGAATCGGATCAAGTAGAGATCCTCAAGGGGGATCAATCTTCTTTCTTTAAGGCAGAGGACGGAAGTCTCTTTGGCTTGATGGATATCCCTTCCAATTATCCTAAAACAATCCTCAGCTACGCGGAAGCCTTCGATTGGGTGCCTCAGAGAGTATGGGGTGTCAAGAAGGGGAGTTTGAACACCGCGATCAAGTTCTTGAGAGCAGGTGCGGATAAGGATGATCTGAAGGTTAGCCTTACTGATGAGGGGGATATGCTTCCCTTAAAGCTCTCAATGCGACCTAGCAACGGAAGAGGCGAGCTGAGCTACAGCTTGAGTCCCGCTTCTCTCGAAAACCCAGACCAAGCAATAGAGCTCTTCACATCACCTGATGAGAAGATGTTTGTTGAGAGGTCTCGTAAAGGAGAGACGGAGGAGTCTTTTGACTCATTCTCTTTCAACTACCAATATATGACCCGTGCGATAGAGTCTATGTCTTCTGACAACATCTTCATCGGGTGTAACCGAGAGAACAACAAGGGCTATATGATCTTTAAGGTTCTTCAAGACTCTGGTGTAGAAACCGTAAGTGTCGTAGGTTGGATGGTCTAGATGGACATCCGATCCCGACTCTCTTACCTAGAGGTGTTACACAAGAGCTCAGTCTCACGGGTGCGTTCTTTAGAGACGGAGGTCGGACTTCTTGAAGTTTCTCTTGATCTCGCTAATGAGGCGAACCTCATCCTTGACCGTCTTGCAGAAGACGAGGTTACTCAAGGTGTCTCAGCCTATGTGTGCCTCTTAGAGGAGGGGTTGAAGGCAATCTTCCCTGAGCAAGAGGTAGGTTTGCACGCAGAGGTCTTGAAGCTCAGAGGTAAGGTGTCTGTAAGACTCAAAACCAGCTTTAAAGGCGAGGATGGTATAGAAGTGGTGGGTGAGGGTCTGGATTCCTTTGGCGGTGCTGTGGCGACAATCCAGAGCCTTCTCTTGAGGGTGTCTCTGGTCTTGAAGAGAAACCTCAGACCGCTCTTGGTACTTGATGAGACTTTCCCTTCAGTAGATGTCGGTCGGTCTGAGATCTTAGTTGGATTTCTAAAGGTTCTTTGCCAGAGACTCAATATGGACATTCTCTGTATTAGTCACGATTCTACGATTGCAGATGGTGCTGACATAGGTTACAAAGTCACTGCTTCTAAGACAGGGGCGAAGATTAAGAGAATCACATGAAGACCGCAGGTAAGATTAAGCATAAGCTCCGACAAGTTCGCCATAGGCTATTGCAGAAAGCGATACGGACGGGCTTGAGTAAGAAGCCTTGCAACTGTGACCACGCGGGTCTAGTTAGAGGGAACTCATCCGAGCCTTTGTTTCATGTGTGCCTCCTTGACTCTGACAAGCCGAGGGAGTGGGAAGGTACGATATGTGATCCTTCCGTCCCTAACACTTGTCCTTTTTTCAAAACCTTTAGAGAGAAAGATCGGATTATAGAAGAGTTCAATCGCGACTTCGATGCTTTGCTTTCTCAAAAAGATATTGGCTCCATAGCCTCTCAGTATCCAGATGTGGCGGCTCTTCTTTGGGTTCTCGCAGGGGAAGAAGATGATAGAAATACTGAAACTGAAGAAAAGTAAGACACCACTTGTGTTAGAAGTTGATGTCCCGCCTCTTTGTAGGCCACTTCTGGTAGGCAACCCCTCTAAGGATTCAGTCCTTAGGTGGGTTGAAGCTCCTTCCAAGAGAGACACCGTTTTAACTTGGGGTCAAGAGTGTCCTGTAGAAGAAACGGTAGCTCGGATGGTCACTATGGTCATAGAGAGAGGTGCTAAAGAAGGTTGGGGCATAGAACAACCCTCTTTAGCTTCTGCCGTAGAAAGACTTCGCTCTCTTGGGATAACAGAAGTGGAGTCTAAGGAGGGTCTTGTATACCCTAAAGACCCTTCTTTCTTAGGCTCTGTGATCGTCATAGGCGACCGCTCGTTTCCTGTTCTCCACAATGTGAGAAGAGGATTTTGCGTAGTTAGGTCTTAAGAGTTACCGAGCTCTTTCTCGATAGCCGCCTTAACGCCCTTAGTCTCAACACTGATGATAGACTCTAGTACATCAGGCTGGTCGCCGTACATATCAATAGCGATCTTTGCCCTCTTAGACCAATGCTTTGAGGTGTCCCACTCGATTCCATTTGGAAGCATCTTGATCTTAGAGTTGTCTTTGCCTACAGGTACGGCACCCTGTGTAGGGTTTACCTCTCCTTCGATAGCTTGAAGGATCTGTGCATTCTCTAAGGCCTGTTCGTCGATTTCCGAATCTTTTTCGGGAGCTGGGGGAGGGGCATCCTCTAGCGAGATATCATCTTCGATGTCAACACTTGCAGTTTTGACATGGGTGACGTGTGCTTCAAGGTTCTCTAACTTCGAGATTTCGGCACTCGCTTGAGACCCATCAGAGATCACAGTTTTCTGCCTAGAAGAAGTGCTTAACTTGATAGTTGAGAGGGACTCTGCCTCTTGCATCTCAGAGATGCCGTCATTCATAGACCCTGCAACTTCTGCACCTGACTTGTTGTCTACTTTGGCGACAGTGATGATGTCTTCGTCTTGATTTTCAATGACGACAGGGAACTTAGACCCCTTCTTTTTCTCAGGTTCTTTGAGCCTTGTGACGGGACGCTCCTCGTCATAGACATTCTCGACAGCCATTTTCTTCGTTTTAATCTCAGGCTTCGGGGGTTCAGGCTCAGGCTCTGTGTTTTCTGAAACAATTGAGAGCCAACCACGCTTTACTCCAGCTTTCAGCTCGGGCATTTCAGTCACCTGCCCGCCGAACTTGAGTGAGAAACCATCGTATTCTACGACATCGCCTTCGTAGATATTCCTCTCAAGCCTGCCCAAGTGGATAACCGAGTTCGCTCTCAGCTTAACAAAAGTGCCTCTTTTAAAAATGGTATGAGAACTCATGAGTATTCTCCTTTATGTTGGTTTTAAGTTCTCCTTATTTATACCAACATAAAGGCGAGATACCATAGTTTTTCTTAAGCACCTACAGTGACGCTAGAGATAAGAGACCAATTCGTCCCATTGTAGATGAAAGTAGCTGATGAGTAATCGTTGCTGAGAGTAATATTGCTACCTGTCGCGAGAGCGAGGCCGTCCGCAGTGCCTGAAGTTCCATCGTCACTTAATATAAGGTTACCTCCACCACTCTTTTGGATCACCAAGATCGACCCTGTCTCTCCGCCTGTGATCGTTGAGATGGTATTGTTCGCACCGTCAGGGGTGACCTTATGGTACGACTTCGTGACAGCAAAAGTAATGTCTCCGTTACCAAGAGATATTGTCGAGGTATCTAGGACAGCTTGCCCGCCTACAGCCAAATCACTTGAAGTGATCACTCTTTGACCTGCATTAATTGTAAGGGCAGTGGATGCCGAGTTACTGCTCGACCCAGACCCGCTCGGAGATGCTGTCTTAAATACAATTGACCCGCCGTCAGCAGAACCCGTACTCAAGCCTCCTGATAAGGTAAGATCTGCACCTGTAAGATCCGCCCCTGATGCTTTACCGCCTCTTACCATAGAGGTGTCAATAGGAGCCAGCTCAGAATCTGTTACGGTAATGTTCAGGTCTGTACCTAGAGAGAGATCTGTACTGATACCGTGAAATACTTTGTAGACTCCATCTTTTGCGTCTGCATCGGTTTCTTCTGGTTGGTAGATCATGCCTGCATATCGAGCGGCGGCGAGATTATTGCCGTATTTGGAGTACCAACCGAGATCTCTTGTGGCAGAGTCGTTATTTTGACCCAAGTAGATCATGCGGTCAGCTAGTTTGACTGCCGCACCTGTACCACTGAAGTTACCTGTAACGGTAACATTGCCTGAGATAAGAACACCTTGTGCCGATGAACCTATGAGGGTCGGGTTGTCTTCGATAGCTATTGTAACTGCACCGTCGGTGTTTGTAACGCCAATCTCATTAGCCGTTCCAAGAATGGAGAGTGCGTTATTTGTCTTCTGGTCAAAGCTGTATGTAGATCCCCCTCCCGAGTCTGTAGTTAACGTGTAGAGCACGTCTTCTTCAGTAAGCAGAATCTCAGCGTTGCCGTCTCCCCTATCCGCTTTCCAAGTGTCTGCAGTCTCATCATAGTGCAATGTCGCATCTGTCGAAGAACCTCTGTTTACAGTGATACCTACGTTTTGTGAAGGAGCTACACCCCCTGCTAGATCACTATTTAATGTGATTGTACTTAAGCCATCACTTGTGACATTTACGGAAGTTAATGTCGCCACGCCTGCGGTCAGCGTGCCTGTGGTCGTAAGGTTCTCATTGTCAAAGCTGATGGTGCCAGAAGCAGAGGTGATCAGCCCACTTGAAATGGAAATCGCACCGCCTGCGTCAGAGTCAGCAATGAGAGTATTTGCCACTTGGACATTACCCGCGTTGTTGAACTGCCAAACATTCTCGGACTCATCCCAGAAGAAAACAGCGTCCGTGCCAGCCGAAGGTCTTGATACGGTGATCCCGAAGTCATGTGCGTCGAGTTCCGCTGTGTCATCCGAGTTGAATGTGATCGCACCCAAGCTAGGGGTGTCAATCTGGATAGCACCAGACGAAGTCTTTACATTACCAGAAGCAGTGACCGTAGATTCTGTGCTTACCTCACCTGATGTGGCAACGGTGAAGTTAGGGTCTGTTGTGATCGTTCCGCCGACTGTGACCTGAGTCTCAGAGTGGAGCTTGCCTCCCTTTACGACAAAAGACCCTTCTGAGTCATCCCAATCAAACTGCACGTTTGCTGTCGTATCGTTCACTTTGAAGATAGATACGTCGGCATCCGCACTGTCTGAGTTCAAGAGGATTGCAACACTATTGGTGGGAGACGCTTTAATATTTAAAGTGTCATCGAGTGTACTTTGACCCGTGACCGTGAGAGTTGTTCCCACGCTTAGGTCTGAACTCGTCGCGGTACTCTGATTGAGCGTCAAAGACTCGGCGGTAGTGTTTACAGTAACGTAAGCCTCCCCCGCATCACCTTGCTTAATAACGAAAGCATCGGTGTCATTGTCAGCGAGTTCAACCACAATTCCATCGCCGTCGTTGTCCGACAGCGTATTGATCGCTAAGCCTGTCAAGGTCGTTACACCTGTGACATTAAGAGTAGAAGCGAGACTCAAGGCACCTGCCGTTGTTAAAGTCGCGGTTGTAGTTCCCGCTGAAGTTGTATCGCCTACGGTTAAGGCGTTTGCTCCTGCTTTGCCTTGAAGGTGGAGGCCAGAAACAGAGTTAATGTTAAACTCGTCATTGTCCTCATCCCATTCAATCAAGGCATTAGTCTCAGTGCCTCTTTCAACTGTTATCAGCTTAGCGTCGCTCTCTTCGCCATTTCCTGTAAGGTCTGAGTTGAAGACGATACCGTTAGTGTTCGACTCTACGTTCACCTCCCCCTGTAGGGTAGTTAGACCACTAAAGGCAGTAGGTTGAGCTAAAGTGATTAGTTCAGATCCCTCGGTGGTGTTGAAGGTCATGTATGAGTCCGCGTCACCTCCAGCACCGAGATCTTTAATTTCAAGAGCGTTGGCGATGTTGTTCACCAAGTTGATCTTAAAGCTCCCCGTCCCTGTAGAACTTGCTCTCAAGTCATCGGTTTTAAATTGACCCGTTACGGTGGTGATGCTGTTCGTAGTGTCTACGTTTACAACGTCAGTGCCGTTTGCTTTCTCTACTACTAGGGCGGCGGTGTTATCTGCTTTTACGTTGACTGTATTAAGTATCGAAGTGACACCTGTATTACTTACGCTAAAGACATCAGCACCAACATTGATTCCTGCATCGGGTTCGAACACCGCTGTTGTAACAGTGACCTTTGGTGTGGTGGTGTCAATGTTAAAGATCTCACCGTTTGCATCTGTCTCCACCTTCAAAGCATTGGCGGAGGTCTTGGTTACGAGAACTTCACCTGTTGTTGAAAGGTTATAATTCGCCCCGTCAACAGTGAATCCGTTAGTGTCAATGGCGATACCACCATTTGCGTTCACTACCCCCGCTGAAGTCACGGCATTGGTTGTCGTCAACGTACCTATCTTCAACGCACCCCAAGTAGTTGGTTCAGTGAAGTCCGTCGCGGTACTTGCCGTTTGAGTGAGACCCATCTTAAAGATAGAGTCGTCTTCATCGAAGAAGAACACCGCATCGTCTTCATCGCTCCCCCTCTCCATGAAGATACCGATGTCTCTGGTGTTATTAGCCCCAGATCCCGCTCCTTTGTTAAGACGGATCATTGAATCCACTACTTCAAGATCCGTCGAGTTCACTGTGGTGAGAGTTCCGTTCACCGTGAGGTTGGTGCAAGTTACAGAACCTGTTGTAGTGAGATTCTCATTTGCGAAGTCAATCGTACCTGTAGCAGAAGTGACCTCGCCGTTATTAAAGGTGAAATCTGCGATCTGAGTTCCTTCTGCGGTAGCCGTGATCGTAGAGGTGACAGCTAGAGTCCCCCCTACAGAGGTATTCCCACTCGCAGAGGCGACACTGAAGTTCCCATTAACGTCGAAGTTGCCTACGGAGTGTAGGGCGTTCGAGACTGACCACTCATCCTCAGACTCATCCCATTGGATGTAGGAGTTGGTTGCCGTGCCTCTCTCCACTTCAATCTTAGCGTCTCTCTCAGTTCCGACTGCGGTAGCATCTGAGTTGAGAAGTACTAAAGCAGATTGATTGTTCGCATCTCCTGCGAGGTCAGAGGACAAGATGGAAAGTACCCCATTTAGAGAAGTCGCCCCCGAAACATCAAAAGATCCCGACACTGTCGTTGCACCCGTAACATCAAGAGGTCGGTTTACTTCAACGAGGTCATTCGTACCATCCACAAAAAGAGCTTCTGAAGAGAGAGGTGTCTCAACTCTAAAGTCTGTGGCATTTCCGTTTTCGTTGACCACGATGTTCCCACCGTTTAGCCCGATAGCCCCGCTGGTGAAGTTCGCAGTCCCTGCAAAAATCACATCTCTACTGAACGTGATCAGCTCTAAGCCGTCTGTTGTGTCTACCTTGATATAACTGTTTAGACCTTCTTTAACTTCAAAAGATCCCGCAACATTATCATCCATCGAAACAACAATGGTAGAGCTGTCAGAAGAGATCGTATCAAGGGAGATATCACCCACATTAGTGATATCTCCCTCCGCGACGCTGAGAGAAGCAACGGTAACAGAACCTGTTGTAGTGAGATTCTCATTTGCGAAGTCAATCGTACCTGTAGCAGAAGTAACCTCGCCGTTATTAAAGGTGAAATCTGCGATCTGAGTTCCCTCTGCGGTAGCCGTGATCGTAGAGGTGACAGTGAGTGTGCCTCCGATCTGAGTATTACCTGACGTGTCCGCTACAGAGAAGTTATCAGCAGTGATTCCCCCATTCGCGGTAAGAAGACCATCGACCGTCACGGCATCCTCTGCTTGAAGAGTTCCGCTGATGGTTGTATTACCTGACGTATCCGCTACAGTGAAATTATCGGCAGAGATCCCCCCGCTCGCAGTAAGAAGACCGTCAACAGTAAGAGTGCCTCCGACCTGAGTATTACCTGACGTATCCGCTACAGAGAAGTTATCAGCAGTGATCCCTGCGTTTGCAGTAAGAAGGCCATCGACCGTCACAGTCGCTGAAGCATTGACCGCATCTGAGAAGGTAGTCTCCTTACCGAATGTGATCAGCTCTGAACCGTCTGTTGTGTCTGCCTTGATATAACTGTTTAGACCTTCTTTAACTTCAAAAGATCCCGCAACATTGTCATCCATCGAAACAACAATGGTAGAGCTGTCAGAAGAGATCGTGTCGAGAGAGATGTCACCTACATTAGTGATATTCCCGTCAGAGACGTTGAGAGAAGCAACGGTAACAGAACCTGTAGTAGTGAGACTTTCATTGCTGAAGTCAATCGTACCTGTTGCAGAAGTGATCTCGCCGTTATTAAAGGTGAAATCTGCAATCCGAGATCCCTCTGCGGTAGCCGTGACTGTAGAGGTGACAGTAAGAGTGCCTCCGATTTGGGTATTACCCGTAGCATCCGCTACAGAGAAGTTATCAGCAGTGATCCCTGCATTCGCGGTAAGAAGGCCGTCTACGGTCAGGGCGGAGTCGTAAGATACGTCACCCGTAAAGGTAGCTGTGTCAAAGGCCACCTCCTTACCGAATGTGATCAGCTCTGAACCGTCTGTCGTATCTACCTTGATATAACTGTTTAGACCTTCTTTAACTTCAAAAGATCCCGCAACATTGTCATCCATCGAAACAACAACAGTAGAGCTGTCAGAAGAGATCGTATCAAGGGAGATGTCACCTACATTAGTGATATTCCCGTCAGAGACGTTGAGTGAGGTCAGAGTCCCAGCTCCCCCAGACAGGGTTCCTATTGTGGTGAGGTTCTCATTACTGAAGTCAATCGTACCTGTAGCAGAAGTGACCTCGCCGTTATTAAAGGTGAAATCTGCGATCTGAGTTCCTTCTGCGGTAGCTGTGATCGCACCTACGACAGTAGTCGCACCAGATGCCGCCGTGATCGTAAAGTTTCCGTTGACATCGAAGTCCCCCGTTACGTTCATGGTGCCAGAAGTGCTCACATTGCCTGATGTGTCTGCTACGGTGAACACCCCGCCATCGGCGGTGATCCCACCATTTGCGGTAAGGAGACCAGATAGTGTTGCCGTATTGATCGAGGCATTACCTGTAGAGGTAACATCTGTGGAGCTCAAGTTTCCTGTTGTAGAAACATTCTCATTACCAAAGTCAATGCCCGCTCCATTTGTGGATGCCTCTATGGTAGTACCCGAGAAAGTAATACCTGCGAGCCTATGTCCGTCACTGTCGGAGGTGACTACACCCGCATTACTGACACTGAAGTTTGAAGCCCCGTCAACAGCACCTTGGGTGATTGCCCCAACTACGTTTATGCCCTCTGACACTGAGAAGTAAGTAGAGCTTTCATCCCAAGATAGGGTTGCGTAGGAGACGCCTCTATCTACTCTCAGGAGAGTCTCGTCTTGTGCGTCTGCTTCATCGTGCCTGAAGGTAATTCCGTTCGTGGAGCTATCCGAAATGTAGAGGTTTCGGGTAACAACAAGGTCTTGACCTACAGTGAAGTCTGTAGAAGCACTAGCATTATTAGAGAGAGCCCAAGTGCTAGTGCCATTGTCCCATTGGATTGTGGCATAAGAGGGTGCGTTACTGAGAGCAACTGCAATAGATGCGTTTGCTGGGGTGTTATCCGTGGTGGCATCAGAGTTCAATATAATCTGATGAGTCGCTCCCTTCTCGACAGAGAGGGTTGAGTTGGAGCTTACGGTAGCTCCACTCGTTAACGTAACCTCGCCACCGACAGTCAACGTCCCTGTGGTAGAGAGGTTATTGTCGTTAAAAGAGAGGTCATTGTTAGCGTTTGTTGTCTGGATTTGACCATCCGTGAGCTCTATGTCTCCTACTGTTGAAGCAGAGGCTAAAGTAGAGATCCCTGTAACATCTAGCGTCCCTGCAATTGAGGTGTCACCTGTTGTGTCGGCGACGGTGAACTTATTAGTGTCTACTGCAAGGCCCGCGTTCGCGTTAAGTAAGCTTGAGAATGTGGCGATACCTGTGACTGCCAAAGTTGTGGCCACCTGAACCGTACCTGTAGTCTCTAAACTTTTTAGTTTGAGGTCAGAGTAATCGGTAGGGTTGAAATTTGTATCTCCGCCCGTGGCTCCGTTGGGAGCTTGTGCGAGTTTAAAAACCTGATCGGTGTTGTCGAAGATAAATAGTTGATCTCCTTCAGCACCAGGGTTGGTGATAAATAGGCCAATGTCGTTTGCTACGTCCCCATTGTTGAGGATCATAACGGGGTCTTGGACAGTAACTTGATCTGTATTGACAGTAGTTGTAGTTCCGTTAACTGTCAGGTTGCCTGTCACAGTAAGATCGTTGCTTACCGTGAGGTCGTTTGAAACCGTCACGTCATTCGGGAGTCCGATAGTTACAATCGAACCGTTGGCATTATCCCCGTCAGCGGTTACGGCAACTGTAGTCTCAGAGTTTGTTGCGGTGAAAGTGAGGGTCTGTCCGAGAGGCAGATTATCGGTGTTAGCTCCATCTGAGATTGTGATCGTAGAGTTAGCTAACTTCGAGTTGGTTACTTGACCGTCTTCTATGTTTGGGGTCTGGATTGCATCTGTGGTGAGGGAAGCGACACCTGTTGCAGAGATTGTCAGGTCTCCAGAGATAGCTACGTTCTCCCACCTTGAATCATTGTCGTTATCGTAGATAAGGACATGGGCTTCCCCAACACCTGCAATATTTACATCTGTGAGGTCTCCAACTTGGATGCCACCACCTGAGTCAACATACGCCTTAGTCGCTACGTCTTGTGCATTCGTAGGGTCTGCCACATCTACGATCTTTTGACCATTGAAATCAACATCGGCAGAAGGGGCTATGTTAGAGAGAGTAGGAAGGGCTGTCTCAGTCCCTCCTGCGGTAGCCCCGTCGTGAACCCGAATTGTGTTCTTCGTGGTGTCTACGGTGATCTCACCGACAGCACCTGTGAAAGCATTATTCTCAGCAGTTGTTCCCCTGCGTAATTGTACTCTGCGGACTGACATGGAATTTACTCCTTCTGATATTTTTGTAGTCGATATATATACAAGAGTTATTAAGAGACTAAAACTCCATGATCCACTTCTGCATATATAACAGGGTCATTGAACCCAGCCCCATTCCAATCGGTGCTGAAATCTGTGTTCTGCACAAAGGCGTCGCCCACTGAACCATAGTCAACGGTCTCGATTACCTGACCTAGGACAATCAAGTCCGCGACCGCATTAACATTACTTTGGGTAGGGGAACTCAATAGAATAAGCTCATTCGGGCTAGTTCCTACATTATATTCCGTCGATGTCCCAAGAACCGTTGGGACATACTTGTTCAGCCCATTATCTGTTGTGTACCTTAGAACCTGCTTGTTCGTGTCCGCTTGAGAGTTGATGTCAATCAAGTTCGAGGTGTTGATCCCAATCTCAAGATCTATCTGATTGTTCACGTCATCGTGTGTGAAAGAGATGCCTTGATCTTCAACAAAAGCGTGTGTGCCAGCTTCAAGAGCCGACCCGACAGCGTCTCTTGCTGATTCAGCAAGGATTGTAGAGACAAACTCACCCGCGTTGGCGTTCCAAACTAAAACTTCGTCGCCTACAAAGTCTCCCGTAGTGACATTGACATCTGAGAGGGTGTTGACCGACCCTAGAGATGTGAGGTTAGAACCATCTAACGCACCGAGCTTGCCTTGAACGTCTGTGAGAATTGCCTTGCCTGCATCTGCACCGCCTCCGTTTACGGTGGTGTCCGCGAGCGACGCATCTTTCAGACCTAATGTCGCTCTCTGGTCGGCTACCGTAGCATCATCAAGTAGGTCGAGACCCACAGAGGTGACTGTGTACGAGTCAATAGAGCCTTGAGCATCGGTATATATGATCTTGTCTGCCCCAAGAGGCTCTAATGCAGATATGTCGTCTAACAGACCACTCTGAGCTTGTATGTCCGTCCCGATCTCAAGGTCTAAAGAGGCTCTTACTTGAGCTGGGGTCTCTGCTACAAAGTTACCCCCATCACCTACAATGAAGTTTCCGTCTGCAACCGCAAGACCAGAAATGTCTTGAAGGTTCGAGCTGAGGGCTAAATCCACTCTACTGTTGGCGTCATCATAGGATGCGGTTAGACCCGTAGAGTGGTTAGCGTGGTCGAACATCGACCCCGTGATGTCTTGAGCATCCTCTGTGGTATCCGTTAGGTCAGATAATGTTAAAGATCTGATCCAAGATGCAGTTACAATTTCATTTCCATTTGCCGCAGCAGCGGGTGCCGTTATAGAACCTGAACCTGTTACTGTAAGATTCCCGCTTATTGAGGTGTTCCCAGAAGCACCTGCAACTGTGAATAGGTTGTTTCCGACAGTGAGATCGCCTATAGTGGAAATGTTCTCAGCTCCGAAGCTAACTCCATTACCCCCAGAGGTGATAGAAGTCCCACTCAGGACAAGGTTTCCAAGTGTAGCTCCCGCTGAAGACTCGATCTCTTTACCAAAGACAACCTTCTCTGAGCCGTCTGTAGTAACAAATGTGAGGTAGTCGTTGCCAGCTTCCGTAAAGATGAGAGCTTCTGCTTGGTTGTCTGTGAGTGAGATCTCCGTCACAGACAGAGTCCCATTAATGGTGAGGTTTCCACCTTGCAGAAGAAGAATGTTGCCTCCATCGGACAAGTCCGCAGTAGAGATCACTCTATTCTCGAAGTTAGCTCCATCGTGGACAATGAAGTGCTTGTTTGCAGACCCCGCAACAGTTACGTCGGAGAGGTCGTTTAAGCCTGAATTAGAGGCTAAGAAGTCTCCCGTGTCATTAGAGACAGCAGTTCCAAATCCAAGAGTTGCTCTAGCATTAGCTTGATCTATACCCAGAGAGGTTCTAGCTTGAGCGGGTGTCTCTGACACAAATCCGTTTCCGTCACCTACAATGAAGTTCCCCTCTGTATTGGCGAGTTCGGCAATATCTTGCAGATTATCGGACAGCGTGAGATCAACTCTGTTGTCGGCATCATCATAGGACGCGGTTAGGCCCGTAGAGTGGTTAGCGTGGTCGAACATCGCACCTGCGATGTCTTGAGCATCCTCTGTGGTATCCGTTAGGTCAGATAATGTTAAAGATCTGATCCAAGATGCAGTTACAATTTCATTTCCATTTGCAGCGGCAGCGGGTGCCGTTATAGAACCCGTACCTGTTACAACTAGGTCACCTCCCACAGTGACACCTAATGTTGAAGAGATATCACCCTCAACATTTAGGTCACCTGTCTGAACAGGGGCTTTGCTGAGTCCTGCAACAGAGGAGAAGTCAGTGGATGTGCCGTCCACAGCCCCGCTATGTGTCGCAAATACGAACGCATCTTCTCCCTCATCCCAGAGAACTACAGCATCATCTAGGTCGCCCCTGTTTAGGAAGAGGCCGATGTCGAGGGTGTTATTGTTTCCTCCGATGCCATTATTAAGCTCGATGACTCGGTCTTTAACAGAGAGGTTGTCCGTATCTATTGTGGTTAGCGTACCTGTAACCGTAAGATCAACGCAGGTGACAGATCCTGTAGTGGTTATGTTCTCAGCTCCGAAGCTAACTCCATTACCTCCAGAGGAGATGCTAGTCCCACTCAGGACAAGGTTTCCAAGTGTAGCTCCCGCTGAAGACTCGATCTCTTTACCAAAGACAACCTTCTCACCTGCATCTGTAGTAACAAATGTGAGGTAGTCGTTGCCAGCTTCCGTAAAGACAAGAGCTTCTGCTTGATTATCTGTAAGTGAGATCTCCGTCACAGACAACGAGCCGTTGAGGGTGAGGTCACCGCCATTTAGGAGAGGGATCTCACTGCCGTCTAAAAGATCAGCGGTAGAGATCAATCTATTCTCGAAGTTAGCCCCATCGTGGACAATGAAGTGTTTATTTGCAGGTACGGCTATTGAAATATCACTCAGGTCATCTAAGCCTGAATTAGAGGATAGGAAGTCTCCCGTGTCATTAGTAACAGCAGTCCCAAAGCCAAGAGTTGCTCTCGCATTAGCTTGATCTATACCCAGAGAGGTTCTAGCTTGTGTCGAGGTCTTGAGTACAATGTCGTTCCCGTCACCCGCGAGGAAGTTGTCGGCAGTAGGTGCGGCAATCGCGGAGATCTCGGTTAGTCTGTCATTTACAGGCTGAAAGTTCCCTCCTACATTGATGAACTGTATTTCATTCTGTACGAACGCCGTAGTAGCTATTTGGGTACTGTCATCACCCTGTACTGCTGTAGGTGATTCGGGTGTACCTGTTAGGGTAGGGCTGTTTACTCTAGCAATAGTGGCATCTACCGAGAAGTCTATCTTGTCATTAACATCGTCGTAAGTCACAGTGATATCTGTTTGAGTACCGCTGTTGATCAAGCTACCTACGGCATCTTGAGACTCTTCAATAATAGTGTTGTCTCCTACTGTCAACGCCCCTTGTGCATTGAAGATTAAGACCTTACCTTGTGCCTTGTTTGTAGTGTCAACGTCAGACAGATCGTTGATAGAAGACGATGTCTTTATCAGGCTCGTTCCGTCAGATAACTGATTTGAAGAGAGTTGAATATTCTCAAAGAGACTGTTCCCCGTGTAGACCAAAACTTGGTTTACCAAAGGAGTTCCTGCTTGAGGGTCATTAGTTATCGTGACATCATTCAGGTCATCTAAACCTGAATTAGAGGCTAGGAAGTCTCCCGTGTCATTAGAGACAGCAGTTCCAAATCCAAGAGTTGCTCTAGCATTGACTTGATCTATACCCAGAGAGGTTCTAGCTTGTGTGGGAGTCTTAAGAACGAGATCTGCCCCGTCACCCGCGAGGAAGTTGTCGGCAGTAGGCTGTGCGATAGCGGAGATCTCGGTTAGTCTGTCATTCTGTTCCTGTACGTCAACCCCAACCTCAAGATTCAGGTGGGCGTGAGGGTCGTTCGATGCGATTAAGTCTCTACCTTCCTGTGTGACAGCAGAGACTGCAAATGTATTATTGCCTGTTGTGTATAGTATGTTTCCAGCTACAGGGTTAAGGCTTGCGATAGAGACTAAAGAGTCCTGTAAAGTGGCGGTGACTTGCCCGTCATTTACTCCACCATCATCTGTATAGGCGAAGGTAATGCCTGTAGAGTGGTTAGCGAGGGTAAACTGAGCCCCTACGATGTCTTGAACCGCCTCCGTAGTGTTAGCGAGATCAGATAGCTCAAGTCCTCTTACCCAAGCCGCAGTGACAATGTGGTTATCTGCAACAGCTTGTGCGGGAGCGAGGATTGTACCTGTACTGTTTACCGTAAGAGATCCTGTAGTAGAGATATTACCTTGTGAATCAAGGTCGCCCACTCTCAAGTCTGCGTCTGCGATACCAGCCACTGCATCGAAGTCAATGGTGTTGATATCGACTGCACCTGAGTGTGTAGCCAGCCTAAAGATGTCAAGACCCTCATCCCATAGGAAAACTGCGTCATCGAGATTGCCTCGGGTCAGCAGGAGTCCTAAGTCATTTGCGTTATTTCCTACAAACCCGTTATTGAGTTCGATGATACTATTCGCGACAGCGAGATTGTTTTGGTTATTGATGTTCTGAACGCCGTTTACGGTAAGGTTCTGAACCGTGATGTCACCACCTGTTGTCAGATCTGTGTTTCCAAGATCAATCGTACCTGTGGAATCTTCAATAGATCCCGACCCGATAGTCATCGTGCCGTCAATGACGGTTGTTTTTAACAACCTGATTTCTTCGCTGTTGTCTGTCGTGTCGATTTCGACATAAGACACATTGTTTGTAGACTCTTCGATCTTCAGGGCGATACCTTGATTGTCTGCGACATTCAAGCTGATTTGGTTGCCTCCAGAGGTGATTGAGTCTACTTCTATATCTGCCACGTTGGTGATGTTTTGATTGTTTGCAGATAGTCCTGAAGAGAGGGTTGTTGCTCCTGTAACAGTCAATTCTCCCGCTACTGAGGTGTTACCTGAAGCACCTGCGACTGCAAAGAGGTTATTTCCTACCGTGAGATTACCTGTTGTGGTCAACGCCTCCGTTCCAAAATCAACCCCTCCATTGTTTGAGGTAGTGATCGAATTGTCTTCGAGGAGTAGGTTTCCAATTGAAGAACCTGAGATACCTTCAAAGGTCTTCCCAAACACTACCTTCTCATCGCCGTCTGTAGTAACAAACGTCAAGTATTGATTTCCTCCCTCAGATATAGATAGAGCGGAAGCCAAGTTGTCCGACATCAAGAGAGAGGCTGTGGCAAGAGAGGTAAGTGTAGTGACACCTGCGTCAAGCGTGCCTGTGGTGGATATGTTCACCGCATTAAAGGAGATATTGCCTCCTGCACTATTGACTGTCGCATCATTGCCGTTTGGGGTGATTGAAAGAGAATTTGCTCCCGTATTCGGATTGACGACATTAAGACCGCCTTCCATAGAAGAGAGTCCGTCTACAGAGAGTGATCCAGAGATCTCCGTGTTGCCTGTAAGACCTTCTACTAGGAAAAGGTTATTCACGTTAATCCCGCCGTTCGGCTTGAACGTGTTCGCGAGAATAAGCTCGTCGCTACCGTCTAACAAGGGGACTTTCGACCCATTAGAGAGGTCGGCAGTAGAGATGGTTCTGTTAGAGAAGTCACCCTGTGCGTCGCTAACTAGCATCTGAATCGGAGCCACCCCAGCGATGCTGACATCAGCCAGATCCTCTAGCCCAGACCCTGAAGCTAGGAAGTCTGCTACTTCACTCGTAGAGGCACTTCCAAGACCTAATGCATCTCTGGCGTTCTGGTTCGCGAGGACGACGAAGTTGTTACCGTCTCCTACAATAAAGTTTCCGTTGGCTCTGTTGAGCTGGGAGAGATCTTGGAGACTGCTTGCTAAGGAGGCGTCTACCCTGTTGTTGATGTCGTCATAGGTGAACGTGATACCCGTAGAGTGGTTCACATGATTAAACATTACACCTGCGATGTCTTGAACGTCCTCAGTGGTGTCCGTTAGATCAGATAATGTTAAAGATCTGATCCAAGATGCAGTTACAATTTCATTTCCGTTTGCAGCGGCAGCAGGAGCCGTAATTGTACCCGTGCCTGTTACAACTAGGTTAGATTGTAACTCCGCCTCTACGCCTACAACAATTCTCTCCCCCGCGTCTGTAGTTACGAACGTGAGGTAGTTATTACCTCCTTCAGAGATAACAAGAGCCTCGGCTTGATTGTCCGTGAGGGTGATCTCTCCTACAGACAGGCTTCCATTGAGAGTAAGGTTTCCACCCTGTAAGAGGGGGACGCTAGCTCCATCTGCAAGATCGGTGGTCGCTAGAGTCCTGTTCTCGAAGTTAACTCCGTCGTGGATAATGACATGCTTATTTACAGGAGCTACCACCGCCACATCATTCAGGTCATCTAAACCTGACCCTGAAGCTAGGAAGTCTCCTGTATCATTAGTAACCGCAGTTCCAAATCCAAGAGTTGCTCTAGCGTTGGCGGGGTCAATTTCTAGAGAGAGCCTTGCCTCAACGGGAGTCTTAAGAACGAGATCTGCTCCGTCTCCTGCAAGGAAGTGGTCTGCAGTAGGCTGTGCGATATCGGAGATCTCGGTTAGTCGGTCATTCTGCTCCTGTACATCAATCCCAACCTCAAGATCAAGAGCCACTCTAGCTTGAGCTGGGGTCTTGAGTACGATGTTATTGCCGTCGCTGATGAGGATGTTGTTAAGAGCCTGCCCTGCATTGGCGATGTCTTGTAAGCTTTGATCGAGAGATCCTCTAATTTCAGAGCTTGCATCATCATAGGTAAAGCTCATACCTGTGGAGTGGTTCAGGTGAGTGAACTGACCTCCAACAAGGTCTTCAACCTCTTCTTGCGTAAATCCTGTGTTTGGGGGGTTGACCTGCTCGAGAACTCCTCCTACAACCTGAAGGATCTTTCCGTTAACTAAGTTTCCGACTAAGCTAACATCGTTAAGGTCGCCTATAGAGGAGTTAGCTGTTAGGAGGTCTGCACCGTCTTGGAGGTCTGCGGAGGACAAAGCCCTGTTTGTAAAGTTAGCTCCATCATAGACCAACACTTGATTTAGAACGGGGTTTGCCACAGTTACGTCGTCTAAGTCATTAGCGGAACTCACGGAACTCACTAGACCAGGTGAGAATGACCCGTTATTGTAGACGATAGTATCACCATTCTGAATCCCTTGTGTGTCCACATCAGAGAGGGTGTTTATACTAGGTAGTGCGGTTAGGTTAGCTCCGTCTAGTGCAGGTAAGGTACTTTGTTCCGCGAACTCAAGAACCTCGCCTACATTAGTGCCTGTGTCCTTAGTGGAGGCAGTGCCGAAAGCTGGTGTGTCTGAAAGGTCGTTGTAAGACAAGACTTGGTTTACAAAGGCTACTCCATTATATCGGAGTATATGTCCGTCTACGGCACCTGCTATTAGGACATCACTGAGGCCACTAATAGAGAGGTGATCTATCGTGACGACGCCTGATATTTGAGAGTTTGCGTCGTCATATGTCCAAGTGACACCTCCGCCATCTTGGAACATACCTCCTACAAAATCTTCAATATCTTCTTGAGTGAAGCCTCCCCCACCATTAGCGGGGTCTACTTGGGTAAATACTCCACCTACAACTTGGAGTATTTTCCCGTTTACTATACCGTCTCCAAGATCTACGTCTTGGAGGTCTCCGATAGAAGAGAGGGTGTCTACGATGCCGAGATTTGTTCTAGCATTCGCTTGAGAGGCAACGCCGAGATCGGCAATCTCTGAGAGGAGGTTATCTACAACAAGGAAGTTCTGAGGATTACTGCCGTTGAGGGTCTCTATTTCAATGATTGCGTCTTGTATTGCCGCGTGTACTTCTGCGGGGTAATCGTTAGTCCAGACAACGCCGTTTCTTCGTATATTACCGACTGAAGTAAACCCGTTCTCGTCCGAGGTTACGGTGAAGGTGTATATGCCGAAAGAGGTGGCTACTTCATAGTTCTTACTGATCACGTCTGCCATCGTACTTCCCTTTAATCTAGTTTCTTAGATAACTGAATCAATAAATAGTTTATTGAGAGAAACCAAGATCTTCGTTGACTCCTTTTGTTTTAGACTCTTTATACTCGGGTTGAGAGGTTTTTAAATGAAGGAGGGTAAGAGTATGAGAGATCTTTTTTTGAGTAAGGTACAGGATAAGGGGGGGTTCGTTTGTCATCATGCACATTTTGACAAGGCGTACCTCATCTCTCCCGAAACGCTTGAAAAGTCACAGAGTAGTCTTCGGGAGAAATGGGATCTGTATCGGGAGCTTAAAGAGGGTTACACACATTCTGACTTATATAGCAGAATGTGTCGTGGTGTAGAGGCTATGGTGTCTCAAGGTGTCACTAAATGCAGAACCTTTATTGATGCTGATGGTATTGTGGGAACTGCCCCTATGGAGGTTGCCTTAGAGGTCAAGAATCACTATAGAGCAAAAGGCTTCGACCTCCAACTAGCGGTTCAGCCACTTGAAGGCGTTCTGGAGGCTGAACCTCGCCGTGCATTCGTAGAAGCCTGTGAAATGGCAGATGTTGTGGGCGGTCTTCCCGATAGAGACAGAGATCCTGAGGCACATATGGATTTCATATTCTCTTTGGCAAAGAGGCTAGGGAAGCCTGTTGATGTTCATGTGGGACAGAACAACATCCCCTCTGAAAGAGAATCGCATATGGTTGTAAATAAAGTCATACGGCACGGGCTAGAGGGTCAGGTGAACCTAGTTCACGCAATTTCCTTAGCTTGCCAAGACACGTATCGCAGGTCTTCGACTATCAGGAAGATTAAAGACACAAACACAGGGGTGATAGTCTGCCCCTCAGCCGCGATCAGTATGAAGCAAAAGACACACATATACGCCCCGATACACAACTCTATAGCTCCTGTGAGGGAACTCGTAGATGCAGGGGTCGATGTGATGCTTGGGGTGGATAATATCCATGACCTCTTCATGCCCCTTGTTGACGGGGATCTGTGGTTTGAATGCCGCCTTATGATGGAAGCGATTAGGTGTTATGATCTCGACCTTGTCGCAAAGATAGCTTCTAATACTAAAGGCTTTCAGGTATGACCAGAAACAGATATCTCTTCTAGGTCAAAGTAGCCAACAAAAAATAGCTTAGCCCGCCTAGACTTTTTGTTCACATTCCGTATTGTGTCATCTGCTCCGCTGTGGTATCAACGGTATGAGGCTCATGGCTTCATTCAAGAAGTAACACATGAAAGATTAAACCTTCTCCTTCGATAGCTTGGAGGAAGGTTACTTAGCCATTATAGAAGCATCCGAGAGTTACGGGAGGCTTCAAGAGGCAATATTGACAAGGTTTTTTGATCGAATTTTATGCCTGTCCTAAGAGATAGGTCATTTAGGGGGTTTTGAGAGATGCATAATGTTAAATCTGTAATTGGAGGTCAGTGGGGTGATGAGGGGAAAGGAAAGGTTGTGGACTTTCTCTCCTCAGACGCCGATTACTGTATTCGTTTTCAGGGAGGATCTAATGCGAGTCATACCATTATCTATGAGGGAGAGACTTTCAAACTTCGCCTCTTACCGTCTGGTGTTCTCCAAGGAGCTGAAGTTATACTCGGAGCGGGTATGGCCATTAACTTAGATGTCCTCTTTTCTGAGATGAGGGACGTTGAAGAGAGGCTGAGCATTTCCCTAGAGGGGTCTCTTCACATAGACAGCAGAGCTCACCTTGTTCTCCCTACTCACATCTACTACGATGTTCAAAGAGAAGAGGCTTCAGGCAACCGTATCGGGACTACTCGAAATGGAATTGGGCTTTGCTACGAAGATAAGGCTCGCAGGGTGGGTATTCGTGCTGGCGATCTTCTTGATTCTAAAGAATTGCCTCACCGTGTAGATGTTTTCTTGAGGGCTTACGGAGAGAACACATCATATCAAGAGACGAAGCTTCTAGACATCCTCGAAGAGTGGTCGGAGCAGTGGAGGGGGTATATTAGGACAGACATGACTTCTTTTCTTCATGGTATCTTTCATGAAGGGAAGAATGTGGTCATTGAGGGGGCTCAGGGAACTCTCCTTGATGTCACACATGGGACATATCCTTATGTCACCTCTTCCCACACTATCGCCCCTAGTATCGGTGCGAGTCTGGGCTGTGCTCTACCTCGAGATACAGATACTATCGGAGTGTTCAAGGCGTATTGCACTCGAGTAGGTGAAGGCGATTTCATATCTGAGGACTTAGACGAAGACGGGGAGAGACTTCAAGCGATAGGCAAGGAGGTTGGTGTTGTCACCGCTCGTAAACGTAGGTGTGGGTGGTTGAACCTTGACGACCTCATTTATGCTCACCAGCTCAACGGCTTCACGCAGATTGCTTTAACCAAAGTCGATGTCTTGGATGGCTTTGAGAAGGTGAAGGTGTGGTATCAAGACCAGATGCACCTGCTTGAGGGCTGGGGAGGTTCAGCCTCGGCGAAGTCTTGGGAGGAACTGCCTGAGAATCTTCAGTGGTTCATCTCTTTCATAGAAGATAACTCAGGAGTTCCTGTAACTATGGTCTCTAACGGAGCAGGTAGGGAGAATACCTTGTTGCACCCAGACTTTATAGACCCTTTTTGAGATCAGAGATCTCAGATTTAATGTCGTCCAGCATCCTTGAAGCAACACGGATCTGGTCGGCTCTCTTTCGGTTCTTCCAGACCCTCTCATAGACGGTCTTTAGCTTTTTCCCGAAAGAGTATTTCCTCTCCACCTTGTTCATCATGTCATCTATGATCTTAGAGTAGTATTTGGCTTTCGGGTCTCTTCTAAGATCTACGAGTTTTCCTGCTAACTCCTCAAGGCCTTCATCCGTCTGCTTAAACTTTCTACTCTTTAGGGTATCTGCCACATCATTCAGGGTTGCTAACACCTTAGTATAGGTCTCTACCTCCTTTCTGTTTTTCTTCAGAAAGGATTTTGCTTCTTGTTGTTCAGGGTGGTTTCTATCTCTAGCGTAAGATTGGATGGTAAGCAGGGAAACTTCTCTGCCGTTGAGCTTGAACTTTTTACCTGTATAAGCCGCTTCGAGGTGCCTCATTTATCTTCTCTACCTTCTATCCTTCTTTGTATAACCTCTACCGTATATAAAAGAAATATCAATTGAGGAGCGTGGCGACCTTAAGGACACCCTTCAGGACATACTTGGAGGCGTCAGATCAACCTGTACTTATATCGGAGCACAGGAGCTGAGAGAGTTAAGCAAATGCACGACTTTTATCCGTGTCTCTCAGCAGTACAACCCCGTATATGAGTCTAAGACTATCTAGCGTCTGTCTAGTAGCCTTTGTTTAGCAATTTCCTTAGCATAGTATTCGTCAGGACTAGCGGCCGAACTTGCCATGTCTCCTACAAAAGCGGATAATAGCAATCCAGCGGCAAGCCCTCCGATGCTAAAGATCTTCATGGTAATAGCACCAAGCACCAATATCACGAGCATCATTCCGCCGTGCCCTAGTACATTTTTGAAGTAGATGTTGAAGTAGCCCCACATCTTTTTTAGGTTGCCTCTCTTAGGGGCTTTTTCTAGAACCTTTTTAAATTCAGGGTCTTTCTCCAGCTTCCTCATCGCTTTCTTGATGTCTTTCTCCGAAGCTCCGTAAATGAACTCTGGTCGACGAAAAGCACCTGTGAGCTTATTCAGGATGATAAAAGCCTCCCTTTTAAACCTTCTAAGGATAGCTTGCTTCTCAAGTTTGGCGATACGGTTCTCAAGCTGGGCGATTTTCTGTGATGCGGTTAGTTGTCTCATGATTATAGCTCCTTCTTGAGATCAGAGATCTCTTTGTTGAGCTGGTTAAGCATTTGCGATGCTGTTCTGATCTGAGAAGCCCTTTTACCTCTGCTGAAGAGCTTCTTCAGATAATTAAGACCCTTGCCTACAACAGAGTACTTCTCCTCGATCTTAGCTTGGAGGTCTTCGAGGATGTTTTCATACTCTCTAACGTAATCAGGTTGAGCCTGTAGGGAACCCACTTCCTGAGCAAGAGCTTCCAGCTCCTTGTCTTTCTTAGCTCTGGAGACACGTTTGGTGATGTCTTGGATCGCTACTCTTCGGAGTCTCTCTTCTTCTTCTTTTCGGAGTCTCTCTTCTTCTTTTCGGGCTTTCTCTTCTTCTCTGCGGAGTCTCTCCTCTACTGTCTCACCCTTGTGAGGGAACTTGTCAGATATGGACAGAGGTATCCCTTCTGCATTCTTGAGATCCGCATTTCTGAGATCCGCATCTATAAGTTTCGCATTTCTGAGATCCGCACCAGTGAGATCCGCATCTATAAGTTCCGCACCAGTGAGATCCGCATCTATAAGTTCCGCACCTATAAGTTCCGCACCTATAAGATTCGCACCAGTGAGATCCGCACCTATAAGATTCGCACCCTGTAGCTTTGCGTCTTTGAGATTTGCACGTTCAAGATTCGCATCTTTGAGATCCGCATCTTGTAATCTCGCCTCTTCGAGATCTGCATTCCTGAGCTTCCCATTGAAAAGCTTCGCACCAATTAGCTTCGCACCAATAAGTTTCGCGTCACTGAGATCCGCTTTTGTGAGATTTGCACCCGTGAGATCCGCATCTGTAAGATTAGCCCCTGTCAGATTAGTGTTGGTGAGCTTCGTATTTTTGAACTTAGCTCTTTCTATCCACGCACCTCTGAGATCCGCACCCGTGAGATCCGCACCCGTGAGATTAGCTTCCAAAAGCCACGCACTTCTGAGATCCGCATCCTTGAGATTAGCTCTTTCTATCCACGCACGTATAAGCTGAGCAGACCTTAGGTCTGACTCTTCCATGTTCGCACCTTTGAGATTCGCATCAGTGAAATCCGCTTTTATACAATTCGATTTAAAGAGACTTGCACCCGTCAGATCCGCACCTTCAAAGTTTGCACCTTCAAAGTTTGCCAAATTCATCTGCGAATTTGATAGATCCGCCTCCGAGAGGTCCGCATCTCGCATATCATCTCTGAGAGAATAACGTACTGCTTCTACATCTTTTGGATTAGCCATGATTATAGCTCCTTATGTTTGCCTTGGTTCTGTATATTGATGTTATAGAAAACCTATGAGAAAAAGGCTAAAAGACTGTGCATGACATCATCCTATCTCCTCCCTTCAGTAACCTCAAACTCCTAAGCCTCTACCCAAACACAACAAGAATACTAGGTACATACACCCTCAAGAAGAGAAGAGGCCTCTGGAGAGTTCTCACCACCCTTAAAAAGACTGAGAGAGGGTGGGTCAATAATGTCGGCTTGAGAAACGGAGGTATAGACTCCATACCTAACAAGCCCCACATCATATCTATCGCAGAACTAGAGGATGGAGATTGGGAAACTATGCTCCTCGCACTCTCGGAGAAGTACAAGATACAAGGTGTGGAGCTTAATATTTCTTGCCCAAACGCCAACGTGAAGCACATCGACCATGAAGTCCTCACTCTAGCAAACACTCTCTTCAAACAAGTGATTGTTAAAGTCCCACACAGTACGTATCTCCCTCGGGTTTTTAGCCTAGTAGAGCAAGGTGCAACCACGATTCACATCTCGAATACAAAGCGAACACCCGAAGGGGCACTGTCTGGGTTAGACTTACAGAAAAACAACCTAGACGCTATTTCAGAGTTGAAGAAGTGGTATCCGTCTGTCAAAGTCATCGGTGGCGGAGGTATTTACTCTTTAGGGGATCTTGAGAGGTATAGGTCTGCTGGGGCAGATCACTTCTCTTTGAGTACAATCCTCTTAAATCCCATAAAGACAAATCGTATAGTGAGAGGTTACAATGCGTTACAAAGTTTTTAGTCTTCTAATGGTCGGTCTTTTTGCCCTCTTCTCGGTGGGTTCTAGGACAAACGTAAAGACGAAGTATGTTTACCCCCCACCTGAATCCAAAGGTTGTGTCTATCCAATCAAAGAAGTCAAAGAAGTAAAGACCGAGATGATGCACATCTTACCTTACACGCTCATCCATAAGTGTTATTACGAAGGGGGTGGGAGACTAACTAAAGTCAGTACATATAACCTTGAGGTCGGGTATCAACTAAAAAAGCCTACCCATGAAGTCCTGTTTCATTGGGCAGGCGATATTTTACAGAGCTTCTCTAGACGAGAGGCAGTTCACGGAAACGGTGAGGTTGATGTGAGCGTAGTTTATCTCAAGAGGTGATTTATATGAAATTTAAAGTATCTGTAGGACTTGATTTCACATGTGGCGACCCGATAGAAAAGTACCTGTCTATCGTGGATAAAGTCCCCGCCGAGTATTTTAAACTCAACCCTGCTTTCATCAAACCGAGCGTCTTACTAGAGCTTTCTAGAGAGTTAAATAGGAGAGGTCTAAAATGGATCTATGACGGAAAGCTAGGGGATGTCCCACACACAAATGTACAGTATGCGAGATACGTCTTTGAAGATCTCGGTGCCTCTGCGGTCACTCTAAACCCGTATGTGGGACTAGAAGCACTCTCACCTTTCTTTGAGTATTTGGGTAAGACCTCTTTCATACTATGTAAGACCACGAATGGGGGGGGTAAGAGAGCTCAGGATGTCATGTGCGAAGAAATCTTAGACTACGCGGAGAGCAAGCAGAATGTCGGAGTAGTGTATTCTTCTAAAGACAGGGTAGGCCTTGAGCTTGTCGCACAGAGGGGTTTTCCTATCCTCTCTCCTGGTATAGGCCGTCAAGGAGGTGAGATCACAGTCGATAGAGAGAACGTCACTTACTCTGTGAGTCGGTCTTTGATTTACTCTGAAGACCCTTGTTCGACCTATTTCCAGATATTGGGTGTGGGTGGCTATTTCCTTGCAGAGTTTAAGAAAAGAGGCTTAGTGAAAAGTGGGTCTTTTGTTCTATCTAGTGGCGAGGAGAGCTCTTATTACGTAGACATCAAGGGGCTGTCCTCAGATATAAATCTTTTCCGTAAAGTCTGCTCACACTTAGGGGCAAAAATAAATACCTCCGCCCTACTTGGTGTAGAAAGCGGAGGTATTTCACTTGCCTCCGCAATAGCACTTATGGGGGGCAAGCCTTTTGGCTATGTGAGAAAGACCACAAGGGATTATGGCCTCAAGTCGGTTGTTGAAGGTGTTCCCTCTACCCTCGGCGAGTTCACACTTGTAGAGGATGTTTTGACAACAGGGCAGAGTGCATATCGTGCTGTTGTCGCGGCTTCTGGTGCGGGTTATAAAATCGCTCAGGTTGCTGTTGTTGTTGAGAGGGGCAAACTCGGCAGGGAACTTCTCGAAGGGTTGGGTGTCGAGGTCGTATCCTTAGTGGTGTGTGACGACGCCACTCTAACCTAGAGAATCGAGGCTTTAGAGATCTTGTGTACTTTGCCTAAGATTGTAGCTGAAAGTAGTAGGTGAAAGAGGGCGGTCGCGGTATATAGGAGAGACCACAACATCTGGTATAGTGATGTTGTCCACATATTATAAACACCTCCCTGTTCTCCTATGGTTGACAGTTAGGTTCTTAAAGAAGGTTTGAGGTTAAAATGGCCGATATATTGGTTTTGATTCGGGGTCTTTCGGGTTCAGGGAAGACATCACTTATGGAGCTTATTGTAGGTAGCTCTGACTACTGCCCAGAAGACCGAGCATCTGTGTCGGTAGACGACTTTTTCGTGGATAGTGAGGGAGGGTATCAATTCGACCCCTCACGGCTCAAGGAGGCTCATGAGTGGTGTCTTGATACTGCAACTGACCTTGTGAGGGACGAGGATCTTGAGGTTGTCGTTGTACACAACGTGTTTTCAAGGAAATGGGAGGTAGACCCTTACATGGAGATGGGTCGAAAGCATGGTTGTACTATTCATGTAGTCAACTTGTATGACAGAGGTTTGAATGATGCTCAGCTCTCAAAACACAGTATGCATGATGTCCACCCTGGCATAGTCCAGACACAAAGAAAGAGGTGGGATAAAGATGTTTACAGGGACAAGTCAAGATTTTATGACAGTCCCCGAACCTCTCTCCCACCTCGAAAGTTTAGATATTGATTAGAGTTGGTCACGTCATATTGGTTCTCCATAAGGGAGAAGTAACAGATCATCTTGTAATCAATGTCGTTGGAGATGAGTACGGTGCTCTTGACTTTTTCAATGGGTCGTTCGCCTTCTTTAATCAGAGGAAGGTAGTCGGCCATTTTGAGCTGGGGGTAACATCTCCTGAAACAACTGATGAGCAAGACGATATTACGCTTGCTCATCAGAGGGTAGAACCTATCTCAGCCCCTCAAGAGAGTTTCAAGAGGGGCTTTCTAGTTTCTTTTTCAATGTTAGAGCAGGGTGCTGCTCTTGAGGTTAAAGGCTACTTCATGGATTACATTGATTACCCTGAAGGTTATTGCCTAATCAGCGAGCTGGGTTGTACCGCTTGCCGATTGTGGAGAGTGCCTTCTTCAAAGGTCACTCTCTTGAAGGTTCTCAGTCTTCGTTATTGAACCAAGGATCTGACTTCTCGATTTCTCGACGGTTTTGCTCCGTTTGTGTTGGTCCGAGGGCGATGTATGCCCACGCTGCGGCAAAGCTCGCAATAGTAAAAGCGACTAGCATTGGTTTTCTTCCTTATATTTTTTTATCGCTCTAAAGCAATTTGACTTGTTGGCATATCCGACCATTCGAGCGATCTTTGCAAAACTGTAGTTGTGCTTGACTCTAAGTTCATAGGCGATACGGGGTCTCTCGGTCTCGGTTGGCATCTCCACTCTGTTTTCTACACAGAACTTTTTGATCCTTACCAAAACCGCCCTCTCACCTATGTTGTAAAGTCTCGCAATGTCTCTTGTTGACATTCCGTTGTAGTACAGGTCATAAGTTTTTGAATGGTCTACTTGCTTTCTTGGGTAGGGTAAATTATTTCGAAGTGCGTGTCTTCGGACTAGCTTTCTGGAGTAGGGGGCATCAAAGCCAAGATAATTCCCTATATCCTTGTGTGGGAATCCTTGCATATACATTTCATAGGCTTCGTGCGACTTCATTTCCTATTATCAATGATCTCTACGGTAGAGAGTTTTTTGTCGAGATTCTTCTGCATTTTCTTTATGATATCACACTCTTCAGAGGAGAGCTGTCCTTTAGAAACGTAAGGGTCAGAATAGGATATAACACAAGCTCCTTGAATTAAAGCCGCCTCTACGCCCCTAGTCAGAACTTCGATCCAAATCAAAGCAGATGTGAAAGGGTCGCAGTTCTCTTCTATAGAGAAGTGTATGTGAGGGAGTCCCTCATCTATCTTTAACTTGAGAGCTCTGCTGACTTTGTCCTCAATATAGATGTGTTTCTTATTCAATTGAATAAGCTATCCCACCAGCAGGCACAGTCCCACTTCTTCTTTGTAATGTGATGATGTCCGATAACACCCGTGAAGTTGTTGGTCAAGTAACTCTTATCAACAACCCCATGATAGAAATCCCCAGACGTATCTTGCCCTCTCTCCCCTCTGGGGAATTCATAAGGGATGTCGAGAACCTCACAGAGAGATTTTACAGCCTCCCTTGTGGCCTTAGCGACGCGGGGGTCAAGAGAGAGAACCTTGGGGTCTCCTCGCCCTGTGGTGTTAGCCATCTCAGAGATGCTGTACCCTCTTTTAGTGTAGTGGTCTTTCCACTTCAAGCTAGGTTGTTGACAAATGTCAATGCCCACAGAGTAAGAGTTCGCCCACCCTGCATGCCAAGACTTATGACTCAAGTCTAGGTATTGGTAGATGGTAGGGTTACCCTCAGGGTTCAAGCCAATCCCTGCGTGACTCGACACTTTACGGTCAGGGCTGGAGAAAACCCTGTGACAATGGTGTGGGTCAAGACCACCCCAATGCACCACAATTAAGTGAGGTTTTCTCCCGCCCCTGCTAGAGAAATGTCCGAACCTGTGGAGGTCAAGACCACCCGCTTGGTCAAAGTTTACAGTCTCAACACCCTCTTCAAGAGTGATGTTGACCCGCCTATCATTCGAAGTCCAAAAAGGTAGGCTCTCGTCAACAAAGTCGAACTCTTTTAACAAAGCCGACCATGTTCCTCTCCCAAGTTTACCGTCAACATGAGGGCCTGCCCCGAAGCATGATTCTTGAAATGCCTCAACCGCTAGGGCGAATTCACGGGAATCAACTTTTTCCGAGAGTCCTAAGTAAGACTCGATGGCGAGAGGTGGGATACACCCTCCCCACCCAATAGAGACACTTGCTTTTAAGTTGTAAGACCGAGCTGACGATCTTGTTTGTATAATGACTGAAGACATAGCCTATATCCTTTCAGAGAGTTAAGATGTCGTTACCTTTATTTATACCCTCGGTCGAAGAAGTTCTGTCCCTTTTGATGAAAAGCCATGCCTCCTATGGGGGTACTGTGCTCATTTCAAGATCAGGTACGGTTTGGAATAACCCCTCTACAAAATCAATCCTTAATGCTTGGCACCCAAAAGACAGTGCTGGGAGACTACTGCAGACTTCTTTCTTAGATATTTGCGGAAATGGTGACGGTTGCAAGCTGGGGGTGTTCATAGCTTGCAGTTTGATTCGAGACTTTGTCAGGTTAGGGGAATCTGCTCACCCTGACCATACTGAGAAGGTGAAGAGGGCTTTGCCTTCAGTGCTTGACCGCATCCCCTCAGTACACGCCTCTGAAAATATTCTTCTAGATATCGGTGTGGGGGGAGGCTTGGATCTAGGTTCTGTGAGATCAGTCGCTGAAGCTCTAACTCTCTCTGGGGCTTCCTCTTCTCATATTTCATTAGAAAGAGGGAAGGGGGTAGGGATCGAAGTAGAAGAGTCGGACTCATGGGTTTCAAACACTAGAGTCCATCACGAATCCGAGGTCTATTTAAGTGGGGCTATGTTTGCCCTATTTTCCCGCCCCGTGTTTAAAGTTGAGCAAATTCTCAAGGCGTTAGAGAATATGGGCTCTTTCGAAGGAAGACCTTTAGTGGTAGTTGCACCCATTATTGGGTCAAAAGCTTTGTCTACGATCAATCTGAACCGTTCTAAGGGTGTCTTAGATGTCTACGCCTGTGAAGTTCCGCGTGTGACATGGGGTCGAGGCTGGTTAGACGATCTCGCATCCTTCACAGGAGCTACCGTATTTGATGAGGGTGTCTATCCTGAATACCTTACAGAGTTCTTCGGTTCAGCCCTTGATGTTGTTTTGAACAGGCGTGAGATGGTGATCACCCCCTATGACGACCATACAGAGAGTGCGTCTTTGAGGGCAGACGCTTTGTTGAGGGAAGCTCAGACAATACCTTTTGCACACACACAGGACTTGTGGAAGAAGAGAGCAAATGCGTTGACGGGTACCCTAGTTAAGATAAAAGTTGGCGGTGTAACTGAAGCGGAAGCACGCTGGAAAAGAGCATTAGTCGAGAAGTCTCTGACCTCTATGGGTGATGCCTCCATAAATGGTTGTGTCAAAGGAGTTATACCTATGCTACACCAGCTACCTGTTGAGAACCCACTTCTCAAAAAAGCCCTTTCTTTCCCTTACGCAGTGGTTTGTGAAAACTATAATACCTCAATAGCAGATAAGAGTATGCTGACAAAACCTCACGCATACGACCACTTCCCTACGGGGAGGTTGAAAGAACTATTAACAAAAGCAGTTTCTGTGGCAACTACCGTAGGCTCTGTTTGTCACATCACAAGGCGGTGACTATGAACGTACCTTTGAGATACTCAATTCCCTTAGACGATATCAACGGCATCAATGTAAGTATCGAGGCGTACAGCAAGGCTATATCTTTTTATGAAGAATGGGTGATAGAGAATGGGGAGTGGGAGTATGTAGAGGAGAGAATCCTGTACCTGACAAACATCCTCTGTGAGTATATGATTGCAGCATCTTTCGCCCAAGAGGGTGCTGTGGCTTGTGGGGTGGGTTCAGGTCTCTATGAATCCGTAAAGAAAGACTTCCAGAAGAAACATCCTAACAGGGAGTTCCCGACACAGAGAGAGTTGCAATGAGGGTTGTCTGTATCTCTGACACGCACAATCAACATAACAAGATAGACCTCCCCGAAGGTGATGTTTTAGTTCACTCTGGAGACTTCTCTGGAACAGGCACTCTCAAACAAGTCACCGATTTCATGGGGTGGTTTTCTTCACGTCCGCACCCACATAAGATCTTAGTTGCAGGTAACCATGACATTACTCTAGATCTACCTTTTTATGAAAACAATTGGCATAGATTCCACAAAACCCGCTTATTTGCGAGTGGTATCAAGAACTTTGTTTTAAGGTCTGGTGTTCATTATTTAGAGAACAGCGGAGTCGAGATTCAAGGTGTCAAGTTTTATGGTAGTCCCTGCCAACCAACCTTCTGCAATTGGGCTTTCAATGTAGATAGGGGTCTTCCTATCCGCTCCGTTTGGTCTAAGATACCCGAAGATACAGATGTTCTGATTACGCACGGGCCTCCACGGGGCGTGGGTGACGTGTTACACACAGGAGAACCCGTGGGCTGTGACGACCTATGGGAGGCTGTAAAACGAGTAAGGCCTCAACATCATGTTTTTGGTCATATACACGAAGGTTACGGCTTATATATGATGGAGGGGATAAGCTTTGTTAACCCCTCCATCTGTGACCACAAGTATGGGATTGCAAATAAACCACTAGTCTTTGAGGTGTCGAGATGAACCGAAAGCATTTAAAGTCACGCATACTACAATGCGACTTGATATCGTCGAACTCCCCATGTCCTCGGAGGAAGGTAGGTGCTCTCATAGTAGACCCTGAGAGCAACGTAGTGGTCAGTGAGGGTTACAATGGGACTCCAAGAGGGTCGCGGGAGAGTCTCTGCGGGGGTGATGTGTGTTTACGAGAGTGTAACTCCGTACTGAGTGGTACGTCTAATGACATAGGTTGCCACCACGCGGAGATGAATGCAATCTTAAACGCCGCTCGGGTAGGTCAATCAACTATGGGGAAGTGGCTTATAGCCAACTGCGACCCTTGCCTCATGTGTGCAAAGGCAATACACCACTCTGGTATAAAGGCCGTTTACTGTCCTTCGGAAGTAAACGGGACTTTTGCACAAGGCCTAAGTTACCTAGAGAGGAACGGCGTTTCCACCTTTAAGATAAAGGAGGTAGGAGAATGAGTGAATATGAGAAAGTAGAACACCCAGACCACTACCAAAGTGAGAAGATCGAAGCCATAGACGTTATCGAGGCTTTCGAGCTCAACTTTTCTCTCGGGTCTGCGGTCAAATATATATTAAGAGCAGGTAAGAAGCCTACAGAGACCGCTGAAGAAGACCTAAGCAAAGCGGTTTGGTACATACAGCGAGAGATCCAGAGGAGGGGAGGATGATCATCACAATACTTAGGAAACCCGTAGAGGGAACAGTAGCAGAAAACACTCTTAAGCATGGGTGTGGGGCTATAAATATAGATGCCACACGCATCGGTGGGGGGGTTCCCCGTCAAGCGACTGCTGGAAATCGGACTGTAGGATGGGGGGTTCAAAAGGGAGGGTGTTCCTATGAGAAAGGGACTGGAGTAACCTTTACAAATCAAGGTAGATGGCCTGCTAACTTCATTCTTACCCACAACCACAAAGAGGACTGTGAATTAAAAGGCACGAAGAAGATTAAAGAGGGTGAGGGTAAATCTGATAAAGGAGGCACTGAGCGAGAAGTAGGTCTTTACAAGGACGGGCTTAAGAAAAGAGCGAAAGACCACCATCAAGGAGAAGAAACTATACCTGATTGGGCTTGTGTAGAGGGTTGTCCTGTTAAGAATCTTGATAAACAAACAGGTGTCTTAGTTAGTGGTAAAGATGTAAACCCAACTAATTCAAACGTGAGTGGTTTCTTTGGTAAGACAGATAATTATTACTCCTCATCTGCGAACTGTGGAGATAGGGGGGGTGCTTCTAGGTTCTTCAAACAGTTTAAGAAAGAGAATGATCAATGATTGAGATTAAAATAGGTGATTGCACACAACGATTAAAAGACCTAGAGGGCAACTCTGTAGACGCAATCATCTGCGACCCCCCTTATGGGCTAAAGTTTATGTCTAAAGGTTGGGACGACATAGGTAAAGGTTCTCAACAAAGGGAATGGCATAGAAAGTGGCTTACAGAGGCTCATCGAATCTTAAAACCTAATGGGTTGATTAAGGCATTTAGTGGAACTAGGACTTTTCATCACCTAATAGCGATGATGGAAGAAATAGGCTTCTCAGATTTACGGGTAGAGGCTTGGACTTATTCGTCAGGATTCCCGAAATCTCTTAACTTAAGTAAAGCACTAGAAAAAAATGGAACTCTGAAAATAGTAGGTCAAGGACGAGCTGGTAAAAATGCTCTAGGTCAAGACAGTGGGTATAATAAAACATATAACCCACACACTTATGACATAGTAGAAGCAAATTCTGAAGGGGCTAAAACTTGGGAGGGTTGGGGGACAGCTCTTAAGCCCGCTTGGGAGCCTATCTGTATTGGGGTTAAGCAAGGAAGTAACTGATGAAAGACATGATAGAATATTTCAAGACAATGATCACCCCCCCTGTAAAGGATGCTTGTGTCATTGTGAGTAAACCTAGCGAGATCAACTTTGAAAGCTACCTAGAAGAGGTTTTTGAAGAGGGGGCTATTGCCTCCTCTCTCCAACCAAAAGCTCACGGTGTCATCCTGCTAGGAGAGCCTACAAAAGAGGAGTCTCAGAAGATTCAAGACATACTCAAACCCGGAGGTCACGTAGTCCTAATCCCCGACTCAGATATTGGGTACAAGGGGGTAATCGCCCTTGAGGACACAGGCTTTGAGGTACGAGATGCGATCTTTGTGGCAGAAGAGGCAGATAGCTTCTATTACACGTCAAAGGCGAGTAGGTCAGAGAGAGAAGCGGGCTTGGTTGCGGAAGAAGGGAAGAGGGGTAACGTTCACCCTACGGTCAAGCCTATTGAGATTATGGAGTGGTGTGCTAGAGGCATAGAGGCAAGCTCTACTATAGTAGACCCTTTTATGGGGTCTGGTACTACAGGGATTGCAATGTCTCGAAAAGGTCACAACTTCATTGGTATAGAGTTGAACCCAGAGTATGCACAGATCTCAGAGCAGAGGATTCGTCATTGGAAGCCTATTGACACTGAGATCAAGTCAGAGGCGAAGCCTGTTGACACTGAGTTCAAGGGTCAGGTTTCTCTTTTTTAGAACTCGTCGTCCATGTCATAACCCATGAGGTCTTCCTCATAACCCATGTGGTCGTCCATCATAGCCATGAGTTCCTGATCTTCACTCATGTGGTCATACATACCCATGTGTTCTTCCTCATTGCTCTCTACCTCTTCACCGTAGAGACCCTCGACAAAACGAGATGCGACGCGACGACCCGCTGTTGGGTTATGGTATGCCCTCCGAGTTACGAACTTCCTTAACTTTCTTCCGAAGCTCATGTCCAGCTTTGTTCTCTTGTCAGTCTTGATGTTCTTAAGCGTGACGTTTGAGAGATCTACGCCAGAGAGATCTGCCCCTCTAAGATCTGCACCTGTAAGATCCGCACCGTCGATAGAAAGAACGCCTGTGAGATCCGCACCGTCAAGATTCGCACCCCTTAACTTCGCATCTGTCAGATCCGCACCTTCGAAATTGCTTCCGTCAGAGAGATCTGCTTCTATAAGGATTGTGTTTCTCATCTTAGCGTTTGTGAAATCTCCGCCCTTAAGTTTACAAGATTTCATGTTAGCACGATTAAAGTTAGTTCCTACAAAAGATCCGTTTTCTGCAGAAGACCCTTCAAGATTTGCACCCTCGAAAATGAGAGATTCTAAGTTCGCCAGATTTCCAAACGAGCCTGAATAGGTGATCCTGCTAAGATCTGTCCTCATTGAGAAGGTACACCCTTCGAGAGCCCCTTCGTCTTCAAATTCGATGCCCACAAGGTCGGTTTTTTTAAATGAAGTGCCATTGACGCTGTGGATCTTCTTAACTCCAATGAAACTGCATTCTTCAACCTCACCATTCATGATGACAACGTTTGTCAGATCCGCGTGGTTAAAGATGACTCTCTCAAGACCATCAGCGGTTGCCATGTTCGCGTTCGCCATAGTTGCTCTGGTAAAGTTAGCTCCCCTCAAAACAGTATTGTTTATGTTTGTGAAGTTAAGGTTAGCCCCTACGAACTGTGCCATCGTAAGATCGGCATTTTCGAAATTAGCCATGCCTATCCTGAGGCCACTAAAATTAGACCTCTCCAATTCACAGTCAGAAAAATTCGTATGGGACACAGTCACAAGCCCCTTAATCTTGGTGAAGTCCCTCTGGTTGAGGTTCATATCAGAGAGATCCGCACTAGGGATGTATTTACCTAGCTTTTCAATGATATCGGGATCTTCCTTTTTTTTGTAATTGATGTAATTTTTGAGTGCCTTATCATCCTTTTTACTTTTTTTCAATGCTTCAAGGAGTACTTGCTCTTGCTCTTCATCCTCTAACCCAGCCTGGCGTGCGGCGGCTCTCCTCACCCTGTTAAGGTAAGCTCTTCTCTTCATTGCGAGTTGTTTCTGAACTCTTCGTGATGCTCGTCTCATGTTGTTTCTCCTTTGAATGACATAGCCACTATTGTAAGCCATAAACAAGATATAAAAGACATAGTGTTTTTTTGAACTTCCCTATCTAGGTTGAACCTATGACTCTATCCTACAACGTCACCCTCCCTACTTTATTATTTAAAGAGTTCTTTAGTCTCAGCGGACTTTTCAGTTGAGATATCCTTACTGCCTCTTCCCTGACATGGGCAGGGGGAAAAAGAATAAGCCCCTCCAATCTCCTTCTATAAGAGTAAAGGGGTACGAGGGTGAGTAGAGTAGGTGTTGAGACAACTAAAAAAATAGGATGGCTGTCTATGCTCATGCTGTAGGAGAGCCTGTAACCTAGTTTAGGGCTACTCGGAAGACCCTAATCCAGCCACAAAAACCAGAATGTTCTTCTAACACCAGAAGAACATTACTAGGATAACGCCAGACCTCCTTGATGTTGGGGGGTAATTTAGAAGAAAAGGAATATGAAGATGAAGACCTTGTTTATTAAGAAGAGCGGCGAAGAGTTCTATAGGGAGCTTGATAGAGAAGAGAGGAGAAGATCAGTAATCACGATCCGTGAGAGACTCAGTCTCTCAAAGGTTACAAGTGACCCTCTGGAACTCCTTAAAGAGAAGAGGTACAAGAGGGTAGTTCTAGCAGGGGATCTCTCTTTTAAAGAGATTGGGTAAATGTCATGTATTACATTGTAGACAGAGCTACAGGCCAGAATTTGCACTATGTTAACAGGGGTATAGTCAAGAAGGCATACTCTTTTAGAGTCCTCGCGGCGAAGGATTTAGAGGAGTCTATTTTAGAGAATGCCCAAAGAAAAGATGTTGTAGAAATCTCTAGGTCTGCAAGGCTTTACTTGGAGAACCAAAAGAGGCTTCAAAAAAATAGTTGAAAAAAATATCGGTAGCTCTGCTCCTATTGTATAATAGTTACTGTTGGGTGACGATACCTGAACAATCTTTGAAAAAACAAAAAACAAAGGGCCTATAGCTCAGTGGTTAGAGCTCCCGACTCATAATCGGTAGGTCTCAGGTTCAAATCCTGATGGGCCCATTAGCACGCACCTCCTCACGGAGGGTCAAAAAAGAGATGACACTGCACGGAAGCATTCTTGTAGGGGGTTCGAATCCTCCGCCTCAGGGTGGCCAGAAGACTTCGGTTAGGTTTGGTCGCAGGTTTACTGAAGACTTTAAGCTCTCTCAGAGATAGTTGTATCTTAGGGTTCGATCCCCTTTCCATCATCGGTGGGTTTTGGTACGGTACAGTGAAGTGTGCTTTTAAGCACTCGTAGCTCAGCGGAAGAGCAGTGGCCTTCTAAGCCATTGGTCGCAGGTTCGAATCCTGCCGAGTGTACTAGGTCGCATTGGGGAAACCTACCCCTACTCTATGAGTGGGGCAATAAACGCATTCATAGCTCAGTCGGAAGAGCACCACTTTCCTAAAGTGGGGGTCACAGGTTCGAGCCCTGTTGAGTGCATTAGGCTCACCCTTTTATCTTTTTACCTTTATATAGGGGGGGTAGATAGGTTGTTGGGCGAGGGTGGGTCTAAGGTAAAAAGGCTGGTTTTCTTATTGAGAGAGCCAGCCTTTTTTTTTATTTTTTCTCCTCCTTACTTGGTAGAGTGCTATTTGTGTAGGGCGTTCCTACACATTACACACACAGGAGAATGGTAATGGGAGACAGCGTAAGAAACGGTTATGAGATTAGGGAATCTCTCTTGGAAATGGCGATCAACATTCTACAAGAGAGGGTGAGCCAAGAGCGTGAGAATGAGTACCTTAAGCCAGAAGGTACTCGTCAACCCGTTCAAGGCTTTGACGTTAATGATGTTATCAAGGTTGCTCACACGCTTGACTCTTTTGTCAGTCGAAAAAATTAAGTGATAATAATTTGCGTGACCACTCTTCATATAGATAATAAGAGATGGGCGTATAGCTTAGTTTGACAGGTGACTGTGATACAGTTTATCTGAGAGCACTGTTAAGTCGGTACTACCGATTAGGTTAAAGTCTGACCAATACTAGTCAGGGTCAGGTCACTTTCCGCAGGAGGGTCGGGTTTAAACCCCGATACGCTTTCTAATAAGGTCCCATCGTCTAGGGGTTAGGACATCGGCCTTTCACGCCGAGAACGCGGGTTCAAATCCCGCTGGGATCACTATGTGTGCCTTCACGCAGGCTTGTTGCAACAGGTAAGTCAAGGTTTAGACCTTGACAGGGGCTGGTGGTTGATACACCTTTCCATTGAAACAAAGAATTAAGGTGTCTTAGGGTCGTTAGCTCAATTGGTAGAGCAGTAGACTTTTAATCTATTGGTTCTGGGTTCGAGTCCCAGACGACCCACTCTTAAAGAGTCTCTTCGGAGGCTCTTTTTTTTTATTTGTGGGCATCCTCACCTTGAAAGCTCTCGGGCTAAAGGAGCTTCGGGACATCTTTAAGGTCTCTACCGATGAAGCAAAACAGGCTAACACTTCGAACCTTGAGAAAAGAGGCAAGAGTGCTTCGTAGGATGACCTGAAGTGGTTGGTATTATGGTATGTCTATTTTAAACAAGAAGGAGTCAACGCCATGAGTGAGAGCATCAACTTATACGCGATCTTGTCTGATAAAGGAGAGGTTATAAAGACCTCGCAAGGGTCTTACTATTTAACGAGATCACAAGCTAGATCTGCCCGTAGAGAGGTGTCGAGCAAGGCTCGCATCGTAAAGCGTTCTTATAGTGCAGGGAGTACATGGGAGACCGCAAAATGAGGAGTACCATGTGGGGCTTTGATAAAGAGTGTTTGGCTATGGGTCGGTTTTACGACTATCTCTCTCACTCTGAGAAGATTGAGCCTGAAAAAGTGGGTCGAGTCATGGCTTGGGCGGTTAAAGTTTTTGATAAAGATCTGCTTTATACTAAAGAGATGAAGATCACAGTCAATGTGCTTCTGACCTCTGGTTCTGATGAGGATAAAGAGTTTGCTCAATATGCTAAGGATGCCATTGAGCAAGTCAATTTCGGCATCCTTAGAACGCCTAAAGACTATAGAATGAGATACCGCTAAGTTTTTTTGCTCGACCCTCAGGCTATCTCGATAAGTGCAGTGCCCATAATAACTAATCACGCAAGGAGATTGCTATGAGCAGGCGAGAGGTTGCCATTCCTATATTAATCCTCGTTATCTGTTTGGCTTTGCTGGCGTTAGATCGCTCTTCAGAGACTACAGTTTACCGATGCATGAGTGGCAACGAAGTTGTTTACTTTTCAGACCGAGAGCCACACCCCGCTCTCAATTACAAGACATGTGCCGAGATTGAGATGCCGAAGGGTGATTACTTCGACGCCAAGCACTCGTTCCACTATGGTTCAAATAACTAAGGAGTTAAAAAAAATGAAACGGTTTAATTACACTATCCACAACGTGGTCGCTCATCCTTTAATGGAGATCCTCCACTTGGTAGGCTTTACAGAACTTGGTAATCGCATCCATGATGCAACCCTGCCGAAATCACAGAAGCACCAAGAGAATCAAGACCAAGAGAATCAAGACCAAGAGAATCAAGACCAAGAGGATCAAGACCAAGATGTGGCACCTAGAGAAAATCAAGAAGATGAATGAGGAGCAAGAAGCTCCATCTCAACAAGAGTCTTCCGACAAAGTCCTGCAAGAAATTCTAGAGGCAAAAAGAAAACTTGCATACCTTACAGAGAAGCTGGAGAAGATAGTCCAGCAAGAAAAAAAGAAATGATACTAGTTAAATCCGCACGCGTTTAAAAAAGGAAGATTTATATGTACCGTCATTCAGGTTCAGGGTCTAGGTCGATTAATAGGCTATTTTCTGGTGTGGGAACTCGCGGTGCGAGCCACCTCTTACACTCTCTTGCAGGCTTCATTTATGATAGCCCGCTAGAAGTCGCAAAAAGCAGTAAGAGAAGAGGGGATGTGGAGGTGTCTGACACGCCTCTTGTTCACCACTTAGATCCTCGAAGAGAAGACGACATGATAAAAGGTTATGTGGGTGGTAGTGTGGAAGGCCTCGTTAAAGTGAGTTTTCACTCTCTTGAGGAGGATCTAGGCTTCCCTATTAAATTCACACACAACCCTGCGAGTGAGAGGCAGTTCCTCAGAGCTCTAACTTTAAACATAGAACACAACATATTAGAGGCTCAACCGAAAACTTATTTGGAATCTGATTTCAACCTTATCTCAGACCTTATCTCCGTACCGCATCCTTATGAGATTAAAGGTCGAGAGATTGATGAAGACAGTGTGTCTTTCAGGGTTGAAGGTCTATCTGTTAGGGGAGCAAGTTTTGTCTTCAAGGTTATCTTGGAAGCGGAATTCTTCATCTATGCAGAAAAGTCGAGAGCGAGATGATTACTTAGGGGGCATTTAGTACCCCCCCCTCCTTGATTGATAACTAAAGGAAATAATTAAACAATCAATCAAGGAGCATTGTTCATGGACAAAGTACTGAATATTCTAAAGGGTGTCTTCACAGCCCCTATCTTTTGGGTCCTACTCGCAGTAGCACCCTCCTACTACGGTATGGGTTTACAGGCCGTAGTAGGCGTGACCTCCCTCTGCTGGATACTAGGGCGTTCTTTCGCCTCTTGGGAGTTTTGTAGCGAAGAGATTAGAGCTCTTCGGAAACTTAAGAGACCAATCCGAAAGGCGTTAACTCGCCAGACATTGAGCCTCCTAACTTGGGTCTCCGCATTCTCGGCTATTTGTTATAGTGTGTTCTTTATTGCAGGGAGCAATACCGTGGTGGTAGATGGGGAGTTATTTTTGTTGCTCGGTTGGCTTCTAGTTATATTAATTAGTAAGAACTTCTTTGACGTAACTCAGGCTCGCTTCTCTCCAACGAAGAGGTTTTCCTCTTTCTTCTTCCTAATCTTGTTCTTGTTTATTTTTGTTTTAAACTACAAGTTAAACTACTCCTCTTTCCATCTCCACTACTAATAGAAAGCGTCCTCTTAACTCCAGCTTCGGAAGTTAAGAGGACGCTTTTGTGTTTAGGGGGGTCTAATATGCATAACGAAGATGATTATGTCTGTTTCACCTGTGGTGGCCTATTCCCTTTTGCTTTTGAGCATCAAGTATTCAGCCCAAACCCATACCTCAGTGGTATCGTGATTTGTAAATCTTGCATGAGAGGAATCGCTATGAATAAGAAGCAACGTAGAGCAAACAAAAAGAAGGCGGTGATCCGCCAGCGAAGAAAAGACCGTAATCGCAGGAAGCAGTATGACCACCTCAAGAATAAAGAGAAAGGACTCGACTTCATGGCTGAGTTCATGAAGTTGTTCCAAGGCATGGATTTGTCTTCTCTTGAGGGCGATGGCGAGGGCGAGGGCGAGATGTCGGAAGAAGACATGCAGAAGGTGATGGCTCAGTTCACGGACTTATTGGGCGGTGGTCTCGGAGACTTGCCTTTGGACTTAGGTGGGGTTGATTTTGACTTTTCAGAAGAGGACGAGTCACCTGACTCTGTGCCTGACTCTGTACCTGACTCTGTACCTGACGAGTCACCTGACTCTGCACTTGCTTCTGACTCTGCTCCTGACGAGTTGGGGGCTTAGGATAAAAAACGGTGCCCCTGATGCCTTTCGATAAAGAACTTAAATAACTATCGAAAGGGAAAAGAAATGATGACCGTTGAACTTGTTTTCTACATTATTCTGAGTATGTTGTCGTCAGACAACATCAAAAACGAGCACCTCGCAGATCCGAAGGTGCAAAGCCACCTGCGGGAAGTGGCAGAGGCAATCGTGGCTGAGCAGGGCCCCATAGACCCTCATCGGCTTATTGCTTTAGCTTACAAAGAGACCCGCTTTGGGTATAACCCCAAGTCGCTTAATAACGGCACAGCTTGTGGCGTGTACCAGCAAGTACCAGCGACCGCCATTAAAAAGGTGACTTGCGGTCAGCTTGTCAAGGATGTGAGACTCGCCACAAAGATGGCAGTTCTCTACATTCAATACATAGACCGCCGTTGGGGTCAAGACGAGGAAGAGGACGTAGACCAGAGAATGTGTCACTACTACAGTGGCAACATCTGCGGAGATGTTGCATCTGCTATCTATGTCAAGAAGTACCGCGAGGCTCGGAGAAAATCTCGTGGGGAGTACTTCTCTTTCTACTGCGAGAGCGATGACGAGATTTCAGACCGATACATTCGAGAGTTTTCAGATGAAATACTCTTAAATGCACTCTGGGCGACCGAGCGAGCTAAGAACCGAGCTAAGAACCGAGACTAAAAGACTTCCTAGATACAGGCTTATAGTCGAAACTAGGATTGATAGGGCGACCCGATTTTATTGGGTCGCCCTTTTCGTTTACCTTCATGTTGAAAGTGGCCTTTTTAGCGGTTCCTGTCTCAAAGGTGGAGATCTCTTCGATGTTATCCGCCCAAGCGAGGAGGTACTTACTGCCTTCAAAGAGTTCTCCTTTGAAGTCAGTTCTGAGTCCATATGCATATACAGGTATTTCGAGTTCGTCGCATATTTTCGTAAATTCGAGAACCTGCTTCTTGGTCAAGAACTGAGCCTCGTCCACGAAAATGATTTGGCAAGGGTCTTTAGCCCCTGAGTGTAACATTGTATCTATGAGGATCTCGGTAGGATTAGTGTTTTCTTCTAGAGACCTCGCTTTAAGCTCAAACCCAGCTCTTGACCTGACTTGAGACTTCCCATCTCTTTCTTGGGCTATGCTTGGCACGAAGATCAAGTGTTGGATGCCTCTTTCTTGGCAGGAATGTGCTCTCATAATGAGGTTTGCACTTTTCCCTGCGTTCACCGTACTATATAAAAAAGTTAACATGTTAGTAAATCTCCTCTGTTCATCTTTGTAGCAACGATTTGCTGGATTTCTTTTTTTAACTTGGACACTTTGCGTGCCTCCCAACCTAGTGTTCTTGCAATATGTGCCATCTTGAATCCGTCCATGATGGCGTCGAAGACCGTGAGCTGGTCTTTTTTAAAGGACTTTCGAATCTCAACGAACATTAGGTTGTCGGTGTAATCTTTCTCAAACGAGGTATTACAAGAGGAAGCCACGTCACTTTCAGACCCGTACTCAAATCTGCTTTTCTCTTTTCTGTGCTTGCTCACGATGTTCATGATGATACAATCCATGACGAGCACGATGTAAGTGGAGAGTGCCGATTTGCGGGGGTCGTAGGGGCATTTACCTCTATTCCTAATTAACACCCCTTTGTACACTTCTTGGAGTACTTCCTCTGGGTCGAGTCCTTCTTTAACCATCCTGTGTGCTTGCCTCTTATAGAAGATGAGCTTGATGTCCTCTTTATATTTGGAGAGGTCAATACCTAGTTCGTATTCAGTCACTTGCTTGAAAGAGAAGCAAAAAATAGGAAGCATACCCTTGTGCCAAGTTTTTTCAGAGGTAAGATGGGTATAGTTAACCATGAGTAGAATCTTTCGTCTTGAGAGACATGAAAAACAGGAGAAAGTCATTGGATCTAACACAAAAAATAAGCATTCTTCGTTGGGTCAAGAGGAAATATAAAGTAAACGTTGCTTTTGTCAAGAGTAACCTAGAAGAAGAGGATTTTGAACGCCTTTTACAGAGCTTTGCTTATCTTCGGGAAATTGGAGGTGTCTATGATGCCAACAAGTTAGTCGATGAGTTTCTCAAAGAGAGAGGTCGAGACCGCAAGCCGAGAGCGGGGTCTGGTGAGAGGGTTGCGGTACAAACTTACTTTAATACACACCAACCTCAAGATGGCGGGGTTCGAGTCTACTTAAAGCACTTACTACTTGGTGAGGGGCGAAGTGCTTCACGGGAGAACTTGAGGTTTGCGACCCGATCCTTGAAGTCTCAAGGATACGACTTGAAGTATGATATTCCCATTGACACTAAAAACTCTCGCAAAGAAGCAGTGCTTATACTCAAAGAGGACAGCGAAGTGGTTCTACCGCAAGGCCTCAAATACTATTCTGGAAAAGAAGAGATAGTCGATGTGGCTTCGTGGATAGAGGGGTCTCTCCCTCGTTTCTACCATGAGGGTGTGGCTTTAGATTTAGATCTCAGTGAGCGGTGGTTATGTCATTACCGCAAACGCTTCATCGACTTATTTGAAATGAGTGAGTTCTCTTACCTCTACAAAGGAGATCGGAGGGGCTTCTATGTAAAATCTGCCCCTGTAGAGATGCTTTGCCACTTGTCTTTTCGAGACCTCTTTGCGTCCCACACTCTAGATGAATGGATACGGTTTGGCATATCTCATGAAACCACTTCATACACAAGAGAGCAAGAAGAGTGTTTCTTTTCGATACTCAAAGAGTACGTTTTATATAATACCCACAAGGTTAATTTGAACAGTAAGCCCATTAATATCAATGCAGAAAAAGTGTACGGCTGGGTTGCCGTACTAGTCCTCCACTATGTTAGGGAGGCGATTTTGAAAGGAAAAGAATGACTATTTTAGTTCTAGCTCTCTCGCTGAGCTTCCAATGTATGCTTAATAGCTTAGAGGTCGCGTCGCGAGTTGAGATCAAGAGAGATTGGTCTCATGTTACAACTTCCTCTGCAAGCAAGAAACACTTGAGGAAGCTCTTAACTCATGCTTGGGGGGAGGAAGGCCCTGACAGTAGGGTCTTTGCCCTGTCTTGGTTAGAGTCTCGCCTGAGACCTGTTAGGACGGGGGATAGGGGGAAAGCCTGTGGTGTATTCCAGATACATGCTAGGTACAGTTACCCTTTGTTTAGGCGAAAGAGAGGGTTTAATGGCTGGGAAGAGAAGGCGGAAGAATCTAAACCTCTAATCCAGAGAGAGTGCCGCAAGCTTTTTAACCTTAAATATAGTGTGGACACAATGAGGAGGCTCTTGTCTATGATGGACAAGAGAGACCTTCATGCGTGCCACCATAACTCAGGCTTTTATGGTAAATGCAATACATGGTATAAAGAGAGAGCGTCTTTCTGGATCTCTTTCTTCTCTATCTCAAAATGGATGTGTGAAAAAGGAGAGTAGACATGGGAATGATCAAGACAGGTAATCCAACCCCCACCGCACCTACAGAGCTGATCCAAGGCTACATTGATGGTATCGCAGGTAAGGATGCGACGAGCGATAACGCAGTTTATAAGAGTGGCTATGATCTCGCCATTCTAGTCAAAGAAGGCAAAGCAGACCCTCCTATGTGGGGTTTGAATGTCTGATTGGGTTCAAGCGGGGTTAAGACCTCCTCTAGAGAAGTACTCTGGATATTTAGCCTCAAGGGGTGTAGACTCTAACTCTAAGGTTAGATTTCATTCGTGGAGTCCTGTCTCCTCTGGCTGTTCGAGGTTCAACAGTATGTATGGGGACACAGGCTACAAGATCAAAGATCACTTGGTCATACCGATCACTTCACCTAGAGGGGCTATAATCGGTCTTGAGCTGAGACAAGTCCTACCTAATGGAGAGAAGAGAGTGTCTCAGTATCGGACACTCTCCGCTCAGTGGAACCCTTACTTCTTAGGGTCTCCTGAGGCCTTCTCTTCTTTACACGAAGGTGGTGATCTCTGGATCACAGAAGGTGTCTTTGATAAGATAGCTCTAGATCGAGTCGTACCTACGGGAGATGCCGTTGTTTGCACTTTGAGAGCAGGCATGGATCAGTTGTCCATTGACATGATCCACAGGTACTACAAACGGAGTTCTACTCTCTACATCTGTTACGACAATGACGAGACAGGTGTCAAGAAGTCAAAGTGGCTCAAGTATGAGTTTGAGAAGAGAGGGATGAAATCCGCCATCTGGAAATATCGAGGGAAAGATCCTGGAGAGGTATTCAAAGAAGGCGGAGATCAACTCTTAAGGAGGCTTTTCTGAGCCTCTTTACGTCTTGAGGTCTTGCCTTTGAGGAGAAGAGCCTCTTCATCTTCTCCCAGCCTTTGAGGTCGAAGAGTACAATCACCAAGACCATCGCGACGATAAATATTTTGATCAGCATGAAGGCTAAGGCCGCGAGGCCGAATCCTGGTATGCTTTTAGCCACCGCGTACAGCAGTCCGTAAACAATAGCGGCACTGATTATATCCGCCGTATATACAATACCTGCTTGCTTGTCTAGGCTCTTCTCGAACCTAGACTCCCAAGTGTCGGAAAGGTACTCTACGCGGTCTTTAAAGGAGTTCTTCTTGTCGAGCTCGTTCTTAACCTCTTTTTCCATCAAGGTGCGAGGGGTTTTCGCTCTCTCTACCCACTTGCTGATCTCTTTAGGGTTTTTTACACCCTGATCAACAAAAGCCTCTCTGATATTGGAGAGGCTTTTTTTATTTTTTCTTCGAGTTCCGAGAACCCAACTTTCTAGCTCGTCAAACTTGTTCGCGAGCCAACTCTTGTCTGAAGCGGTTAAGGTCCTAGAAGCCTGTCTCTCTAGCTGGGCTATCCTTCTCTCTATTCTTAGAATTTGCTTTTCCATTTTCTGCGTACCTTTCTTACTGTATCTTTCAGGTTATATCTCAACTTTTGCTTTAGGTCACTTTTTTCTAGGGCTTTTTGGAGCATTCTTTCAATCTTCAGCCCATAGAACACCATATAGTCTTCTCTGTTCACGTACTTATCTAGGTTCTTGAACACTCTATCAAGGTCTTTTTTACTTGGGGTCTCAGCATTCACGACCCTCTCTATATAATTTAAACCCGTGCATATTTTTCTTATGTGTATAGGTGCTTTTGTGAAGTCGTCTACCTGAGCTCCCTTGAAAAAAGCACCCTGTGCCTTTGAGGAACTGAGATCAACGCCTCTGAGATCAGCATCTGTAAAATTGGCCTCTTTTAATGAAGCTTCAAAGAAAGAACATTTTCTAAGGTCGCAGCCTTGAAAGTCTGCTATATTCAAGGTCGCTTTTGAGAAGTTGTTTTTCCCCTGAAAATTGACTCCTTTAAATATCGCACCTTTGAGATTCGCATCCTTGAAGGTGCATTCTCTTATAGTCGAGTTCTCAAAGCTTGCCCAATTAAGAGAAGACAGAGAGAAATTCACATCATCTAGAGTTTTCGACTCTACAAACGCTTGCTGGAAGGAGACACTTGACAAATCAAGACCTTTATACACGTCTGTCTCTGAGAAGTCCCCTGTGGTCTTAACATAACTCTCAAGGACTCTCTTGTTCCCTTTTGAGATGTTTTTCTTCTGGAGACTTCGCACATACTCTTTCCTCTCTTCTCGGTACTTAGCTTTAGCGAGGTCTTTCCCTTTGGGGCAGAGGTCTCTATAGAGTTGAACCCTTCTATTGGTAGTGGGGTCAAAGAAGCCCCCTCCGTTTTCTTGGAGGTCTATCCAATCGCTGAAGTCTATCTTATAGGCGGATCTAAACATCATTCTCTCCTAGTTTTTTTATAGTCGCTCAATAAAAGCATTATAACATAACGACCTCACGGACTATATTATTAGGAGAAGAGCATATGTCTTCCAGCAAGAGTGCTTTGGAGAGAACAATCTCCACATACAATAAAGGGAGTCGGGTGATCCGCTCCTCTGACTACGAGTTGACCTTGATCTCTGACGAGAACCCTAGTCTTCGACTAGAGTCCAACTCGGGTATTCTTGAAGGGGGGTTTATCACACTTGAGTCGGGAAGTTCATCTGGAGCGGGCGGTGGTGGGATTTCCCTTCTTACGGGAACTACAGACCAAACGCTAACCTATCGCTCAGGAGATTTGAGCCTAAAAACGGGAGACTCAAGTCTGTCAGGTTATGTTTGGATTCAATCGGGCGACTTTCCGAACGCCGATTATTCTGAACCCTCGTTTGGAGAGGTGCATGTAGTAAGTAAGCGAGGACTTAGTCTAAGATCAGGGGGTGATATTGTCTTGAGTCCTATGCCTTATAACACTTATTCTTCAACATCAGGAGGTAGTGTGACAATCGCGGGTCAGGGCGACACCCTCGGTTCAAACCCAGGCCTTGTCAGGGTACAGGGCGGAGATCAGGCGGTTAATGGAAGCAACTCAAGCAGGGCAGGTGCTGTGTATATAGATGGGGGTAAGTCTAACTCAGGCGTTGAAGGCTCTGATACTTGGGGGGGAGACATCTTCTTGACCTCATACGGTTATGGGAGCATCGAGAGTGACGCTAACTCGTTGTATTTTCTGGCGAGAGGTGTTTACTCGGTAAGCACGACAACAAGAGACTCAAATGACGACTCGGCTTTCATTTACCTAAGTACGGGGGATGGTGCGGATGGTACTAGTACGTCAGGGGATATTTCGATCAAGACAGGGTCTGTCACAGGCACACCGACCTCTTCAGAGACTTCTGACAGCGGTGACGTTGTAGTTCAAACAAGTGGTTCTTACGACGGGGTTGTAGGCTCAATTACGCTGACAACAGGGTCTAGTGTGGAGGGCGTGGTAGGAGACATAGAGATCACAACAGGGGACTTAACCTCCAGCACAGGTACAGCGGGGTCTGTAAACCTACAGGGTGGCACAGGTAGTAATAATGCCCCTGCTGGCTCGGTTAATATAATTGGAGGGGGTGTCACCTCTGTGGATTGGGTTGAGGAAGCGGGTTCGGCGTTTTCGGCGGGTGACGTGACTCTTTCAGGGGGTGATGTTGACTCTGTAGATGGGCTTTTGGCTTTTCCTTCAAGGAGCTTCGGGGGGTCGATCTTTCTTAAGGGGGGTGATGGCGGTGTTGCGACAAACGGGGCTGTGTCTCGAAAGGGGAGTGTGCATGTTTCAGACGCACACACTTTTAATGTGACCACAGACGAAGGTAGTTACTTTAATGCGGGGTCTACTTTTTCGGTGGACTCTCCTCAGATCGTCCTTAAAGACATCTCTATTTCAGGTAATCAAATATCCGCTCTGAGCGGAGCTAACGTTCACTTAGATCCTGATGGGGAGGTGGAGATTAGCAGTGCCTCAGCACAAGCGGGGGCAGAGAACCTTCTCCTAGCTCTCGGTTCGGATTCTATCTTAAAGACACTAGGTATCAGTCTACTAGGCACGGGAACTGTTTCGTTCACGATCCCTTCTGACTACCACGTTCATTATATACCTCTATTCTTCTTTTCCTCAATCACTTACAATGACTCCTTAAATGACATACCGATAGGTGCTAGCACTAACGAACAAGACCTCCTTTATGCCACAGTGACTGAGACTTACACGGGGGTGTCGCCTCTTTCCTCAGGCGTTCTGAGCTACCCTAACCTCAAAGTCTTAGCGACAGTTAACTCGGACTCAAACCTTCTTGAGGTAGAGTCTTGCTCTCAATTGGTCACAACACCTCTTCAGTTTTCTCCTAATATCTACTACCTAGAACTTAGGTATGTAAAAGCGGGGGCACATTCGGCTACAGATGGCCTTTCGAACAAGAGCGTAGGCACCGATATCAATGTTAAAATACACTACCTTGTTTTTGCTTAGTCTGTTTATAGGCCCCCTATAGGAAAAAAAGGAGATTGGCCATGATTCATCATGAAGTCAGACGTGTGGGTAAACATTCTTTCTTAGACCTCTATGCCTCCAGCACTGTACTAGGTTTCATAAACAGGCTTGCTGAAAAGTGTGGTGTTTACGGTGGGGAGTTTATCATTGACCGAAAAGGCTTGACCGTAGGTAGAACCTATTTCAAGTTCAAAAGTACTAGGTACGGAGGCCTCCTTAACGTAGCCCCTATGGGGTTCTTGAAGTTGGTCGAGGGCAAGAGATTCAACACTCGCTTAGCGGGCTTCCAGAGTCAATTCCCTAGCCTCCGCTATGAAGGCATACTTTCAAAGTATACTAAGGTAGACTTTAAAGTAAGGTCTCAGGGCGACGCGGAATATCTCGACATCTATGCTCATCCTCAAGTCATTGCCTATGTTGATAACGTAGCCAAATCTGACGACGTGAGCCAAGGTGATTATTTAAAGGATTCTCAAGGTTCTATAACAGGGAGATCTTACTACACGCTATCAAGACACAAGTGTGTTAAGTGGAGCAATCCCTTTGACGACAATGATGAGAATGAGACTTGGGATCGCGGCGAATGTCTCGAATATGAGACCCGAGTGTATGCCCCTAAAAAATTCGCACGCAAGATGAAGTCTGTATTAGTCCCTGCTAACATTATGAAGCTACCTAAGATCAAGGGAGAGATTAAAGAACTCAAGAAGGTCAAAGACTCTGAAGGCAAGAGGTCTAACTCAATCCTTATATGTGTTCAGGACTTAGATGCTTTGGTCGAGAGGAATAATGACATCAACCCTCAATCTCTAAGGCCCAAAGACTACAATATTGCTTGGGTGTCTGTCGGCAGGCTTCTTGGAGCGGCTCACAGGCTGAAGGAGGACTTACTCGCAGAGGTAAAGAGACCTCTTCCTCCTTTTGCTCTTGAGGGGACAAAACTCTATGAGAGTTTTAAGGGTATTCCTTGGCTCGGCAAAAAACTTAAGATGCTCAAGGGTGTGAACCTTTTCCCCACTCTAGCTTTCGAGCTAGACAGTGTCATAAGGTCTTTGGAGAAGAAGAGGAACTTTCTTACCTCTATGTTGTATTTGACAGAGGCAGATAAAGCCCTCTTCGATGTTGTGCGAGACAAGAGACTGAGTAAGGAAGACCGAGACAGAAAGGTAGTTAAAATCCAAAACGACCTAAAGAAGAACTTGAAGCACTTTTTCCAGAGAGACCCGAAAAAAAGCTTCGGTCTTACTATGAGCAGGGTTCTCTTTCAGAAGTACGACATACTCAGAGAAAAGTATTTTACAGAGGGTCGCTAATTAGGAGAGAAATTGGAGCGTAAGCTTGAATGTTGGGTTTCTTTAGTGTTTGACCCACCACTCATCAAAAGCCCCCCACTCGATCTCTTCGTAATATTTGTTGGGGATACTGCCTACACAGTCATATGTGAACCACTCCCCGTTTTGTCTGACTCTGAATTGCCTGAGTCTTTCGTGGAGACCTCTCTCTTCTGACCCCTTATCTTTGAACACGGCGACCAACTTCAGCTTGTTCGGACTGCCTGTCTGGAGCTGTTTTAGTCTCTTTTCAGGGTTCTTCGATCTTCCGATCTTGATCATTCCCGTATTCGCAGACTGAATGAAGTAGAGGTCACTCATTGTAACTCCCCATCTAAAATCTTATCTAGGGCATCTCCTTTCGGGGCTTGTTTTGGCCTAGCGGAAGATTGAAACTGCAACGGCATATCTAAAGTTCTTCCCGCAGGCCAATTGATCTGAGCTTCAAAGTTCTCGAAAGGAGCTTGATCTCTAGACTTCAGGCATTGGTAGAGAACCTGAGACTTCTCCCTCTGGTCATCACCGAACCAAGAGCAGATAACTACGTCCGCAGACCTCTCCGCCTCATTTGCATAAGACAAGTGAGTTAGATTGTACTTCCCACCATTCTTTTCCGCCGCCTTAAATCCTTCACGACTGATTTGGAATAGGCAAAGAACGGGTATGCCTTCTCCTCGGTTGAAACCTAGAGACATCTTTTTTAAGTCTCGTATCACCTCATTCAGACGCTCTGTAGTAGAAGCAACCCACCTTCTTGAGGAGACGAGTAGGGCATGGTCTACCACAAGCATTTTGAAAGGTTCTGATTGTGCTATGGCCTCTGCTCTAGTTCTGATGTCTTCGACAGTGGTGTCCATTACATTAGGGTCAGCTACTTCAAACCGAAGTGACCCGTACTTTCCTTCTTTTACGCCATCGTGAAGGTCTTTGGTGACTTCTTTGAGGAACTCAACCTCATCTTCAGAAAGTGTCCCTTCCCTGATCTTTTTTGGGTCTATACAGGCATCTGTCTGACCTGCTTGGAGTCCTAATGCTATCCTCTTTGCTCTAAACTTAGGGTGCATAGAGTGATACACATAGATCATTCTCCGACATTGGGGGTAGTGCATCTCTAGGGAGAAGTAGAGCGTACTTGTCCCTCCATATATTGCTTGGTTGTATGCCCAATTAAGTGAGGTCGTAGACTTAAGGTGTCCTGTGTAAGCCGCGAGGATGTAGAGTTCTTTCTTTTTGAATCCTCCGAGAGCGTTGTCGATCACCGAGTGTCCTGTGATAGGTCTAACATCTAGCTCTCGGTGTTTAGCTTTCTCGAATTCCTCCCAGAAGTCCTCTTCGTCCACCATCGCGTCCCCTCCGATTCTTGAACCGAAGGTCGGGGTATTGATCTTTGAGATCTGAGTAAGGAGGTGATTGCTCGCATCTCTGGCACCCTTAAGGAGCTTCTTTATTCTCCCGTCTTTGACTTCAAGGCCAGACCTTGCGATGGTCTTAGCATCCGAGAGAGCTGAAGCAAGAGACATAACCCGTGCCTCTTCTACGGTCTTCTCGATGAGTGAGATGAAGTCGCCTCTGTAAGACACACTCTTAGTGCTGATTTGTTGAATGCGATCAGCCTCATCAAAGTTTTGACCTTGCTCGAAATGGTCGTGGATGCTCTTCAGATTTGGGAGGTGTCCGTGTCTCTGGGTGAACTCGCGGATATACTCATAGATGTTTACCTCTGAAGGTATATCAAACTTGAAGATTGACTCTCTCAGAGCGAGGTAGTTCTGATACATCAAGTTAGTGTCGTCTCCGCTTGATGTAGATGGGATAATGCTTCTCAGTAGACTCATAATTTAATCCTCTTGTGTGATCCGATATTCGAGGTCACTTTTCCTGTTTCTGTGGCATTGCTTCTCCTCATGACTTTGGTCTCAATCCTGACTCTAGACCATCCTTGAATCATTTCCTGAAGGGTAGAACTCCAGCTTAAGTGACCCTCCTCAAGGGGCTTGGTCGGCTCTTCTACGAGCCATGTTGCCCTGTTGAGGTGTTCTCTCATCTCAATCGTCTCGACAAGCACCTCTGGCATCGCGGAGTTGCGAGCCATCTTAGTGCCGAGTCTCACAATAAGTAAATGGGGAGACTCAGCAAGATCCTCTAAGCTATATACTTTAAGGTGTCTTTGGAAGTCAGGGTCTGCCACCGCAAGGCCTTGAGCATGAAGACCGCCCAACCATGCACTCATGAGCGTGTGGTCTCCTACCACTTTCATAAAGAGGCTTGGGTTTTTGGTGTTAGCGAAGGCTGTTCTCAAGTGTACCCTTAACATATCTCGGTCTGAGGAGATGAGGAGATTCTGTCTGTCCTTTCCGTCTAGGAGAGAAGACTCCTTCACAGGAACAAGCCCTAAGTTTGACCAAGCCTTCTCCGCCTGCACTTTCAATGCTTTGTTCAGAACACACTCGCATTGGATTGCTCTCGGCATACCATTAAAGCCGTCGTCTACTTGTATATATCCGAACCCATTACATTTCTCACATATCATTAATTTTTCTCCTGTCTTGTATTCCTCTATATTATAATAAAGGGACGCGAGACAGAGGGAATAAAATGACATATGCGAAACTTAGAGAGTGCGGGCTTTGCTTAGGTGTGCCTCCCTTCAACTGTAAACTATATATTTAACGAGTTAAGAAAACACTACAAAGGGATAACTAATGTATCACTCAGCAAAAGTACTAGGGCAGATCTTTGCCAATCCACCATACTATATCCTCAGATGCCTTGTCGCATCTGAGGTAGGTTCAGAAACAATCGTGGTCAAAGGTAATGTGCCTGGGCCTGTTGACCGAGGCTCCGTATTCACCTTTCAAGGTAAAAGGAAGCAGGACAAGAATGGCAAGATGATCTTTAATGTGGTTAAGAGTCCTGTGAACCCAAAATGGCTGAAAGGTACAGCTCTGACAAGTTGGTCTGAGTGGACATCTGCATCTATGACTGAATCGGTCGCTTTGCTTGGTGACCTAATGGACTCAGGTGTATCTGTCCACGTACTGAATGAACTCTGGAAAGAGATCTCCCAGAACCCGAAGTTCTTACGGGAGAATCCTTGGATCTTAGTGGAGTCAGGCGTTTCTTTTAAGGATGTGGATGCTATAGCAAGATCTATCTTAGTCTCTGACTTCGACAGGAAGAACCCGCACAGAGTGGAGGCTTGTGTTTATTGGTCGCTATCTCAAGGTTTCTTGAATGGCCACTGCTTCCTTAATGCAGACACCGTTTTCCGAGATGTCTCTCTCTTGACAGGCATTACCGATCCTTCTGAGATCAAGTCGGCAATCTCGAATATGATGTTAGCGAAGAGACCTAGACTAGTTATCGAGAAGATAAGAGGATCTAACGCGGTCTACTTGCCTCCTTATCATAGCATGGAGTCTGGGGTGGCCGAGAGGTTGAAAGAGAAGCTCTCTAGGGATTTGGCGGGGGATGTCTCAGAAGAGACCATTCGATCATACACAAGGTACGAGCTTACAGACACCCAGATAAAGGCCATTCAACAAGGCATACGAGAGCCACTCTCAATCGTTACAGGGTTGCCAGGTACAGGTAAGACTACGATCCTGTCTACATTATGTAAGATCCTTCAAGATGAAGGGGAGGACATCTTGCTGATTGCCCCAACAGGAATAGCGGCGAAGAGAGCCAACTCGCTCACAGGTGTAAAATCCTATACGATCCACAGAGCGTTCGGTGCGGGTCAGCCGAGTGCGAAAGAAAAAGAACAGAAGTCCAGCTACGAGGGAGTTCAGCAAGAGGAGGAGAAGCGAGAGAAGAAGCTGAGTGATCCACGCCTAACTACTTGGAGTTACAATGCTAACAACCCTCGAACAGAATCCGTTGTTATTGTAGACGAGAGCTCAATGGTAGACCTTCACCTGATGTGGCGAATAATGAATGGTATTTCAGAGTACTGTAGGGTCATTTTAGTGGGGGATATTGCTCAGCTCCCCCCTGTAGGGGCAGGTTTTATATTATTTGAGCTTATTAATAGTGGCGTTCCTCGCACGCACCTCACAGAGGTTTTCAGGCAAGGAGAGGGTTCGGGTGTTACAAAGGCGGCTCACGAAGTGCATCGCGGTATTGTCCCAGAGTCGAACACTGAATTTGAGGTAGTCTCTCTTGACCAAGAAGTTGATGTGCTCTCTACTCTGGTAGAGAAGTGTAAGAGTCTACAGATGGATGGGGTGGAATTCCATGTGATGAGTCCGACACATCATGGGACTCTTGGGGTGACTAACCTTAATAGGGAACTCCGCTCCGCCCTTAACCCCGACATCGGAGGGGTGTGTGTTAAGATAGGGAAGAACACTCTCAGAGAGGGAGATCGGGTAATGATCACTAAGAATGACTACGACCTTGAAGTCTTCAATGGAGATGTTGGCACGATCTCTCGCATTAGCAAGCATCATGTGGAAGTCTCTATAAAGGGCGTTCGGGACTCTCTCATCTCTATACCTAGAGACAGGATAAGTAAGCTCTTGAGGCTGGCATACGCTACCACTGTGCATAAGAGTCAAGGGCTGGAGTACGAAGTTATCTTCATGCCTTTGTCCTCCAGCCACAGCCCTAACCTTCTGAAGAGATCCCTGTTGTATACCGCGATCACAAGAGCCAAAGAGAAGGTTTACCTAATAGGTGAACCAGAGGCTCTTGAGGTCTTCGTACACAATAACAAACAGCATGAAGGATACTGTGGGTTATCTGATAGAGTCAGCCCTAAAATTTAGCAGATCCTCTATATCGAAGTCATGTTTAAGCAGATCGAACCTGTAGAACGCTCTCTTATGTCGAATCGCACTTGATCTGACTAAAAAGGGCGTGAAGTTCTTGGGGTTATTAACTACGGAATAGCCCCCCAAGCCAGCCACATAATATTCACTCTTACTGACCTTGACCACAAAGATCTGAGGTTGGTTTAGGTGACTCGGTGATGGGGGCTTCATCAGAGGGAAGTCTTTTACGTTACAAGTTTTAACTCCGACAGAGTATCCTGCTCTCAATAGATCTGGTTGGTTGTAGTCATATGACTCGCCTATTGTCAGATCCATGAACTTTAACCCCAAGTGTTTCTCTACTACTCTCTCACCGCACCATCCTGTCACCCATCTTTTTAGCAAAGATGTTGTGTCCCCAATGTTTTGAGATTCGCCTCCTTTCTTCAGTACGATGCTCTTCGCCCTTTCCTTAATGGCCTCTAGGTCATTGTTGTCTAAAAGTATTTTCGCGAATTGCTCTTCGTAAGGTTGGACGTAGTAGTTGTAAGATGCCTCACACCCCTGCCCTATGAGTTCCATTTCCATCTTGTATCCCTTTTATAGGCTCATCGTATATTGAGGAGCTTATATGATATTTAGACGAGATGGAATAATATTCCTGCACCTTGAAGACCCTGTGTGGGGCGAGGTCAAGATAGGCAAGATTCTTCCAAGCTCTACGAGTTGGGGAGTCTTCGAGTCTGTTTCTTTGAGAGAGGAA